ATGTAATATTAAGGTTGTTTTTGTGATTGATCACCAAAAAATTCAGGAGCAACACCTGGAGAAACTACTACCATTTTACTTACTAAATCACCTGGTAATTTTGAGGCAAAATAATCTCTATGCCATTCACTAACTACAAATATCTTATCGACATTTGGATATCTCAATACATCATCTAGATAAAATCTATTTACCCAATTAATAACCTTTTTAGCATTATATCTAGAAGGAAAGTTCTCAAATCCAACTAAAACATCTTCCTCTTGTGGAACATAATCTTGATATTTTAAATATTTTACTTTTCCATAGTAATCAGGAAAGTTGCAGTTAATATACACTGATACTTCATGACCTCTTTCAGATAATGCCTTGGCGGTTTGAATTATAACTGTCTCAGCACCACCAACCCCAATATTCTTTTCTGTGTGAGGATTATAGGCTAGTTTTCCATGTCCATCATAAAATGTTATTTTCATATATTTATTGGAATAGAGAATCCAATCCTTATTTTTGCCATTTCAGGCACATTAAATCGTAAAGTATCAAACCAGAAATATAAATGATAACCATTAAGTCTGTTCAGATTTTGAGAATAGCCTAAACTTAGAAAAAATAAACAATCCCATTTAGTTCTTTTAATGTTACGGAATCTAAAAAATTCTATTCTTAAACCCCATTTAAATAATCTGTAATTAAAGTGTAATTTGTTCATATTTTCTGTAATATAAAATATTCCTTTCCATTAGAACGTGTATCCTTAGGAATATTAATAATTTTATAATTAAAATTATATGCTAAACTTTTTATTTCGTCTAGTTTCCAGTAAGTCATATCTACAGCTGGTTCTGGTTCATAAGGTATTGTTTCATGTTTTTCTCTAATAGGAATTTGGAAAACAAAATAACCTTCAGGTTTTAGAACACGAGAAACAGATGCAAAATAATCAATTACCATATGTTCGGAGCAATGTTGCAATACAGCCACACTAAAAACTAAATCAAAAGAAGAACTTTCAATTATTGAAAACCCGCCATTTTCTTCTAATAGACACATATATTCTATATTAGTGATTTCTTTTAATCTTTCATGAGCTAAAGTTAACATTCCAATGGATATATCTACTGCATAAAGTTTTTTTACTTGTGGCGCTAGAAATTCTGTCATTCTTCCTGCCCCGCAACCTAACTCAAGCATTACTTTGTTATTTAATTCAATACTAAATTTAGATAAATAGTCTTGTAAATGGTTAGTCCAACTGAGTCCGCTCTTTTTGAAATCAGGATCTAATTCGTACCCTTGTGCAAGATAACCGCACCAATTACTTCCTTCAGAAACTTTATTCCATTGTTCTTGTAAATCATTAAATTGTTTTACCATATAACCTCTTTCGGTACTTCAGCAATTGTAGATTGTCCGATAAACTTTTTTAATATCTCTTCATCTGTTATTTCAGAGCGATACACTTCTCCAAACATACCACAATCATTAATCCATTTAGTTCTCAATCGTTTAATATCAAGTAAATTATAATGTACGATACCAAATATTGACCAAAACATACCTTCACCACCACCAATATAATTTTCGTTTCTATCACCAATCCATTTAGCATATTCTTTTAAAGCCAGTCTCGGGTGATATATAAATGGGTGAAAATCTGGAGTAGTTAACATATGTTTTTCGTCATAAACCAAATTCACATATTTAAAATGGATATGGTGAACATTTGGAGTGGTTTCTAACGATTTTAAGAAATATTTAATATTCAAAGATAGATTTTGTGTAACAACCTCATCTGTATCTAGAAATAGTACCCATTTGCCATTCGCCTCGCTGTTTAGGAAATTTCTAAAGTTAGCATTATTTCGATAAACCATATTTTCAACTATATACACTCTTTTCGTATATTGTCTGACTATTTCCAATGTCTTATCAGTAGAACCAGTATCTAAGTAAAGAATTTCATCAGCAAAAGGTTTTACACTTTCTAATACTTTACCTATAGTATTTTCATTATCTCTACCAAATATAACAACCGATATTAATAAGTTATCCATTTTATTTATACTTTCTTAAATAAGAAAAACTGATCGTTCATATCCTTTGGAAAATGAACTATCTCAAAACGATTCTTTTCCGCTAAATCTCTTATTTCATCCAATGTCCAGTAAACCATATCAACAGCAGGTGCATCATTACATGGAGCACATTTATGAACTTCGGATGATGGAATTTGGAAAAAGTAATACCCACCATTTTTTAATATTCTTCTACCATCTTGGAATAATCTTTCTACCATATCTTCTGGTGTATGTTGAAATACTAAAAAACTAATAATTAAATCCACACTTAAATCACTAATTACTGAATAATCACGAATAATACAAAGAGGCTCAATATTTTTCTTATCTCCTAATCTTTGGCGTAATCTTTTAAGCATTTCGGCTGAAATATCAACAGCTTGAACATGTTTAGCGTCTTGAGCAATAAATTCCGTCATTCTACCAGCACCACAGCCAAGTTCTACTACTACTTTATCTTTCCAATCAACATTATAAATATTTAGAAATTCTTTTATCCACTTAGTATTACTTTCACCTGATAATCTAAATGCTTCTTCTTCATTAAATCCTTGAGCAATATAATCTCTAAAATACTCGGTTTGTGCCGCTATATCCCAATCTTCTTTTAGTTTTCTAAAATCTTTTGTTAGGAATTGGTTAACCATGTTACACCTTTTGGTAAATCAAATACTGGTGCATTATGAGCATAAAGATCAGCTAATTCTTTATCTGGTAGGTCTTTAGCCCATTGGCGACCCTCTTTAAGGTTTCTTAACCTATCAATCATTAATAAATTGAAATGAATTAAACCAAATATATCCCAGAACATTCCTTCACCTTGACCTTTAAATTGTTCGTGTGGTGTTCCAACCCATTCAGCAGTTGTACGTTTATATAATCTCGGATGATATAAAAATGGGTGGAATTCAGAATCACTAATAAAATGTTTCTCGTCATATATTAATTCTGCCCATTTAAAATAAACAAAGTTAATTGGTCTGTATATATATTTCAAGAAATATAAGAATCCTTTAATCTTCTGTGCTAATTCATCGGTAACAACTTCATCTGTATCAACTGCTAATATCCACTCCATTTCAGATTTACCAATTAGGAAATTCCTGCAATAGGAATAATCTATAGGTGATACTTCTTGAATAAATATTTTATCAGTATATTTTCTTACTATTTCTACAGTACTATCGGTAGATCCAGTATCTAAATATACTATTTCATTGGCAAATGGTTGAACACTTTTAAGTGCTTTCTCAATGCAATCTTCATTGTTTTTACCAAATATATTTACTGATATTCCTATGTCATTAAATACTGTGTCTTTCATATTTCTTTCATTGCTAAATTAAATGCTTTATTCCAACCGTCTCTTGATAACTTTGGACTCCAAAACTTCTTAATTGTATTTTGTGCATTTTTACCAATTTCGTAACATCTGTCCTTATCTTCAAGTAGTTCTTTGGTTTTCTTGACCATTTCCTGTAGATTCCAAGCATATATTATATTATTTTCTTCTTCATTGAAATACTCTTTATAGACATTAAACCCAGTTCGAAGTGCAACTACTGGCATTCCCACACCCATTGCTTCTAAAGGACTTCTATCAAGTTTCCAAGCACAATTAAAATATACTTGGTGATCTTGTAATATTTTAACCATATCCTCCTCAGTATTAATAGATTTAGCATTTGGAAAGTCATTATCGTCTTTTGCTATTACCTGAATTGGAAGTTGATAATACGCGTCTTTCAATATATGAAATCCTTTCAATTCTGGACCCCAACCACTAATGGCTCGCGTAGCAATAGTTATACCCATTTTCTTTGTTGGGTTATATCCTTTGAATATTTCGGTATCTATTGGGTGTGGTCTAACTATCGGTGTTCCAGCACTCCACATATCCGCTTCTTCGTCACTCCAGTAACAAACAGGTGTATCTTTTATAAGATTTGCTAATTCTTTTGGTTTATCCCATTGTTGTGGTACTTGGTCAATATGTAATACGCACGGTTTTCCATGTTCCCATACTGCATTTAATCTTTCATAAGTAACCGCATACCCAACGTCAATAATATCCCAAGGAATTTCAGGCCAAGGAGTAATCTTTACATTATCAGGAAATTGTCTAGTAGGTTTAAAATTATTGTCAACAACATAAAAAGTGTGTTCGGGAAGAGTCTTATACATATAATATTCGCAAAAGTCGTGGTAGCGTTCCATAACAATATTTAGTGGTTTTTGATTTTTCATAATTCTATTTTAATAATTGTATAAGGTTTAGTAACATTATCATCTACACCCCATTGGTCAGATCCATATGCTTTTATTCCTTCTATGTCCCCAAATACTTTTGAAACAGCTTGATAAAGAGTATAAAAATCGAAATGAACCTTATGCCATTTATTATTATCAGTGTGTTTAATATCGTTTGGTGTACTAATATAAATAATTCCATGTTCGTTAATTACCTCTTTTATATTTTTCAAAAGGATTTCAGGATTGCTTACATGCTCAATTGTTTCAAAACATGTGATTACGTCAAACTTTTCATGTTTGTGATTACTAAGAGGTTTATCTTCTTCTAAGTCTCTGATCTCTAAACAACTGTCACATTTATATGGATATGTTTTTGCTTCATTTATTGCTTCTTCGCTGTAGTCATACCCAGATACGCTTTTAGCTAAATAAGACATTAGATACATACCATAACCAGTTCCACATGCTATATCTAATACATCTTTTCCAACTACACTATCCATCGCCATTATATATCTAATCAAATGCTCTCTAATAACAACAACTGGAACTAATGGATCATTCGCAAACCTAACTCTCTCTATAGCTTCATCTTTTTCTTCGTCTATCATAATGGTTTGAATGCCTCCACACCTAAACTATTTGGGTGCATTGGTGTTGGTTTTATCAACTGCACTCTAACAAAATTAACTCTAGACAACATAACGTCTATAGATTGAAAATCATATCCCCATTTGAACATATCTAATTCGGCATCAGATTGACCGTATACTTCTTTTAACAGTTCTTCTTCTCGTGTTGAAATGATATTTCTAAAAACTTTATTTAAGTCTGGAACATAAAGTTCTAATCTACCACCTGGTTTTAAACACCTAAACCATTCTTTTAAGGCAACTTCAGCTTCAGACTTAGAAAGACAAGTAATCATATATGAACTACATATATCTGTTAAGGTATTATTTGGAAATGGTAAAATTCGAGCATCATTGTTATATCTAATATGGCTTAACCTTTTTAGGTCAACTTGTGAATAATCTTCATGTAATGGTCTTTCACCACCGCCAATTTCTATTTTCTCTTCATGATTTATTCCTGTTAAATCTGGTGTCATATCTATTTTTGGTAAACTATTTATTCTACTTATATGCCACTTGGCATCAAATCTTTTTTTATTTTCTTCAGTAACCTTATTAAACTTATTCTCATCCTCTTTCTTTAATAGAATTTGTGACATACCCTCAAAGTGAATAAGTTTTGCTTCGTGATTTATTACTACTTTAAACCCTTTTTCTCTAATACTCAAGCACAAGTCGATATCTTCATAATACCCTCTAATATATTCTTCATCAAATCCAGCAAGTTCCTTTCTTATCAACATACATGCGCCAGTAACAGATTCGACTTCTTCTATACCTCTACGTGGTACTTTTTCATGGTGTTGGAAACGTCCAATATGTTCTAATTGACCACTTTTAAATGTTACTCCTGCATGTTGTATTTTCCATATTCCGTTTTCGTCTTTATTAAAATATAATCGCGCTCCTACAATACCAACTTCAGGTTTATTTTCTAATACATCTACCATTCTTTCAAGCCAACCCCATTGTGGAATTGTGTCATTATTTAAATGGCAAATATATTCTTTAGTCGCTATTTTTAATCCCTGATTATTTCCAGTAGCGAAACCCATATTTTTCTCATTATGAATCGCCTTAATATTTGGATATTTACCTTGTAATTCTTGAATAACATTCCATGTATCATCTTTTGAAGCGTTATCTATTAAGATTAATTCAAATCCTTCAGGAGTAACTTCATATAATCTATTAACACAATCTTTGGTAAACTGTGAATTGTTCCAACATACCATAATTATCGATACTTTATCGGTCTTAGTTACAATTGAGTAAAATTTCTTTCTCATAATATCTTCGTCGAATTCTTTACTTCTTTCAATAGCGGCTTTAGACTTTTGTTCTAGTATCTGTGGATTATTAATTAAATATAATGTTCTATTTTTTAGTTCTTCAGTATTATTTATCAGATAACCATTAATACTATCGTATATAATTTCGGGTTGACCACCAGTATTTAATACAACTGGAACACAACCAGAAGCCATAGATTCAACCGTAGTCATACCAAAATGTTCTTGAGCACCTATCTCATTAGGTAAACTAATACCAGTTATATGCCAATAAATACTTGATTGACCATATAACTCCTTAAGTTCTTGAAATGAAACCCCAGTATGGAAAACTATTGGATATCCCGTTGCCATTCTATATAATTCTTCGTAGTATGATTGATCTTGTATTTGACCAACAATGTGGAATGTCCAATCTTTCACACCACTATCAACCATTTCCTTAAATGCAGTAATCATTTGCCTATGACCTTTATCAGCTTCTGGTACTGGTGGTGTAATTCTACTTACATGAATAATACTTTTGGTTTTTTGTAATGGTGTAAACTGTGAAGTCATAATAGGTGGATATACCACATCAATAAGTTCCTCTGGTCGTTGCCATTTACTAATAATATTCTTTTTTGTATATTGAGAATTAGCTAAGAACCTATAATCGTATAGTGGAAAGTAAAATTGAGGAAAGAAAACTAACATATACTTTTTAAGTGCATTAGTTTCTTCTGCTCTCCAATGTGATATATTTAAGAACAAATAATCGTACTTGTTACCACAACCTTTCGCGTATGGCAAAAATGTTAATCCTTCGGTATCTAAATGAAGAAAAGTTTGCATCCATTCTTTTGATTTTGGATTTCCTGGTACATTTACCTCAACATCATAATATCTTTTTAAGTACTCAATAAATTTAAAGGAATGTACCGTACCACCACCTAGTAGATCGTAATGATCGTTGAGTACACCACACTTTATTCTTTTAAAAAAATCATTCATATTATTATGATTATAACTTATCGTTCAAAGATTTAAGAAGTGCTTTTTGGCATCTCTTTGACGGATTAACTTTATCAGTTTCTATCAAAGAAATATATGTTTGAGTATAACTAGAAAGTTCAGCCAATTTTTGTTGACTTAAATCTTTCTGTGTTCTTAACTCATATAAGTATTTTCCAAAGTTTTTATCTTCCATATTTTTATATCCAATTAACGTCTTTAGCTACATTCTTATCAGTTCTCAATTGAGCTTCTGCTTCTTTAGTTGGTGTAGACGAACCACCACTATCTCTATCATTAACTAATTTTCTAATTTGTTCACCTATAGGTTTTGGTTTAAGTAGTATTGGAGTATCTTTCATTGATTCGTTAGCTTCAGCAATAACTTTTTCAACTTGTGGTGGTACCGTACCTGGTTGTCTATTTGTCGGCACTGCGAGTCTAGCAACTGTTCCTGGAGCATTTACTCTAGATTGATAACCACAATTCGGACAATTATATGAGGAATTATCAGGATTGAAAAACATTCTTTCTTCACAATCTGGACAAAACTGTTCTGGATAAAGTACTCGTTGAACTAATTGGAATATCTGCTTCTTTAACTCAACCTCATCTTTGTAATATAAATCAACAACTCTATCAATTTTCTCTTTTAAAGTTAAAATTGGTTTTTCAGCTATTTTTGGTTCTTCTATTTCTTGAAATTTAACCGTTCCTTTTATATTAGTTGTTTTATCTTCTTTCATAAACTTTTCCTTATTTATTAATTATTATATCACCCAATTGGTAAATGTGCATCTGGATCATCAATTGCATCTACCATACGGTGAAAGAACGCGTCATAATCCTTTTCACTTTTCTCTTTGGCTCGTTCCTCACGATCCTTTTTATCACTTGGAACCTTTTTAGTAATAGAAACTACAGTACCAGTAAATTGACCTGGATCGAGTTTTATATTATCTGGAAGTATAGATTTACGGAATTCTGGTGAATTATATTTAATAGCCACCTCATCAACAATAGCAAAAAACTTGCCATTAATAAATAACTGAACAGGTGTTTTAATTGTCATATCCATATTAGTTAACTCTAAATCCACCAATTACTTTAGTTTTCTTTCCATATCCATGAGCGGCCTGACCTTGTTCATTGGCTTTACCTCTGGCTCGTTCTCTACCTTCTTTATCTCCACACTTATATCTATATTTCTTACCATGACCACCCCAGCGACAATAGCAGCCTTCTACATCTGACGAACATCGTGTTGGCATATTTATTTCTCCTTTAGAAATTTCTAAACTATTTTCTTTAAGTGGATAAATTGAATTGGTGAATACCAATCCTCTCCAAGTTTAACTATAGCACCATTTTCTACAATAGTCGTGATTTCTCCAGTTAAACCAACTTTATCTACTGGACCTTTAATAACTAACACCTTATCGCCTTTTTGTAAATCAGACTTTTTTAGTTTCATATGTTAATTCTAGTTCCATATCATCGGAAGCTTCTATACCATTTAATTTAATCCATATTTCTTTATGTGTCATGTAATACAATATCATTTCCATTGGTGTCTTAAATTCTTTTTTAGTAAATTTCTCTATTTGATTAACTACAAGTGGAATTTGTCTAGTTAATAAACTAAGTACTTCAGACATTTCTCCAAATACAACTCTTCTATCTTCTCCAGTATCTGGATCTTCATATATAAATACTGCTTTTTTAATATGTTGTTTATTTACTTTCATTTTGATAAATTTTCCAAGAAATCAAGTATTTCATTTGTTTCACTTGGTATATTATTTACAATCATTCCATAACCACTTGTTGGATAATTGTCTTTAATCCAATTACCATCACAGTTTTTGTAATATTGTTTCAAAAAATCCTTTATTTTCTTTTTATCTAAAAAATTCATAGTTACTTTTTTCCTAATGCCCACCTAGACATATATAAAGTAAAATTTGCACCTTCTGAAATATATCTACCGTCAGTTCTTGATTCATAGTGGTATACAAGAGCTTTCGGCTCATAATAAATATTCATACCTTTTTGTCTTACTTTTTGGGCTAAGTCCATATCTTCCCATCCACAAAAATAAGATTCATCGAATCCACCTATTTCCTCATATAAGGTTTTTGGAATTAAAAGACAGGCTCCTGTAACGGCAAATATAGGTTTCCTAATATTAGCAGGAGGGTAATCCATAGGTTTATTGAAATAAACATGGTCTGGCATTCCATTAGCATGTTCTATAACTCCCGCGTGTTGTATGGTTCCTTTACCTGGATGAATTAGCCTTGCGCCGACAATACCAACTGCCTTTTCTTCACTAAAGACATTCATCATAGCAGATAACCAACCTTTAGTAACAATAACGTCATTATTTAGGAATAGTAGAAAATTTCCTTTGGCAACTTTAACTCCTTGATTATTGGCAATAGCAAATCCATTATTCTTCTCGTTTCGGATATATTGACCATTCATCTTATATTTAGAAGTAGTAATAAATTCTTTAGTACCGTCAGACGAAGCATTATCTACAATAATAAGTTCAAAAGGCCAATCATCAGTATTTAACTCAACAGAGTCCATCATTTGCCTAGTGAACTCGAGTTTGTTATAAACTGGAGTTATTATTGATACTAAGTCTTTCATTCAATGATTTCTCCTTCTACTGCCTCTTGTTGCGATTTATCACCACTTGGAAGCATAAACCCACGTTTCTCCATAAATTCAAAGTAAGTTTGACCGTCTTGTGTAGCCATATAAGGTAAGAATATCTCTTCCATTTTTACCATTTCTGTATCTAACATAGCCATTTGAGCGGCAATCCAATCATGAATATTCTTCCAACCAGTTCTATATGGTTGTAATTCGTCTTTATATCGTACTCCATCATTCTTAAATACCTGTTTAATCTTCTCAATTCTTACTGGTAATTTAATTGGTAATAAACCATTTGGAGTTTGAACAGTAAACATAATACCAGTTGCTAATCCGCTTTCATAATCAAACATAATTTGTTTAGCACCATGAGATACTAGCATTTTTTGAATGTTGTCAAATATCCTATAGATTTGCATACTTGACGTATAATTTTTTAATGGCATATTATGTTGTCGTATACTCAAAAATAATAATATCACCCTTGTTATTCATAATATGAGTTCCATTATCTTCATGAGTAACTAAATACCTATCTTTTGATAACTTTGTTGTGATAACTAATCGTTTATTTTTATCCATACACAATCCTTCTGTCATATTTTTCTCCTTGCTGCTGGTTGAGCGTCGTCTTTTAATAAAATTTCAAAGCGATCTAACATTTGTTTAGCTACTTTTTCTGGTGTAAGTTTTTCAGCAAACTCTTTGGCGGCTTTTCCATATTCAGCACGTTTCTTATTATCTTTTAACAAATCAACAATAGCATTTTTAAGATCATCTGGGTGTCCAATCCAATACTTAGAACCGTCTAAGTTATATGCGTATGTGCGTGGTTCTACTAACACTCCTCTATTCAGTACAACCTCGCGGACTGCCGAGTGGTTGAAGCCGATCGAAGGTACGCTCGATATGCCCGATTCCGTAAACGGAAGTCCAAAACCTTCTCCCCATGAGGGAAGAATGTTTATATCTGCAAGGTTGTACTGAATATTTAGAGCGTCATCATCAATTGGTCCTCTATTCATAGAACGTGGAAGTAATACATAATCAGTTAATCCTAATTCAGCTACAAAACGATCTAAATCATATCCATCAATCTTATTTTCATCTGTTCTAGTATTGGATATTCCAGAAGGTAATATTAAGACAGTATTTGGTAGTTCTTTTAATATTTCTTTAAAAGCATCCAATAATATTGGTACATTCTTTCTTTGTTGACCTCTGGCATTACAAATAAGAACATTAAACTCACTCAATTTATATTGAGCTTTTAACGCCTTCTTATCTTTTATTTTATGGAATACTTTAGGATTAACTGCTGGGTAAACTACCTCACCCATTAATCCTGGATTGACCATCTTACAATTTATGGCTGCAAAATGAGAATAGAAGAAACAATAATGCATCCAGTTAAGTGATTCTCTTGAATAGAAATCTAATGGATCACTATCTAATGTTCCCCAGTGTACCCATTTAAATGTTCCTGGATGAGCTAAGGTGAATGATATTTTTGGAAGCATGAAGAAATCTTGAACTGTTAAAACAATATCTGGCTTAAAATCATCTAGAGCAAAATGGAGTACTTCTTGTGCATAATAATCTTTAACATCGTCTAATTTAGTGTGATAAACTTGAATATCATTATCTCTAGGATAACCATTATACCCAAGTGCAACTTGTCTTACTTCATGTCCTGCTTTCTTAAAATGTGGAATTAAATCTCTTATTGCTCGTGCAAAACCAGAAGTGAATTTATAATAATCTCCATAAATGAGTATTTTCATGTTTTTTCAATAACCTAACTATCAACCAAATTGGATTATATATTATTTAATATATTCCGTCAATGTTTTTATATTTGTTTCCAACCACTATTAGACTTGGTTCTAAATATCCTATTTTTATATTCTATAGAATTTACACTACCTGGTGGGTATTTTTTATTACATGTTTCAATCGTATAGATTGCCTTTTCATATGTGGATATCTTTTTCTTGATTACACCTTCAAACTTTAATCCAGGATATTCTTCTAAGGTATAAATTACTTTATCACCTTCTTTAGGTGAACCAATCATTGCTAGTAAGTTATCTAATTGTTTTATTTTTTCTTCACTCTCCATTTTGTTTTAATTCCTTTTTAATTTTCTTTTCCCATAACTTTTTGTCTTGTTTTGATAACTTTGACTCTTGAACACAAATACCTTTTGGCACCCCTTCCTCTACACACTTGGTACACCATTGATCTTTACCATAAGAGGTATAAACATTAATTCTTGTACCGTCTGCTCCACGACCAAAAAATGGTTCTAAACAATGTGGACAATAATTAGGATTTATATACATGACATTCTGATTAGCGCGCTCAAATCCTTGTACGGAAGTATTATCTTGATCTTGTAATTGAATATGTGGTGTTTGTATCATATTATCCTTTTATAACACCAAGCGGAGTTAACTCAACTGAAATTTCTATTAAATCTTTTTGATTATCCATAACTTCTTCTATCGGTTTATATGCTCCAGGTGCTTCATCAAGATCTCCAATACTTCTAATACCATGAATTACACCTTCCATTTTCTTTTGTTCTTCCTCGAGATTTAAATTATTTTTAGCTTGGTTTCTACCCATTTTTCTTCCAGCACCATGCGAACATGACATAAAAGACTCTGGATTTCCTAATCCTTTAACAATATAGGATTTGGTTCCTTGTGAACCTGGTATAATACCAATTGTATCCTTTCTAGCTAATGTTGCTCCTTTTCTATGAATCCATACATTTTCACCAAAGTGATTTTCTAAAGAGGCATAATTATGAGCAATATTTATAAAGTCATTTGCTAACGCACCTGTTTCCTTGTTAAATAATTCAAATATTCTATCCATCATTAGTTTTCTATTGGCAAAGGCAAATTCAACACAGTATTGCATTTCGTCTAAATAGTTTTGCCCTTCGTCTATATCTAATGGTAAAAATGCTAGATCCCATGATTTAGGTACTGCGGAATGCCATTTTTCATTTAGTTCAATTGCTAACTTATTATAATAATTAGCTACTTTTAATCCTATATTTCTTGAACCTGAATGTATCATTATCCAAATATGACCATCTGAACCTTTTTGTATCTCAATAAAGTGATTTCCTCCTCCAAGAGTTCCTATTTGACTTAAAGCACTTTCGTATTGTTCGTCAACTACTTTCATTGGATATTTTTTATCAGGCATTAATAATTTATCTTGTCTTTTAGATTGGTGATTAAATCCAACAGGTATAACTTTTCTTATTTCACCCATAATCTTTTTAAGAGTTTCGGTATCAATTTCTGTTAAAGAAGTTTGAACCGCACACATACCACAGTTATGAACGAAAACACCAGCATTCAATGCAAAATTGTGGTATTTATCTACGTACAGACAATATACAGGTTTAGTTTCTTGTATAGTCTCTACGAAAGCAACTTTATGATTATTATGTTCTTTCCTCTTGTGGTTATATAAGCCTATATAACTCTTTATTTTCTTACCGCAAAGTTCGCACGGATAGTACTTGTTTGCTAGTTCCTTTGACTTTATTTTACCCTTTGTAGATGTGTTATAGGCGGTAAGAAAAGGTTTTCCTCTTTTACCGTTTTCTGCTACCTTAAACAAGAACTCAGACCTTTTTTCTTTCATATATTTAACTATGTTATTTTTACCTATCTCCTGTTTCTTTGTTAGAAATTCTTTATCTTCCTTTATTTTCTTTCTAATACCAGCTATTCTCTTTTCTTCAAAGTCAGCAGATTGCCAATAGCTATTTCTTTCTGCTATAGATCTATGAAATTTAGAATGGTCTTTGTTACCCATAAACTTCAGATTACTAGGATCGTTGTTCTGTTTGTTGAAATCAGAATGATGTATAATTGTCTTTTGATTTTCGTAACTAGGTATTTCTCCTAAACTTCCTCCACGAGCTATCGCCCAATGGGTTTTTTGATAAGATTTAGTTCTAGGATTATAAACTTTGGTATACCCATCTTTATCACTAGTAAAATCTAGATACAAAGGCATCAAAGAGTCCCCTTCTTTTAAGTCTTTTGCCTCTTTATAAGTACCATTTCTTAGCATAAATTTATGGTCTGGCGTGCAAGTAATTGGTTCTGTACCCTTTATATCTAGATATATATTCATCAGTCCTGCATCTTTTCTGGTCATCATAGCTGTAGCTAATCCTGCACAGATATTACCTTCTTTATTGAGTGAATATACGTAAAAAGGGTCTTTTCTTTTCGTTAGGTTTTCTAGAGTATCAACCGTTCCATCTAGAAGTCTGACTTCCGTATTACCAACAAAACACCCTATATCAACCCCCACGGCATTTGGGATTATGACACCTTTAGTGGCCAATACTCCACCAATAGGCATACCGTAACCTTCATGTGAATCTGGCATAACGGCTATATGTTTGAAAGCGAATGGAAGATTTGCAAGGTTTTTTACTTGCAATTCAGCACCATCTTCTAAATAGTTAAGCCACAATTTTATTGGTAATTTTTCTGTACTTATTACTCTATTCATAATATTTCCTTTTAATTAAACTCCCTCTTGATAGTCAAATCCAGAGGGAGCAAAATGCCTACTTTTTACCAGTACGCCTAATTCTACACATAAGAAATTTTAATAACCAATTAGTCAATTTGACATTCTTAGGTTTAGAATTTTCCTTTTTACTCATCGTCCTCTAGACCCTCCTTTCCTAAAGTCTCGACGTCATTAATAACAAATCCTTCTTTAACTAAGTTGTTGACTTCAGAAGCAATTGCCTGTGTGTTGTCTGTATTGTCGCTATCAATGACTTTAGTCACTACACCACCTTCGTCAGAACGTGGATCATATACACTGATCAGCACAATAGTTTTCATGTCTACCTCCTCTAATATACATTATAACCCATGTTAAGAACTAACCCGAGGAGGTGTGTGCCAGATACCCTGACAACCAGTTCCCATATAGGTTTAATCCTATAACCCTGGTGGTATCACACCCTACCCGCCGAGTCGAACGGCAGATATATCCTCTACAGGTTAATTCTTAACTAAATATCTATAAAAAGCAGAGGGCAACCAATTGCCGAGACAAGGATTCACAGTTCGATCCCTTTCGGGGTTAAACCCGTATGTCTGACTGTGTACATATGACTACGGTCTTAACCTTGCTACTCGTATAGTCAGGTTGCATGGTTACAAGATGTTGCCTTGTAGCAACAACCTACTGTTATATCTCAAACAGTAATGTCTACCTTTTTCCAATCACCCCTGCTTCTTATAGGTAAGGTAGGCCGCCGTAGTTAAATCAGTTTCCTACCTTACCAAGCTTAATTTACCTTGCAGATACCTAGTTGGCAACCACTGCCAAGAGGCAGTCACGCGAACTGCCTTAGTAGTTTTAAGTCCTCTACAAGACGGTGCGTTTTTGTTTAAAGCGATTTGGATTCAACAGAGAATAAACTCTAATCCACTCTTTCTCTCACTCGTATAGTCCAGTTGCACGATAAGATTAGTAATCACGACTTACAGGTTTCTACTTTGTTTAATCAAGAGGCAATAAGAACACCTCACTTTATGCCCATGCGTGTTAGGTTTGTGTTTATCCGATTAGTTCTTTTTCACGGTATAACACTGGACGGCAAAGCCCCGTTTCTTATCTCACCTATAGCAGTCTCTTTCCGCCACAACTAAATACCTACTATCTGCTTATCGGTCTTCTAATACCTTAACCTTAATTAAAAAGTTATGTTTGCCTTATTCTTCGGCAAAAACCTATAAGCAGGTAACAAGTGTCTAACTTTACTAAATGACTTATTTAATATCTATTTCACAAACATATTCTATTTCATTTAAAGATTCGCCCTTTTTGTAACCATATTTTTCCATTTTTTCTATTGCTTCATTAGCACAACTTGCAAGAATATGGTAAATATTATAACTTTCCCAACTTGGTCCTCCATCCATTGAGGTTGAGATTTTAAAGACTTTTAGTAATTTCTTTTTTACTTCTCCTATTTTTTCTACTTTCATAATTATCCTTTCTTCAATGCAAAAATCAAAATTAATAATATTGTAATTGCTATATGAGTTGAAAACCAACCCCATAAAGCAATACCTATAGGTATACCAACCTGTGCTAATATCCAACTTAAAACAACTATTAAAAGCATATATTTATCCTTTCAAAACTTCGTAAATTCTCTTCGGTTTATAACCTACAGAATCAACAGATACGTCAAAGTGTCTATCAGTAGGTTTTTCTCCCCTATGCTCATTTCCATGTAAGTGTCCATGTATATTATACCAATTATCTGGTAAGTCTAAGACTGGTTCATGTGTGAATATTACTGTTTTGTAATTATCATATTTATCTTTGAATCTTCTATATATTGGCTCAATTACAGTAAATCCACAATCTTTATACCACTTTTCACTTGCACCATCGTGATTACCACGTATCATATATTTCTCACCGCGTAATTGGTTACAATACTCTATTGTTTTCTCTTTATTAACAAAACTTAAATCACCTAAGAATAAAACACTATCGTGTTTACCCACAACTGCATTCCAACCGTTTATTATTAATTCATTATAATTAGGTGGACGTAATGTCAGGTTACACAGATTTTCATGTCCAAAGTGAAAATCACTAATTACAAACCATTGTTCAGTTAGTTTCATATGATCTTAATATAAAGTCTTCAATCCAATCAAAGTCTGGTTTAAATTTATACCCTGTCTTATTAAGACTTTCAGCAAGTTCGAATTGTGCAATTGTAAATCTTTTTGAAAGTTCAGGTATTAACTCATTTCTCCAATTATATTTAACGTCTAATAGAAAATCTCTATTCTTAGTTACAATAGGATTGAAGTCCCCAGTTTCTATAAGTTGTTTACCTTGTTCCAATACCCTTAAATAGGCAATAGCAAATTTAGGAGTCCTTGCGTCAGGTGTAAAAAGGTTCATTTTTCTGTATTGACTTTCAGCATATCCTTTATGTGCGTCATAAATATAGTGGCTATCAAGAAACTTTTGTCTATTGGCCTGTAGTTCTTCACCAATTGGTGTGTTTTCTCTTACCATATTTGACCATAATATTTCAAGGATTGTGGCATTGCCTTTTGTAGCATATTTACAGAATTCTCTAAGTTCGTGGGCAGTATTGTCTTCGTCTCCTTCAACCCATGAAGTATTCTTTTGTTTCTTAAAAGGTGAAAGAATCTCCTTTAGAGAGTGCATAAATATACCTCTAATATCATAGTCAGAATTCTCGTTATTTAATTTATGTAGTCTTGAGCCAACTACGACTGATAACACAGTTTTCATACTGCTATTATATCATACTTTTATGTAATAGTTAATAACTAAATTTCGTTATCGACAAAATCAAATAAAATACTGTCCATATCGTTCTTTAATTTATCCAAATAGGATAAAGTAATACTTCTTTTTATATCCTTTCGTTGAATATTATTAACAGTAGCTGATAGACAGCTTTTAAGATTTCCTAGTCTAATAGTTAATGACGCTATTTGTTCTTTAGTACATAGTGGTTCTGTATCTTTAGGTCTTATTTTCATTTAATTTTCTTCTTTCAATTTTAATATGTTTGGTGACACCACCAATTATAACTTCTACCATTACCTCACTATCCTTTAGGTGATATTTATGAGGTCTTTTTTTCCACTCACTTATTATATTCATTATTAATAATTTCTTCTTCTATTATTAGAGAATGCGTTTTTAATTTTATGAGCCGCTAACTCAATTAAACCAACTTTTATTTGCTCATTTTTTAAAAGTTTTCCAAATGAACCAATAGTAATTTCTTCACGGGCTTTCTTCATTAAAGTTGGAATTTCAGTAACTTTTTTCCCATTCAACTCTTTATCACCCATAGATAATGCTTCTTTAATAAAGGTCATTTGTTTACGGTAATTAAGTACTATATCCTGTTTATCGGTCTTTGGTCTATTATCAACTTCAGATACTATTATAGATAGATTTTCTTGTTCGTTCATGTTATTTAATCTCCGATAAAATTTTTACTATCGCGAAATACTCTGGATTTACGACTTTATTAATCGAAAGTGTAAGTAACGGAAGAGTTTGACCTAATACAAAAAGACCTATGAAAAGTCCTACTATGAGTACCAATACTTTATCTGGTAATGTATAGTTTTCTGGAAAGGCCTTTTTAATCAGCATGTCTAATATCATAGCTATAGCCATACTTCCAAATACTAGAGATAATATACTAGCAATTCCAAGCATTCCTTCTACTGTTTGCTGACGTACAAGAATCTCATAAATATGTACTGCGGTCGTTCCTACGGCAGTTGCAAGTCGTTCTATAAACTGCGTGGAAGTTTCTATTAACTTTTGTACTACTTCATTCATACAATTTTCCTTTCAACTAAATACTTTAAACTTTAGTCTTACTTTCCTTTCTCTTTAGTGCTCTCTCGTGTGAAACTATTTGATCTCTCTTATGTCTATTTTGCACAGCTTCTTTATGCATCTTATAATGGGATATCTTTTTGACAATTTCACCTATTTTTATAAAATGAAATCTATCAGCCTTTTTTATTTCATCGTCGTATTTTCTTCTATTTTTGCTCATACTGATTTTTTCTTTCGTATAGTAGATTGTTCATCTAATTTTATACGTTCAACTGTTTTATTTAATATATTTATTTTCCTTTGTATTGGTTGCTGACTAAAACCCATAAAAGTCATTTCCCATAAACTGTAACAAAATGCATCTAAATAACTATCAGTTGTTTTAACTGGCATGCCAAGCCATATTTCCCAACGAGTAAATTCTATGGCGTACTTAATATTGTCTTTTGTATCTAAAGCTGATATATCTGATTTCTTAGGCACTAAAATATAATTTGATTTTATCGGTTTTAACTTCCTAAGATCTTTTAGTACTTTAATATATCCATCAAAACTCTTTTGTTGGTCTGGATATATTTTAAAAAATCTTTCCATTATCTGTTTGTCTGTATATTTGTCTAAAATGTCTTTTAATCGTTTCATCCTTTTTTCTCCTCGCTTGAAGGTTTAATGTAGCCATTTTCGGCTAACCATATAAGCATTTTGGCTCTTGCGTCTGCTTCTGTTTTTGCTTCAAATGTATAGTCTAGCATTTTTTCTGAACCACACTCCCAATAACCACCAACATGCTCACTACCGAAAAACAAATGTTTAATTTCTTTTTTGGTGCTTAAATCTAACGGGTTTGGCAGTAATTCCCCAAGTTCGGCTACTGTATAGGCGGAAACAAATTCCTCTGGAGAAGTTTTCTCTATATCTTTGAACTTAGGTTTTAGTAACTTTTCTATATCTTTATTCATTTTCGGTGATAGATCTCTTACCTGCCAGCTTAATTTCCATCTAACCCAATAAAACAAACTATCTTGCGGGAAACCGAGTTCCTTTAAGCGTTTAGCGTATTCTAATGAGCAAACTTGATTTTCTAATTTCATTTTTTATCTCCACCTAAATTTTTACCACGTTGCATCATCTGATTAATATTTAGTTTAGTTACTTTGTTAATGATTTCATTTAATTTAAGAACTATTGGTGTTAAACCACTTGTATTAAATGCTTCGTAAACTATCTTTTCTTTAGTTTCGTTGTCGTAAATCTCTACTGTAAATAAGAATCTATCTTTATTCATTTTTTCCTTTCACTCAAATTTTTACTATCTAATATTTCGTCTATTTGATCAACGATAAAACCATACCTATGAATATATCGGCTTCCAACAACTGACTGCATTCTTAAATTCTTATAGTTCAATGTTCTACATTCACACATTTTTTGTATGCACCAATTAATTTCTGATAATAACTTTGAAAAGTACCAAATCCAAGATAGTAACCATATATAAAGATATACATGTAAATCTACTGTCTTAAAAGACATTTTTATATATTTTACTTTCACAATCTTTCCTCCTCACTCAAATTTTTACCATGCACATTACCGATGTGGTCTTCGGTGTCATTTTCTCCGTCCAAATCCCTTATTGCTCTTTTAATTTCTTTGTCTAGTTTTTTCTGTTTTAACTCCATATAAACTTTTTTGTTATATTGTATGTCTCGGATGTCTATTAAAACATCTAATAAAGAACGAAGTATTGGTGAGTAATCAGGAGTTACATTACAACCCTGCAAACTGGTTGCACGAGCCATTATTTTCTCTTTAGTCCGCATTTGCTTAGTTTTGGATGTTTCTTGCTTAGTTTTGGTCATTTTGTTCTTTCTCGGTAGAACGTGTTTGTTCTGATTTACGCTCTACAGGTTCTATAGTTTTGAGGGTTTTAATTTTAGAGATTGCTAGTTCTAACTGTTCCTCACCCTTATAGAAACCTCTGCCAAATTCGGTAGTGTTACCGTCTATACAATCTACAATACAGCTCCTCAATGTTTCCAACACCTCATCTATTATAGCCTTTCTTATTCTTTGGTATCTCTCTTCACGCATAAATGGCGAATTATTAATAAAATCTTCTTCGGCTTCTTTTCTACCTAACAAGTATGTTTTGTCTTTTATCTTGTCTACATCTATTACAGCGTTACGGGATTGAATGATAAGATTCTGCATAAAAGAGTACATTTTATCCGTAATATCGTTACCTTCTATATCAAGTATTTCCCCACAAGTTACGCTATATTCAAATTCTTTTTTTATTTCTTGTATATCTTTATCTTGCATTATTTACCTTTCTCCACACTACTTGTGGTTGGTTTATCTATATTTTTCATTTTAGACTTGGTAGTGTCTTTTTCTACTAACTGGTTAAGTATTTCAATCAAATCATTTATCTTTATCCTAATCATATTAATTTTTTGTGCTTTGACATCTCCGAATAGTTGGCTAGGACTAATGCTCCAAGCTTGATTGTTAAGAAATTCGGTTCCCCACACTCCGTTGTTGTATTCAGCTATTTTATCTATTTTGCTCATTTATCCTCCTGTTCTTTGTTGGGTTGGTTGTCATAGCGTTCTAAATAATCATCTACACAAGAATCTATTTCTTCAAATACTTCTTCTTTATTTAATACTTCCTTTTCTTCTCCAAAGGCATAATGTGTAAAGAAGCTCTTTAGTTTACCCACAAAGGCTAGAATATGAAAATCTATTATGGATTCTTCACTAACACTTTGGGTTTTCGTAGGAAAGTTTCTAACAATATAAAGTTCAATTTCATTTTCAATTTGCTCTAAGTTCTTTTCATCAAAATACTCACCCTGCTTTATGAACTCATAAAAACCTCTAATTGTATTTTCATCTACACTTTGAGTGGGAGTAGTTTTCTCAATCAATCTTTTAATATCGCCGATTAACTTAAAATTCTCGGCAATTCCGTAACCTTCTAATAATTCCCGTATAGTTTTATTTAATTCACTTTCCATTCTTTTCCTTTCCTGAAAGCAAGAACATATATACTAAATTAGTTAATATACCTCCTGCTATAAATCCGAATATAAATATATCAAAGTTAGTCATTAACCAATAAATTTTGTATAAAATTAAGGTTATTGCTAACAAGACGAAAGTAAAGAAAACCCTGTCAAAACCGTTCATTCCCCCTCCTTTTCAATAACTTTTGCATTTTGGTTTTCCTTTCGTTTTAATGGAATCACTATGTGAGCATAATCAGGGATATCTTCAAATTCTGGAATTGCTGAACTTAATACCTTCATCATATTAGTTAAAGAATTTCGTATTTTCATTGTTTCAAACAACTGTGGGGTGTATCTTTTCGCCTCTGATAATAATGCTAGTAGTATATGAGCCTCGTCCACACCTATAGCCAAAGTGTATCTTTTGGTTTTATAGTTTTGACTGCCTATGATTTCTTCTTTTAAAAACTTCATACATTCCCCCTTATACTTATAAAATTAATTTTCATATTCCAATGGCTACCATAATTAGCCACTGGATATAGAAACTAATTGAACTCGACCCAATTTCCTTTAGTACAATCATTGATTGTTCTCATTCTGAACTGGTTTGTCCAAAATCCAATGGTCGTTCCTATTCCTACTTTTTCGTGACCATCATTAGTTAAAATAATTTTGAACGGATAAACTCCTTTTGCCCAACCAAATTGAAGTTCTACTTTATCTCCACCAACAGCAGACCAATATAAGGTAGAGTCTTTTTCATTAAAACTTGCCCATGTTACATCAATAGGTTTTTTAGCATGGCATCTTTTATCCTCTGTAAATATTCTATTTGTAACACATGATTGACCTGGTACTGTTCTTGTTAATGATTCGTCCCATGCTGGTATTACAGTTTTCGTTCTATGTTCAAAATGTATATGTTTTCCTGTTCCTTCTAATCTGCAAGTATCAGTATCATGAATATTACAAAATGTAGTATCATGCCAAGGTCCATAATTAGTTACCGCATCATGGTGTACTGTATAGCCCTCTGTTCTAGTAGTTGATTCACAGGTAACAACTTCTTTTGCTAAAACTTTTTGTGTTACTAAACTAAAACAAATAAAGAATGTAAATATTACTAATAAATATTTGTTCACAAACTTTCACCTTCTTTCGATATTTAATAAATTAATACTTAGTTATTATATTCAATTCTATAAAATTCAGTTTCCATTTCATTCGCGTCTATAGATCTAAATGCGAGTAAAACAGCACCTAATACAAGTAAATATCCTAATATTAGATATATTACATCTGTAACTATTTTAATTATTGTAGTAGGTTTATGTTTCATATTTTACTTAATTTCTCTCACTAATTCTGGCTGTTGAGTTAGTTTCAAGGGCTGATCAACTAGCATATAATCACCACGCCATTCAACGTACACATCTTCAGTGGTAAAGAAAAATACTGCGTCACCATTAGAACCATATGAACCGTCTATATCTGGCGAGGATACTACAAAACAATCTGTACTCATATTGTCACCACATTGAGCACCAAATCTATCAACAAGTTGCTCTGTAGTGGTTAACATTGAATTAACAGAACTAACCTTACCTTTAATGGTATAAAATGCCATTACTTTTCCATAGTTCACTAAATAAATATATGAAATCTTATCTTCGGAATTAAAGGCTTCTAATCTTCTAACTAGGTTCTTTCTTTCCTGTGAAGTCTGTAGTTGTGGCACTGGTACAGCCTTCAATAATCTTTTCTGATTATCTTCTGTAGCTTGTGCTTCTTGTTTTTGTGTTCCGTTATCTCCAGTACAAGCAGTTAATACAAAAGGTAATATAACTAATAATGGTATAACTAATAACTTTTTATTCATATTATTCTAATCCTACGAACATTGGCAATTTGTCCGAAAATATATTACGATTAGCCATTTTTGCACGAGCATTGTAATCGGCTACTAAATCTTCTTGATGGTTCTTCAAACCTAATACAATAGTTTGTAATCTTGCATCTTCATTTTTATCTTCAAATGTCCATTTATCTCTAGAACCTGAGGATAGTTCAAAATTGTCTAGAGTAAGTTGAGCGTTATTGATTTTGGTTTTATTAGCTTGAATATCTTCATATTTTTGCTTAAACCACTCATAATTATAGATTGCATTATCAGGATTATAAGTTTTCTCTATGACGCCATAATTCATTTGCACCTTTGATCCTAGTTTAAATAATGGTAATGCTACTATATTCAATGCCACTAATGTATAGCCAAGAACAAAGTATCCTGCTATAACACCAAAAATTAATAATATGTATTTCATATAATTCTCCTAATTAAATAAATAATGAAGGGCAGTACGATGAATATTCGTAATGTTACTGCCCTCTACAATGTTAGTACCCCTCTGAGCACGATACTTCATTACAGGCTTCTTGTTCCTCCTGTGAGAAGTTACTGTCGGTATCTTCGTCTCCAGGATCTACCATTGTAATCACCTCCTCTTTCTGAAATATTTTGTGTTCGTTATTCTGATTGTCGTTCCAACCCCATTGGATCATACACTTCTGGTAGTTCTACAGTTGGATCAAACATTTTCGTCACTCCTTTTAAGTCTCTTTTTTATTGGTTCAAGTATTAAATACTTACCAACTTTTACTCTTTTTCCTTTGTTAACTTTCCATTTAAAGTTAAATCGCATTCCTTTATTTCTATATATTAAATCCTGTTAAATATAATACTACTATCATAAATACAATTATTCCTAATAAAAAGGCAATAAAATTATCTTTAGCACTTGAAGTATTTTTGCAAATTTGGTTATAAATTTTATCAACAAAATGGTTTATAACTCCATTAACATTATATTTATTTACACCGTTCCAGTCGTAATTCATTATTTCTATTACTATTGCTCTTATTAGATCTTCCTTACTAGGTTTTTTCATAGTTTATACCTCAAAACGGTAAGTCACGCATAAATAATGTAAAACATTATAAATAACCGCCTAACTTACCATTTCAAGGTACAATATTATTTATTGTTGACTCCTTGCTATATCCACAATATCCCACATATATGGTTTACGAATACTAAAATCAGGATCAACCATTTCAGGTCGTTTAATTATTTTATGTACAATACCTAACTCTAATGCCTCTTCAATTGGAAACCATTTTTCTTTACCACTCTTAAATATAGATAACCAGTATTCTGGTGTAGTTCGACCGCCAGTTTGGGAGGCAAGAAACTTAGCCATTTTTGATTGAGCTTGTTTAGTATATTCAAGACGATCTTCAATATCTGGAAGTTTATCCGACATACCAAATCCAACTGAGTGCATCATTAAACATGTATTATCATGAGCAATACGTTCTTTACCACCCATAAATATAATAAATCCACCTGAGCATACATTAGCAAGTGCAATAGTCTTAACTGGACATGACATAGTCCCCATAAGATCTGTTGCAACTATAGATTCGTAAAATAATCCACCATTTGAATTAATAGCTACTGTAATTGGTAATACTGGGGATTGTTGCTCTAAGTCAATAAGACTGGCATATAATAACTCAATTAATGAATCGTCAATATTGCCGTTAATCCATATTTCACGCTTCTTTAATCGTTCTTTGAAGTTTTCAATTTTCAAAGATCTATTATCATTAATTGGTAATGGCATTGGTATTTGATCTGTCATTTTTATTTTCCTATTCTTTAATTTTCTTATTTGTTTTCTTTTCTTTATTTTCTAACAATACATTTATATCTTCTTCTGTATTTCCTAATAGTGTTTTTAGATTTTCCAATATTTCTTTAATCGATTCGTTAGTTTTTGATTGGTCGTCACTAATTTGTTGAACTATCAATCCCATAACTTTTTGATTATTGATTATGGCCAATAACACCCTTCCTACTTCCTGAAAGTTATATTGAGCTGTTGCATTGTGCCTACTAATAGATAATGGTTCATTAGGATCACCAGATATTGGAGCTGGCAACTTAATGTTTAGCAATGGTTTATTTTGCTGTAATTCCTCTTCATTTGTTTTTGGTGTTTCAACTTTTTCTATTGGCATTTGTTGGTCTCCACTTCAACAGGTGTTCGCCTTCAGAAGTATCTGAACTTAAACAATCTATTTTGTATATACTAGTTGTATTACTATAATAATACGGAACCTCATATGGCTTCCATCCACCGTCAGGATTTGTTCTCCACGGTTCTTTTGGTAGTACATCTGGTGTAGTTGGTATATTTGGTATATATGGAACTAGCCTTTTTGCTCCTTTTTGCATTTCTTCTTGCATTTCTTCAATCTTTTTCAATAGTTCGTCATTATCAATTTCTTTTTTGGTTAATGATCCTTTTATTAACTTTTTATTGCATTCTGGACACAAGTAACTAATTTTATCTTTATTTGTCAAAATTATCGCGTCTTTAAATGCAATTTTCTTCTTACAACTAACACATTTAACTTCTCGATTTTGACCAATTCCTAATTTTTCAGCTATTTTTTCTAATTCTTTTAATCTATCGGTTTTATTCATTTTAATTATAACCTCTTTGGAACATTTCTATAGAATTTGTATACCATACTAATGTATATTTCATTCTCATAACATTTGGATCGGTCTCGACATTAAATGTATTAATTTTCTTAGAATATAGACCTATTGCTCCTGGTTTCTGTAAAATTTCTTCCAGATATTCTAGTATCAAATCTATATCTGTCGTACTATCATTTGTACCCTCTCTAAATGTAGCTAATAATTTATCTAGTTCTTTTTTTCTATCTACCTTCATGGTCTTTGACCTGGCCATTTTGTACCTTTGGCAATACAATCTGGACACATATAATAGTGTATCTGTTTCATTACTGCTGGTTTATACATTTTCTTTCCATTAATGACTTTAATAATACCCTTTTCAACCATTTCTAATCGAATTTGGTGCATTCCTGTAGTTGTTTGATTACCGCAGAAATTACACTTTACCATTGGCATTACTATTTCTTCTGTTTCGTCAATCTTATGCTGGTTTGGTACTATTATCTTGTTCATTTTTCTTTTCCTCTGGAGATACTGTCGTTACTGGTGTAGCACTTCCACCAAATGGGGTAGTAACTGGTTGATCTGGTATACTTTCAAGATACCAAACTAATACATAAAGTCTCTCACCAACTGAATAGGCATTTCTACCATTTAAAAACCTCTTTTTATTATCAATGGTTTCAAGAAAATTGTTAACTTCTAAGTCAAAATTGGAAACGTCAGATTCATTTGGATTTTTAACAGAAATGAAAGACTTTGTTTTCATAAATGCGTGTACAGTTTGTTGGTTTGTATTGGGTACATTTGGTGTTTGCATAACTTTTACTCCTTCTTAATAAATTAAACTAGAACTAATAATCTCATTAAACATTTAATATTATATCATGTTTTTAATAAAGTTTCAAGCATTATTGACCTTGACCGTCAGAAGGTCTCTTTGGTTCTGCTACTCTATCATCATTATTAGGATTTGCGTCACCAGGTTTACCACCTGGTTTAATATCCGCTGAATCTGGTGCAGATTGATCACTTGATCTACCAATAGCATCTTTTATCTCTATTAAGGAATCATTCTTTGAACCCATTAAATAGAACTTATTTGCCCATGCTTCTTCTATTGGAAGTAGACCGACGGCAATTCTAGCGTCATTGAATGAGTATAATCCTTTAGTCCAACCAGTCATAAAGTCTCGGCGAGAGGATTCTGCTTCTTCTAATCCAGCTGTTCTAAAGTCAAATTTCCATCCTTCAATATGCAATCCATCTTTAATTATTTCTTGAGTAATTTTTTGAGATATTAGTTTTCGCAATATAAATATATTCGATAAGTAGAAATATCTTCTACCTTCGGCACTTGAGGCACGATTAGCGGATTCAGGAAAACCTATCATGAATAACGGAACACCAAATTGTCCAGCCACTAACTTCAAACCATAATTTAGAAGTTCTAGATAGGCCATATCCTGTGGTGTAATACCTAGTGCTTTAGCTTCAGCACCTTTAAAGGATACTAATGTTTTTCCTGCATTATGTGGACCTTGATAGTTCTTTTCCCAAAATGCTGATACCGCCTCTGCGTCTGCTTCAATAGAATCTTTAGGTAAAATTAGTTGAAGTGGTGGTCGACCTCCATTCTTCAAGATATTTGTATTATAAGTTAATGCTCTCATTAAAAGTTGTAGCATAGCCATGTTATCTTCTAGTACAGCACGTCCATAGAGATCGGCTCGTCTATGTGGTCGTTTGATATGGCATATTTCGCTTTTTGTATATATGATTGATTTATTCGATTCTGTAGTTTGTTTATAACCAGCTTTTTGTAGAACACCTTTTTTCTTTAAGTCAGCGTCAACTAAAATCGACATTTTAACTGGATCTAAATTATAAAGTTCAGCCAATGTCGTTTCTTTCTTACCTTTGCTACCTTTAGTTGGTACTTTTTCCATATACCAGTTTCCATAACCAAGATAGTTTTCTACACCTACTTGTATTAATGTTTCTATTGTATCGTCTGGATTTGGTCTATCAAAGAAGTCAATTAATCTTTTAAGATCTGATCTCTTTCCTTTTATACCACCTACCTCAGGTTTTATAACATATCCACCTCCAATTACAGCGTCGCGAATACGAAATGCACTTGGAATTGAACCTGGTGAATCTGAATATAATATACCTAATGTGGAGTAATTTTTACCAGAACTATAGTCATTGGCACTGAATGTATCAGTAGGACCAGAGGTGGATATATATTTACGAGAGGCGCCAAACTTTCTATCTAACGCTTTTACAGTTTCGAGTGACCAATCTTTTCTAGCCGCTTCTAATGCTTTATTAACCTCTTTTACTACTTCTTTATTATATTCGGTTTTAAGACTCTGAGTAATACTATCCTTGATTTTCTTGAATTCAACGTCTTGTTGTTTCTTCCATACAGATTTTTCGATCTCGATTTTCTGTTTTACGTTATCACTATTAAGAACAGATTTTTCAATAATTTTAGGTAATTTCATATATTTTAAAGGTTTTCTACAAAATTCAGAGCGAAAATTGCTCTTTACATAAAAATAATACCTTTTTCACAGAATAATGCAATAGATACTATGCTGACTTTCCACCAATCATAAATCCTCTTCCTGGTGTACCTTGACCAGCGTGGTAGCAAACCCCAGCTACGGCATCAGAAATATCTTTTCTACCGTTTCTTGGGTGGTCTATTTTACTTCCTTTTACCTCTTCTAATTGTTTTAATTCATTACAGAATTCTTTGTAATAGTAATAATCTAATCGGTTGTCCAATAATGCACCTTTAAGAGTATAGTATGCTTCAGGGTTACGATCGATAGATAAAAAGTCAGCATTAAATCCAGCCGATTTTAATGTTTGAACTGAATCTACTGATTGCCAACCGTCAAAGGTTACAAGAGATATATTATAACCAATATCTCGAAGTCTATATATAATTTTTCGTATATCTTCGAATTTAATTTCGTCCTTTGGTTTAGATTTAATCTGCATCATAAGATCAATGAATATCTTAGGTTTCTTTTCCATTTTACCTTGTATACTTTTAACTTCAATCCAACCAGCAAATTTACCCATAGCAAGTCCAGCATAATCACCTTTTCCGTCACGATTTAATCCTAAGTCAATATGTATAAATCGTTTATCTGGATCATAGTTAGGACTACTTTTAGCATTCCAAAACCATGAAAAGAAATCACCAGTTTTAGGATCTATAGGATTACTTCTATTATAATTAGCATTGTGATCAATAATATCTGGATCATTAAAGAATCCTTGAATAGCCATTGACGGTTGAGCACCATAATCACGCATTGCACGTTCAGGGTTCTGTCTAAACTCATCTTCGTATTCAATTGGAACTCTAACACCTTTTAAGTTAGGCAAGTAATCTCCTAAATCAAAGAACTCACCACAATATGATTCTGGTGGCATTGCTTCCCATAGTGGTATTCTTCTTCTAAATATTTTTGGATTGGTTTCTGCTTCTTCAAACTTACGTTCAGCAAAGTCATATACATATCTAGGTGACGTAATAATAAATACCTTTCCTTTACCAAAGAAACGGGATCGAATTCTTTTTTTAATCTGGTTATAAGATTCTTCAGCGTAGTCCTTATCTTTTGTTAATGTGTGAAATGAAGCTTCATCAATAACAGCACCAAATATATTGTATCCTAATGGCGCCTCTTCATTTGAACCTAACGGAAGAATATATAGGTTTTTTGGCATTCTTATTTTAGATTTAATTCTTGGATCTGGTGGATAGAAAGTTTGAAACCATTTATTATTATCCATTCTATTTTTGATTTCGCCAAAAACAACGTCTTTAGCTTGATTAAATGATTTTGAAATGTTAATAAAGGCAATTTTAGTACCTTTAGCCATATGAAAATACTCTTGTGGATTTCTCAAACATAGAAGACGATATATTATATAAACAATAGCCATTGAACCAACATAGGATTTTCCTGATCCTATTCCAGCTATATATAACGCTTCTTCATATTTTCCTAGATTCTCAAATTCTTCAAATGTAGTACCACTATCAAATATTTCTATTAATAGTTGTTTATTCTTCGGTCTCGGTTGGTCCTGATCGCTCACAAAGTTCGAGTTCTCCAGAAACTCCTTCATTGTCACTGGCTTGTGCTGGTATTCTGGGTGTATCACCAGAAACTCCAGCATCTCCAGTTCCGTCTGACTCACGCTTTCCAAGAATTTTACGAATTGTGGTGACAATTGCATATCTATCTTCCTCAGATAATTGTTGAACTTCAATTGCAAACTTAGCTACTTTTGCTTCTGCATTGACATTAACATCAAGTAATTCAGGTTGCTTTAATCCTTCAAGTTCAATTCTTTTATTTAAAATTGCTAATGACGTATTAAGGAAACTATTTTTAACAGTACCTTTAGCGTCTAAATACTGTCTTATTGCTTGATTATACAGGAACTTTAATTTATCAAGTATTTCTGCTCTCACTCCAGGTATATCAATATCAATGGCTGAATCCTCCTGTTTGATTGAGTCCATATCATTTTTTACTGTCCATTCTGAAACTGTAAGTTCAACTCTTTCACCAGTAGCTATCTTAATACCTTTTTGTAAAAATAATACAATTTGGTGAGCTTCGTACCCCATTCTCATAAGTTCTCTGACTTTACCCCTACGTAGTGCAACCTTATTTACATCTTCAAGTGATTTTATATTTGGTGCGGAAGATATTAGACTAGTTGGATCTGGTAATAGATTTTCGAGTTCAGTAGATTTAGACATATTATAATATTTTACCACTCATAACCACATTTTGGACATTTATTTATTGGATTTGGATTTCCATTTTCTAATTTCTCTTTTTCCTCTTCACCAATATCCATTATTGTGTTTAGAATTGCATTTATTTCCTCATGAGAAAATCCAAGAATTTCTGATTCTGGTATTTGATCTTCTTGAGTTAGTTCATATAGGATTTCTGCTAATTGATCAGTATCCCATTCCCCACTAATTTTATTTAGTGCAAGATTTAATATTTTCTCTTTTTCTTTAGTAACATTTACAAATACAACTGGAACTTCTTTATATCCAAGAGATTTAGCAGCTTCAAACCTTTGGTGACCACCAACAATAGTCCATACTTTTTCTTCTAAGGTAAATGAGGAATCTTCACGAAGATTAACAACTAACGGTTCAACAAAACCAAATTCTTTTAGTGAATCTTGTAATGCTTTGAACTCAACAGTATTAATAAATCTAGGATTGTAAGGTGATTTATTTAATTTTTCTATCGGTACCATTTCCTGTAAAAGATTGTTTATTTTATCCATAATTTTCTCCTTTTTAATTCTACACTAATTAAATCTATCTTGTGAGTCTTTTTCACGTACGAAATCAAGTAACTTGGCAAAGAAGTTAATATCAATTACAACTAACTTAGTTTTCTTATTCCATTGTCGAAGTATAAGAATAGCATTATCCTTTGGAGATTTACAGTATTTCTTCTTTAATTCCTCATAAAGACTAAAAGTTTGGAATCTTTTATATCGTTTGGTATCTACTTTGAAAGAGGGAAAATCTGGTACGTCAACGTCAGTATTCTTTTCACCATATGAAATACGCCATATTCGTTTACCACGAAGTTCTTTCGCTACTGTTCGTTCTAATGCTTTCCATGCTTTCGATCTAGCCATAACCTTGTTTTATTTTTTGGTGGATTTAGGTTTGATCATACCAAGAGTTTTCATAGCCTCGAATACTTGAGTTGGTGCAATACATTTAAACTTTGAGTTCCTAAATACTTCCAACCATTTTATTGCTTTTTTTATATTCATATATTAAACCTTATTTTTCTGAAAGTTCCTTTTCTTTTTCCTTAGCCCAATTAATAGATCCAGAATAAAAATTAAAAAACGGTAACATTGTAAATAATAACTTGAATATACCTATTTTAACACCTCGACCCTTCTCATAATCATAGTATTTTAATATCTGGTTATCTTCTAATTTTTTAACCCAGTGTTCAGGATTATTAGTATACTCATAGAAGAATCCCCAATCAGAATTGGAAACTTTCATTGGCATAAAAATAATATGTAATTTTGGTAATTCTATTTTCATATAAATGGTCGGAGATACAGGACTTGAACCTGCGACCCCTCGGTCCCAAACCGAGTGCTCTGGCGCCACTGAGCTAATCTCCGACATTGATAACTGAGTGCTGTGGAGGAGGAAAGTCATTATCTAGAATGAACCTTCTCAAGTTTACGAGTAGAGACTTGAATGGTAATTCTTTTACGTAAACAACCTATCTTGTCCTCTTTCGTTAAGAGGCGACGATAGTACCTTATCCCTCTACTAAAGGATTATTCAGTCACACAACACTCAATTGTCAAAGTTTTTGGCTGGCACGGTGAGAATCGGACTCACATCCTTCGGTTAACAGCCGATCATAATACCATTATACTACACGCCATTACTTATTTAAATGGTTCTGGCGGAAAGATTCGAACTTCCATCTGCTGATCCAAAGTCAGCCGTGCTACCCTTACACCACCCCAGATCATTGGTTGGCGTAATTAGTTGCTCTGTTGATTTATATTGGAGGCCCAGAAGGGAATCGAACCCTTGCATATTGGTTTTGCGAACCTGTCTGTTTCCACTTCAGCACTGGGCCTTATTTCAGACTCAGTACAACAGTATTCTTCTGATAAACCAATTATGCTTTTCATAATGATAATTCTAATCTTTTTATTATTTCGGTCAAATGCTTGTTGCTCTGATTATTACGGAATGCTTTTTGCAAACGTCGAAGTTTATTCTTTTCTCTTCTATGTTCGCGACGGTATCTTTCACACTTAACTTTGTTCCTTCCGTACTTCCTAGTGCCACCATGACCTACTTTGATATGCTTGGACATGACTTGCTCACCTCCTAGTGAGAGTTGTCTTCAATTAATTTTGACAACTATGCCGTCATGTTTAACTCCTTCATATCATAAATTTATAAATATTAGCGCTGCAAGGTCCAGATTCGAACTGGCATTTCCAGTGGGGTTCTTGCGAACAACCCACTAGTGTCCTACCGCTAGACGAACTAAGCATATGGAGCGTCTAAGCAGACTCGAACTGCTGACTGCTACTTGGAAGGTAGCTAGTTTGCCTCTAACCTATAGACGCACATTAGGTGAATAACCATGCTTTTAAGTTTAGGTTACCACCTTAATTCCTATCTTACAGGTCTTACGACCATCGGACGCACTTTCGTGGTAAGGACCGATATTCCTCGTTATTACTTTGATCTCTTTAGTGTCGGACTTAGGGTTTTATTTCGCACCCAGTCTGCTATACGCAGTTTTTCCCTCACCGAACTATAACATTGGAGCGGAATACGAGAATCGGACTCGTGTTTCTTCCATGGCAAGGAAGCGTTGTGCCATTCAACTAATCCCGCAAATGGTGGAGCCAAAGAGATTTGAACTCTTAACCTTCTAGTTGCAAGCTAGTTGCTCTGCCGTTGAGCTATGGTCCCATATGGCAGGAACGGAGAGAGTCGAACTCTCAGTCACGGTTTTGGAGACCGTTGGTTTGCCTTTAACCGACATTCCTATAGTGCCGTAAGATAATGTGTTGCGTTTAAACGAACTATTTATCTAAAACGGCGAATCTAATTATAACAGAATTACTCTATTTTTTCAAGTTTGGAATATTGTTGATAGTATTGTTTAATTTTATAGTCACAATACCACTCGATACTTTCACGAGTTTTATTAGGCATTACACAAGAACTACCTAAAAGTTTTTCTAGAGAAGAACATTTAGATAAGAACTTATACAGAGTTATTGTTTTCTGTGGTTCGGTTTGATTCCTCATCTTTCAATAAAATCGGTGGTATCTTATCCCCATGTAAACAACTGTCTACATAGTCTTCAGATACTTTTAAGAATTTATTTTTGGAACCACAGTTAACGCAACACTCTAAGTTGCGATCAGAAAATTCATTATATAACTCGCCAGTCTTTATAAGAATATTTGCCTCCCCAATACTAATTACATAATGAATTGTGCCACAATTTTGACACTCAACATATTGAAGATTTTTTAATGAGTCTTCCATAATATTTATTCAACCTTTGCTGTTTCAACTTTTTCTTCTGGTTTCTTCTCTTTTTTGATTGACTTTAATGATTGTTGTTCAGTTTTACTTTCTACTTTAGGTTTTGAGAAACCTTCTTTTGGATCGGCTAATACAAAGTGTTGAATCTTATCGCTGATTATTAAAGTTTCAACTTTCTCTACGCGAACTCCATTTTTAGCAAAACTTCCGAGAGCTTGGTTTAACTTTTTAATGTCATCATACTGATATAGTTTCATTAACTAAACACCTCCGTTTCTATCAAATAGTTTATATGTTATATAAAAATATAGCAATACTATTTGAATATATCTTCGGATATGACTGGTTCATCAAGTTTTGGAATCATTGCACCTTCTAGTACTTCTGGAAATTCCTCACTATATACAACAATTTTGAAATTATTAGTAAGAGTATCGTATTGTACTCTTACAGCTTCGGCATCATTAGGAAATTTATTCTTAATAGCTCTTTTACATAATTCAGCAACAATTTGTGCTGACATATCTATATACTTAACTTTTGATAATTTCATATATGTTTCTCACTATTACATCTTTACTAACAAGACCGTTTGTTTGGTTAATAAGTTTCTTATTCTTATCTAAGAATATAAGTGTTGGAATGCTCATGACATTATATCTTAAGGCGATATTTTGACTAATATCAACATTGACCTTAAATACAGATAATTTATCCTTATATTCTTCTGAAATCTCTTTTACTATAGGGGATATTGATTTACAAGGACCACACCAATCTGCGTATATATCTATCAAAATTGGAAGGTCGGTTTTTTCTATCTCCTTATCAAAATTTTTATCATCTAGTATGATCATAATTTTTTACCATTCTGGATACTTTTCTAAATCAGTACCTTTTACACCAATAGTTAATATATCTCTTGTCGGAACTCTATATGATTTTCCTGTCGTAATAAGAATTATCTTCTTATATTTACCAAATATCTTTTCTAATTCTTTTAGTGTTTTCTGACCTTCTGGTGTATCCCATTTAGCTTTTATTTTTTCCTTTTCAGTTTCATTCATTTATCTAATAAGAAATTGATAACTTCTTCTAACTCTAAAACTGCTTTTTTTATACGGTCGATCTTATCCTCTAGTGGTTTAAATTCACTTGAATCTGGTAAAACAGGGATTTCTCTTTCCTTAATTTCAACTTCTATTTTATAAATTGATCCATCTTTATTTTTGAAAATCATTTTTTCTCCTTAAAAAAGGCAAGAAAGTCATTTTTATCTAATACTATAACTTCTATGCCAGTTCCTAACTGAATTGATAAACAAGGTAATTTTCTGCACTTTAACGCTTCAGTATTTATTTTATTCCAAATATCTTCGGTAATTGAGTAGCTTTTCTTATCTGTTGTTTTACAGTCAATTAAAAACTCTTCGGTAGAAACGTCACCAGGTGCAAACCAAAAACCACCACTTCGTGGTTTTAGTTTACCACGAAATAGTGATTTGTCTTTATTTTCCTTTTTTTGCCACTTTTTCATCTTCTCCTAATATATCATCTACATCTCCAAGATCTAGATCATCGAAATTTATATCACTTAAATCTGTATCGTCTTGTTTTGTTTTCATTGCTGGTTCTGGTGGTGTAGGTTGATCACTTCCATCTGATTGATTAGCCGATTTTTTATTATCTAGTAATATCATTTCACTAGCAACAATCTCAGTTATATTATGGTTAGTACCATCCTTATCTTTCCAAAGTCTGTTTGATATTCGTCCTTCTAAATATACTTTAGAACCTTTAACTAAATATTGAGATATAATCTCACCCAATTTGCTCCAAGCAATTACTCTGTGGAATGTAGCTTCTGTTTTAGTCTGACCAGTGCTATCTTTCCAATCTCTGTTTGTTGCTACTGTGAAAGAACAAACTGCTGTTCCAGCTGGTGTATATCGTAACTCTGGATCTTTAGCAGCATTTCCTATAAGTGTTACTTTGTTTAAACATTTCATATTTTTACCTCCTTTCTGTTTTCAATTTCTGATAATTCTCTTTCCCATTTTGCAATATCTTCCCTAGCCTGTTCGCTGTACATTTCATGATCTTTATATGCTTTAGTTAAGTTTATATGTAGTTTTAGCCACAATGTTCTTGGCATTCTATCCCATGATTTTCTATTAATAGAGCCATATAAATAACCAAATTCAAAGAAATTTAAATGTATGTCTATATCACTTTTTTTCATTGACTTTTTCCTTCCATAATTTCATTAAATCTTCTTTAAAGTCATTATTAGTTCGGACTTCGTTTTCTAGTTCCTCTCTACCTTGAAATGTTTTTCCAACAACGTCATAGTATGAGGCGCGACGTATTATTTTGTTTTGAATCAACAACATTGATACTAATTCATCAGCTTCATCAAAAACTACTTGTGGAGTTTTAATATCCATATCTGGGTGATAAAACACAAAATAACCGTCTCTATACGGTGGACATACTTTGGATTTAGAAACCTTAAATTTAACTTGTTGTCCTATGACTTTTTTATTCTCTTCTATTAAGTCACCTCTTGTAACTTCTACTCGTAATGACGCATAAAATCCTAATGCACGACCACCAGCGGTTATATTTGGATTACCATATAAAGTTGGTTTTTCTCTGATTTGATTAATAAAAAGTATTAATGTTTTATTTTTAGCAGCCTTACCAGTAATCTTGCGAAGTGCTTTACTCATAAGTCTTGCATGAAGACCAATGGTTTGTTTTTCTATAGACTCATCCAGTTCGTATTGTGGAACAAGAGCAGCTACACTATCTACAACAATAAGTGAAACGTTACTATCAAGTAGTTTATAAATAATATCAAATACTTCTTCTCCAGCTGAAACTTGAGATATGATTAATTCGTCTGGATTAATACCAATATGTTTTGCAAAGTCAGGATCAAAGGCGTTTTCAGAATCTAAGTAAACAACACTTTTACCTAACTTTTGGAATTCAACTACAGTTCTAAGTGCTATTAGTGACTTGCCCGAAGAATAAGGGCCATATAATTCAACGGTTCTCCCAAGAGGCCAACCACCTCCAATACACCAATCTAAATATGGAGATCCAGTTGATACTCGATCAATAGATATTGTTGACATATCTGTAATTACACCAATAGTATTTTCGCCAAATTTCTTATTCAATTCTAGAATTGTCTTTTTAAGATCAGTCATAAAGAGCTGGTGATTGTGAGGCATACATTCTTGCCTTTAATTCTTGAGAATTAGATATATACCTCTGTAATTGTTCTTGTTTAAAATAATCTTGTATCAATAATGACCTATCGTCGAAATCTTCAAATATAAATTCGGCCCTCTTACTTGTTCCCCATTCTATATCTATGACATTATGGTTATTCATCATTAACCAAACAGCAATATAAAAATTTGTTGTTCTATACATGTTTTCTTCTTTTGTTTTCATAAATATCGCCTTAACATTTAATTAAATTTTATATTAAAATTATATACTATGTATGTTTCTTTCTCAATCTAATCCTTTTGGATTTTGTCATTTTTACTAATAATCGTAATCTTCTTTTAGTTTGTTCACTTCTCCTATAATTCTGAAATGTCCTTTCACCTTTCTTAAACCTATAGGCGTACCCTAATTCCAGGTTTTTGTATGTACCTTTGTTATACACTGCTTCTTTAAGTTTGGCACGGACAGATTCTCCAATTAAAGGTTCCTTGAGGTTAATACCCCACTTAATTTTGTATTCTCGTGTAGTTATTTTGTGGTGTCTAGTTATATGACGCGCTAATGCTCTATACCACCTACCGCATTCTTCACAGCGGTGTGCGTCAATTATTGGATCGTAATCAGGTTTTCCAAACATATTATTATAATGTTAATTTACTCTATAGAGCACCCTATAGCAAGGTGCTCAAAGAGTCAATTAAAAACCGCGACTTGTGCCACCTCCAGAGAACATACCTCCTCCAAAACCACCAAATCCTCCTCCAAAACTACTACCACCAAAGATTGGTGTAGAAGGTACTGAAGGTATTGAAGGTGTATAGTGGAAGAAATCACTATCGTCGTCTTCGTTCTTATCTTCAAACCATTTATCTAATTTATCTCTAAATGTTGGTTTTTTTGGTACCTCACAATTCAGACAAATTGCCTCCTTAGTTTCTGGATTAGACAATCTAAGTCCTAATCTTTTAAGAGTAACTAAGTCACCAGGTGCTATTTGATCTGCATCGATATTGACCATTAAATGACCGCAGTCATTACACTTAATGACTTCTACATTCTGTTTTTGTAATTCTATTAAATCTCCTACTTTTGGCATGTTATTTTTTCACCTCTTTACTAATTGCTTCGACTCCTGATAGAGCTCCACCATTCCAATCATTATTTCTTAAGAATGGAACAACAGATTCGTCAAGAATTCTTCCAGCTTTAGCGTCATTAATTACTTCTTCAAGACCTCTTCCTACTTCAATTCTGACTTTTCGATCTTCGGTTACAATTAAAAAGATAATTCCATTATCTTTTCCCTTATATCCAGGCTTCCATTTATCAGCTAATTTAATTGCATATTGTTCTACACTTAGTGGTTGAGTAGTTTTAACAGTTACTACTGCCACCTGAGCTGTTTGATCAAGTGCTTTTAAATCAGATTCAATCTTTTGTTTAGTTTCTTCCTTTAAAACACCCGACAGGTCAACTACATAACCAGTAGGTTCGGGCAATACCAATCCTTGTTGCACTTTAGTTTCATATTCATTAAAAGAAGATATAGGTTTTGAATTTCTAATTACTGCCGCTGATATTGCCATTCCGAATACTAATACAAAAGCAACTACAATTAATAGTTCAACTAATGAAAATCCTTTTTTCATACTATTTCACCTCCAAATCTACTTTAGGAGCTTGGCTAGCATCCTGTGTCTGAACCGTAAATAATGGCTTTTCTAAAAAATTAAATACTATAGCTAAAACATTTTTTGGAAATCTCTTAATATCAATATTGTAATCTCTAGTAGCTTCATTATATCTTTCACGAGCTACAGTTACTCTATTTTCTGTTCCAGCTAATTCGTCCATTAAACCTTTAACAGTTTGGTCAGCTTTAAGATTTGGATAATTTTCCATAATTACCATTAATCTAGATAAAGCACCTTCGAGTTGAGAAGTAGCTTGAACTTTATCTTCCGAACCCATTGGAGCGTTAGCATAGTGAGTACGAGCGTCAGCAATATCTTTATATACCGCCTGTTCATGTGCCATATATCCTTTAGTGGAATTAGCAAGATTCGGAATTAAGTCATAACGTCTTTGATATTGAGTTTCAACCTGAGACCATAAAGTTGATACAGTTTCTCGTTCGGTAACCATTGAATTATAGGAACCAGTTACCCAAGAAAATAACGACATGCCAAATATAACAATAGCAACTAATACAGATAAAATAACTATTTTTGTCTTACTCATTCTTATTCACCTCCTCAATTAATAACCTATCGACTTTAATAAATCTATTCTTTGAATTTGTAAATCCTCGTCTTCTTTATTAACTCGGTCTAATAAAGTTTTGTATACTTCCATATTTTTATTGCTTTTCTCAAATGACGAACGAACAATACGATCCGAGTATTCAATTCTATATGACGTATTTCTATATAATTTTTCGTCGATTGATTTAATTTTTAACCATACAAGGTCGTGGTCACAGTTATTAACTATGACTTCTTTTGGAACTTCCTTGGTAATAGTTTCTGTTTTACTTTTTGGGGCAATGATCATTCCTAGTAGGAATGCACAAAATATTACAACTATTGTTCTAGTCATACTCCATTTTTTATCTTCATTATATATATTATTCATAATTCTCTATTAACTTGTTAATTATACACTAATTTTCTGTTTTTTGCAATTTGTTTTTTAACTTATAGCGTCTTATCTTAATAAGAGCATTGCCAATGGCTAGTTTAGTCATACCAAAATGTTCGGACAATTCTTTATAGCTCATTCCTTTCTCTTTAAGTTCTAATATATTAGTATGTAGATTTAAAGTTTTATAATATAAACCTGGATTGTTATATCTAAATTTCCAATAATGTTTTTGACTGCAAAAAGAATGTTTACCATTTTTATATTTTCTATACCAATATGTATGAAATGGAGAATATTGTTTATTACAGTAACTACAAGTTAACATTCCTCGTCTTCGACTGGCGGCAGCTCTTTTTCTACAACGTTCAGAGCAATAAACCCACCTTCCGTTTGCATTATGGTTATATACTTTTTTACCACAAATTTTACATATAAATCTAAGTGCATTAAGTTTATTCTTTTTCTTTTCAATCATTTTTTTATGTATTTCCTCTTGTCTTCCGCTTGAATGACCTAGAACTTTTCTTACAATTTGTTCGGCTCTTTGTCTAGAAAAACCATATCTTTCTCCTATTTCCTCAAACCTCATTCCTTCATTAAATAGGTTGAATATTTCTATATCCCTTTTTGATATTATTTTTCTATTTTTCATATTATCGGCGACCCTTTCTTTTATCACTAGTTTTGATTTCAATTACTCTGCACATTTCCATAATACGCGAAACAATCCTATCACCAAGTCTTTCTGATAATTCGGATAAGGAATGATTACTAGTAATTATTGTTGGTTTCATATTTCCGTATCGTTCGTCAATTAATATATACATGGTTTCGGCTACCCACTCACTCGCTTTTTCAGCACCTAAATCGTCTAATACAAGAACTGGTAATTTAGCTAATCGATCAATAATAAGTTCGTTCTCGTATCCTTTACCGTCAAAATTTGCCTTAAGAGATAATAATAGTTTTGGTACTTTAACAAATTGCACACCTTCTACTTCCTGTGCAACCATAACTGCTAAATGTGTTTTACCAGTTCCAGCAGGTCCAAACAAATATAATCCTTTACCTTTATTTTTAATAAAGTCCAATATTGCCTCATATGCTTTTTTATTTCCGTCTTCAACTTTAAATTCAGGCAATTTCCAAAATCGTTCGTCTATACCAATATTAATAAATCGCTGAATTATTGATTTACATTCTTGGTGTATATCAGTTGCTACCCAATTATCAAATTCCCATTCTGGTTCGACTGGTTTATCACAAAAGGAACATTTATTCGGTTGTGGTTTTGGTACTTTAGATTGTTTATCTTTCAACAATGTCATCGTACTTTCCCTTTTCTGCTTGATCAGGGTGCTTATATCCTCCATTGATACCTCCTTTGTTTTTTAAGTAATTTGCTTTAGCTATATCTAAATCGCGGAATTTTTCAAATCCCCGTATTAAAAAGTCATACAATGGCCATTTGTATTTAAAGAAATACTTTTCGTCATTAAGGATTTCTGCATAGTTATCAATGGTTGTTTTAATATCTTCAATTGAATATCCTTCGGATAATCTCCCATTGATATGTTTCTCAATTCTTTCTCCTGTTGTACCAATTAAACTTTTGTGTTGAATAATATTTTTTGAATTCCAATGATCCAAAACCTGTATATATGTATCCTTTATATTATTATTATTTATACTATTATTATTTGGTAGGCGTTTTCGCCTAGTCTCACTTGGCGTTTTCGCCGAGTCAGAGTAGGTGTTTTCGCCTAGTCGGGTTTTCATCTTTCTGAATGTACCACCACTAGACTTAATAGTAAATTCAGCTTCAATTAAATCCTTATTTACAAGTGTGCTAACTGCTTTACTTATCCTATCAGAGTTTCTATCAAATATTTTTCCTAACTGCTGATTACTAAAATAAAACATTTCGTTACATGAGGTTGTATAATATCTGACAAATCCATAAATCTTAGTTTCTAAATCACTCAATTTATATTTATTTTGAATGTATATATAAAACGGTATAAATTCGGGTGCATATATATTTGGTAGATTTTCCTGTACTTTTTCTATAACTATATCTTTCATATTTTTGTATTTAATGATTCTGCCTTTATCTTTTGTAGGATTTTTTCTACTTCAGATTCAGCAGTAATTTCAATAGACTTTATATCATTCTTATATTTAACAAATTGTAAATCGTAGCAAATTGGGCAATATTGGTCGGGATAGTCACCAAACTCATTAGGATCGCTATGGTAACATTTGCTAAATGTTCCACTACATATGTGCCTACCACATCGAACGCACTTGGACATGTAACTACTTTCTTTACCACAAATATCACATACATATACTTCTTTTTCAACTTCTCTAGCTTTTTGTGCGGGTATAATTACTGTTTTTGTTTTAATCATATTTAATATATGGGGCTTGCGTCTTATCCTCCAAACATAGGAGTGGATAGATATTGGTTCGTTACCTACACCAAAACCCCATATAGATTTAACTTAAACTAATTAAACGGTATATCTTCAGTCGTTTCTTGGTTTTGTTTAGCTTTACTTTGTTGTTTAGGTGATCTCATGGATATAGTTCCATTTATATCAACATCATCAACATTATATCCTTTACAGTCTTTATTAGATCTCCAATTCGGACATGACCAGAAGATTCCACTTCCGTCTTTCCTTTGAAGTAAAGACATAGTTGCACCACAATTAGGACACTTAGGAGCAACTTGTGTAGGATCCATACCATATTTAGCCATTAACTCTTGTTGAGTTGGATATTGGTTTCTTGGTGCACCACTAGATTGAGCAACTTGACTACGAGTTTGGTTTACAACTTGAGGTGTTAATTGTTTAACATGACCTTTTTTAATCCATTCAGTAATCATTTTTGCTACCATATCACTTGGAAATAACTGATTAAGTGCGTTACGTTGAGCTTTAGACATAGCCTTTGCTGACGCAAATCTGTCTTCAACTTCACCACCGCTTCTAGTTTTCATCATAGTATATCCGCGAGCCATACCCCATGAACCGATCTTTCTCAGTTTATCGTAAGCATATGCTGCGACATCAATAAAACCATCACCTGGAATAACTTTTAAATCCTCAGTTACTGTCATATCAGTAATTCCATTGCGATTTAATTCCCACCAAACAGCTTTAGTCCCTTTCCAGCTCAATCCAGTAATATCTTTACCAGTGGCTCTATCAGGAAATGAATAAACAAATGTTTCCATATCTTGGGGACTAAGTTTACCTTCTAGTTCGTCAATCATTTGAACCTCGTCAACCGAATCCATAGCCTCATAGGCTGTTAATTCAGTTACTTCAGTTTCAGGCGTTTCGACTTTATTTTCTTTATTTGACATAATTTCTTTTCACCACCTTTCAAACCTTAAATTTAGAGAAATCTATCTCATTATATTTATTAATTATCAAATCAATTATGGATTCAATTTTATTTAAAACATACATATAATATTCATGTGTTGCAGTTGGATCATTAATAGTTTTAGTAACTAATGGATCCTCTGAAAAGAACCTAAAGGAATCAAAGTTATATAATATATTTGCAGCAACCATTAATGGAAGTGAGTCCTTTTCGAGTAATGGTGTTATGCCACCAGACGATATATTGTCGATTGTTTTAGCAAAAAATCCTGCTGATACCAGTTTTTCTATAATCGTTTGGAATTTAGCACTTCCTTCATTAAATTGTTGAAAGTTAGATTGAGCAAGAAAATCAGATAAACTTTGTTCTTTGTTTGTTTCCATTCCAGGACAAGATCCTTTAGCGTCTTCTTGAAATATCCACGTATCTTTAGTTTCTTTGGTATCTTTATTTATTTCCTTAATTCTACCACACGGAAATAAACGACAGATTAATGGTCTATCTCTGTGAACTGCACATATCCAACGATCAATAGAAACTCCGTCAATATGTTTTAATAAACTTTTTGGATCTATTTCATATTCTTTTTTAATTTCTTCTAATTGTTTGGGATCTTTAACAATTTCTTCAATTCTCGATATTACGCTTTCTATTTTCATAGCAGGTGACAAGAATGGACATTTACTTAGTTTTTCTGTATCCTGTTCAAAATTGAGAATAGCAACTGGTAGACCAGAAGAAGGACCAATATATATATCGACGAATTTATTTTGGATTATTTCTTGAGTAGTCATTCCTAGAGCATGTCTAAGACGAATCATATCATAGCTATTAATTAGAATATCGTTTTTGAAACAACATTTTCCACACATTGTACAGTCAAACTTAATCTTATCATTCATATTAATGGTTTTTTGTTTACCAGACTTAATGTCTTCTACAAGGTTTTTTTGCTCTTTTAAATTCATAATTCTCCATTAATTTTCAATTAATTATATCATAAAGTAATTTAGACCTCAATGTCTTAATCCTTTAATTTGCAGAATTTTACCAAATACAAAACCCATTCTTTCCATAATACTTAAAGGAACAGCTTTACAAACAGTTGTATATTTTGTTCCATCTGGCTTTTGGTTTATACTTTCAATTGTTTTTAATGACCAAAAGTATGAGTTTATATCTTTCACCCACTCTTTTATCTTTTGAGCATATAGAAACCATATTCCTTTAGTTGGAAATAGATACGCTAATAATGTACTTTCCGAATCATATATCCAACCTTTTCTACCAGATTCTTTGTTACTTAAATACTCAATTAAAATGTCATCATAATCAACCCGTCTCACTTTCTCGTCAATTATTTCCACATTACCATTATTAAAGTGTAAATGAACATCATGACCTTTATACTGTAATTCTTGGTTATTAATAACTTCTATTTTATTCAATCCTCTAAAGTACGTTTTATATAACGCATTGAACCTGTTTCGACTTCTTTCTTCAAAGTCTTTATCCTGTTTGTAATTGCGATATATCGGTAGCATTTTTGTCATTTCCCCATGTTGTCCACCCTTGACGTGTCGTTCTAGCAAAAAGTTCTAAGTATTTACCATTCGGACATAGTCTTTCTATAAGTGAATAGTAATAGTCTGGTTTCTTACTGTGGCTTGTTCTCTGTTCTCTATATACTGAACTTTCCCTAACTGATTCTGGTGGTGCGGGATATGTTCCTTTAACTCCAACTAAAAGTAACTCATGTTGTCCTCTTGCCCAATATCCCATTCCAATAATTTCTTTATCCCAAATCATATTAGTTTTGTATTCAAATCCCCATGATTCCATAACCTTTAAAGCCTCACGTAATTTTGGTGCTGTAGCCCATAAAAATAAAACTGCATTATCAGCAGAAGGAATCTGTAATTGCTCAATATCATTAACTTCCATTGTAGGATATTGATTTTCAATTTCTCTTTCAGCAGTTTCAGAAAAATCATATTTCCAAGGTGGATCAGCATAAATTACGTCAAACTCCCCATCTGGTAAATCGTTTGGTGACAATTGTCTTAAGTTATATTTATATTCTTTGACCATTTTTCTAATATCGCGAGTTGATAACTTATTCTTTTCAGCCAAATCTAATATTTTATCTTGTTCTTCTGGGTCTAAATATGCTACTTCTGTATGATCTTTAAAATCTAAGTCATCACGCCGGCGTGACAACTCAATATGTGCAGCTACTGAAGCAAAGTTTCTAAGGGTTCCATATGCAAAATCGGTTTCATCCAATGCTTGGCTATACTTTTCCCCATATTTATTTTCGCCATAGTTAAGCCAATCCCCAAGCCAAAAACCAACTGATTTATTTATATGTCTTAAGAAGATTCCACAGTTTTCCCAATCTTCAAATGTCGGATTTCCTATTGGTTCTAAACCATTTTTAAGTAACCTAAAACTCGAATATTCAATACTTTTATCTTTCGCTAATTTAGTAATATCATTAGTCATATCGATTATTTCCTTTCTTTTATTAGACCTAATTTATTAAGAATGGTAAGAAGATTTTTAACCACAAAGTCAATCTCTTCTCTTGTTGTATAACGACTTAAAGATAACCTTAAACTACCTTTAATCCATTCCTCCTCTAAGTCCATAGCATCTAGTACATGAGATACTTCTATACTACTTGCTGTACATGCTGAACCAGAAGCCGAAGCGATACCTTTTTCTGATAATAGATTTACTATATCTTCCCCATTCAAATCTTTAAATGCAAAAGAGGCTATATGTGGAACGCGTTGTGTTAGGTGACCAGTTAATATAACATTAGGAACTTGTGCCATACTATCAATTAATATATTTCTAAGTTCGGTGATTTTATCATTATGACTAAAGTCAATCATTTCAATAGCCTTACCAAGTCCTACTATGTAAGGCACATTTTCTGTACCAGCTCGTAATCCAAATTCCTGACCACCACCGTCTTGCTGTCTACTCATTGGTGTTCCATATCGTACATACAAAGCACCTATACCTTTTGGTGCGTGTATCTTATGTCCAGTAAAAGATAATAAATCAACACCAAGGTGATCAACATTACAATCTAAATATTGGATAGCCTGAGTAGCATCTACATGAAAATAAATTGGAGAGTGCGTTATATGATTTAACCTTGTGAGCATATCCCCTATTTCTTTTATTGGTTGGATTGTTCCTACCTCATTATTGACATACATTACTGACACTAAAACCGTATTTGGTTTAATTGCCTCTTCAATATCTTTTACCTTGACCATTCCATATTTATCAACTGGAACATACGTAACTTCTGCATTAAGGTGTTTACACGTTTCTAATACAGCTTTATGCTCAATTTGAGTAGTTATTATATGTGGTTTTTCATACGGAGAAGTTATAGACTCTATTAAACCTTTGTGTGCTAAGTTGATAGATTCGGTCGAACAGGAAGTAAATACGATTTCATAGGGTTTTGCACCTAAAAAATCAGCAATAATTTTCCTTGCATTCTCTATACCTACTTTAGCCTTACGACCCCATGAATGTGGCTCGGAAGCATTACCATACTTTTCCATAAAATATGGTTTCATAGCATTAAATACTTTTTTATCTACTTGTGTAGTAGCCGCATTATCTAGATAAACTTTTTTCATATTTCTGGATTCTTTAAGTTCCTAATAGGAATTAGACTAATTTCCTGTAAGTCAAACTTTTTTATTATTAATGTTCCATTCTTATCTATAGTTGACTCCTGAATAATCCCACCTATACCAAAGCAAAAATCAGGTGTAATAGGAATTGGACAATCTAAATTCATATATCCAATAGGTTTACCATCAAAGTTTTTGGTTACTGGTATTGTTTTATTCATGTTTGTTTTACCTTCTTATCATTTAAATACTGGAGTTCTTTCAATATTTCTAGTAGAACCATCTGTTCAAACTCTTCTTTTGAGTTATTAACAAATACTAACTTAAGGAACTTTCTTTGAATGTGTTTCCAAGGAATTCTGTTTTTCTCGAAGCTTTCCTTTCTAGTCATTGGTTTAGTTATCATAACATAGCCTCCTGCAAATAGAACCTTTCTGCTGGCAATTCTACAGCAATTAAGTTAGTTCCTAATTTATTAGCACAAACAGCGCCGTCTAATCCTATTTTGTTTTTCATTATAATTGGTTGGCCAAATTTACCCCACTGTGCCTTATAGGCAGGAGTATGACCAAATATAATCTTTTTACCCCAATCATAATCACTATTTATAAAGTCATCTCTAGCCCAAAGCATAGCATTTATATAAGTTTCATTTAATAAATGTTTTTCTATAGGTAATTTAGGTACTAATCCTCCATGCACAAATACATAATTATCATTCCAATATAGAAATTTAGTTTCTTTAAGTAGAAAATTTAAGTGATCTTCAGGAATTCCTTTTCTAACTGACTCTGATAAACCATATGATCTTAATGTATCTTTTCCGCCATTATAGAGAAAACAACTCCATTGAATATCCTCTTGATATTTCTGACCATAATATACCCAATTTTTTAAAATATCCTCGTGGTTGCCGTATAAGAATATCCAATGAGGATATTGCTTATGCCACTTAATTAATTGATCAACTACTTTATTGCTATCAGGACCTCGATCCATATAATCACCCATAAATACAACTATATCCTTTTCAGGTTTTAATCCTGCCTTTAGCAGTTTTTTATATAGAGCCATTAATTCGCGATAACAACCGTGAATGTCACCTACCGACCACACTTTATCTATCATATTATTTTTCCTTTTTCCTAGACGATCTTATAGATTTAATCTTTGCACGAAGTAGCTTATTATCTTCAATTCGCATTTTATCAAGACAATTTGGCGCGAATTTCATAAAGGACATTAATCGTACTTTGTCTATTACGATTTCTTTATTATTTCTAAGATCAACAAGAGCAACTTTATGTCCACGAAGTTCCCACCTATAATCTAGAAGTTTTCTTACTAACATATATGCCTCCTAACTGAGCTGAGTGTAAATAATTACACACTTAACTAATACTTCTTTTTTCTTTTAAGTCTTTCGCGTCGTTCTTCTCGTTTCTTTCGACGTACAGAAGCCGACATACCACCTTTTCTTTTACCCATACTACCAGTGTTGTATCAAATAAATAACTATTACAAACGGAAACCAAATAGGAGAAAATATTACGATTAGTACTCCTATTACGAATATAAATGAACTAATAATTGCAACTACTGCTACTATTAATTCAACTAAACTTTTAATTATACTTTTCATTTAACAATTTCCTCATAAATAATAGGGTGATTTTTAGTAGTCATGTTTTTATCTAATACCAATACCATTGTTTTACATTCCCCTATATCACAAAAGGTCAGTTCAATTGTCAATAATTTTTTATCTTGTATCTTTTTTTCCTTGAAACATCCTGCACGTAGTGTCATTCCACCAAACCGACTAATTGTTCCTAATAGATTTGCTTCAACTTTTAAATCCATATTAAGTATTTCCTTGTCTCTTTTTGATATCTTCAATTACTTCTACAGTAACTGAACTTAACCCATATACTTTGAAACTATGATACCAACTCCAAATATGGAAAATACCACTTGGATACTCACAATCTATACGTAATGATTGTGTCCCTGGTGCTACTGGTTCTCTATACATAAAATATATATCATCACAGAAAGCACAAATTTCCATATCTTGATTAGATTTAACTCCAACTACAGCAATTATTGTATATCCACTATCTTTATGTTTCTTCCTAGTCGGTACAATATATAAGGTATCGTAAACTGTTTCGTTATGAAAGAGATTTTTTATAACTGGTAAAGATAATAGATTTTTCTTATTAATATCCATATTACTTCTTAAATCTAATAGTTAATATTCTATCTTCTCTTTCTTTAGCACCTACTGGTATATTACCTGTTTCCTCGATATGTTTCTTAGCCTTTGTTATATCAAGACTTGGCTTAACTTCTTTTATAAATTCCTTACCAAGTATACTTAGAACAGCGTCAGGATCAATAATATCAATCTTTGTTTGTAATTTACTAACTGATACAGTAGCAATATCTGGTAATGATAATGTTTTACCTCCTTCAGGAGTTCTATCTACTGCTGGATCAATTAACATTGCCTTTTTAACTTCTTCTTTTATGTGTTGAATGGTACTTTCTTTAGATTCAATTACTTTATCAACGTCTTCAGTTATTTGCTGTCTATATGTCTTTAGTTTGATAACTTTATCCTCCATGAATTTGATAGCCCATAAGTATTTACGGTAAGCTATCAATCCTTTACCAGTTTCAATGGGTTCTACTTGAGGTTCTAGTTCAGAATCCATACCTACAAATTCGGATATAACTTCGTCATATTCTTGGTTTTCCATTTTTTCCTCCTAATCCTATAAGTTCTAACAAATTATTACCTATAAGTGTCCAATTTATTATTTGATCAAATTTCTTTAATATAATTTCATGACCTTTTAACGCATTTTTATATGTGGAGTAGCGGTGCATAAATGCTGTATTTGAATTAGTATCAAATACAATTGTTTCAAATAATAGAGGATTTCCTTTACCTATAAAATTGTGGTCTATACCTAAAAATACAGTAGATATAAAGTATCCATTCATTAATTTATCTTGTTTTACTATTCTTTCTTTTTTCTGTAAAAAATTCGACCAATCTATTATTGTGGAAGGTACCATATTCTTTTTACTATCAAGAGTATAAAATCTTATAGAATATCGTTTTCCAACATCAAGTTTTTCAATTGCTTCTCTCATGCTTTTTGCTGTATCTGCTTTTATATTATCTATTTCTTTCTCGGTTATTTTTTTACTTGTTGAGGTTCTTTCAATCCATATACCTTCATATGGTTGACCACACTCACCAGCAATCTTTTTATCAAGTTCGTCCATTCTATCCATAACTTTAGTTTCGTCAGTTGTTTTTAGTTCTTCTACAAAACTTCTTTTTCTAGTTGAAAGGTTAATTTCATAAATTTTCCAACTATTTTTATATTTCTTAGCAATTAAACCAGTATCTAAACTCATTTTTGATCCTTTCCTATTTTATTAAATTCTTTTCTTTTATCACGTTTAATCATAACTACAGGTGGTTGTCCTAATCTATCCATCATTTCATTAAGGAAATCTACTTTATGTTGGGGTTTCCACGGAGTATTAATTACACTATCAGTATCTATAATCTTAATTCCAAACTTTTTTTCGGCCCAATCAACAAAATCTTTATCACTCAATTCACTAAGAGATAGATTACCCCAGTTTCCATTTGGTAATTTTGCTCTAATGAATATGTAATCTAAATCTTTAATATTATATTTAAACATATGTTTCTATTGGACTTGATTAACTATTTAATTATATCACAAACTAAGTTAAATATCAACTGACTGTAGCTCTTGGTATGTATCGGATATAAGTTTTAATTCGGTATTAGATCCATCTATAATTGTTGAATGAACTTTAATGTTTTTTAAGGCTTCCTTATTTATACTAACGCGGTCTTCCCCATCAGTAATAACCATAATTTCCGACTTTTCAAAATCTTCTGGTGCCTTATGTATGTCGTCAATAGCAGCCAGAATTGCACTTTGTATACTTGTACCACCCCCAGAATATGGATTTCTAACGAGTGTGTCACACAACTTTTGTGCGTCTTCTTTAGTTTTGACTTTAATTACCTGACCTGGACTATCATCAAAGAACCGTAAGAAATATGTGGAACCCTCTGATATTGCCTGTCTAACTAATGCTAAAGCTACACCTGAGGCATATATATTCTTTTTACCTTGCATACTTCCAGATACATCGATTAGTAAATATAACGATTGCCTCTTTAATCTTCTAGATTGGTAATCTCTTACTAATAATTCTTTACGTAATAATTTCTGCATAAATATATCGTCATCGTATGCATATTGTGTTGGAACAAGTTTTAATATCTCCATAGGATTATCTATATTTTTAACTGACATTTCATTATCAGGAAATGGCACGCTCTCAAGTACCTCGTCGCGACGATATTGTTCAGTAACTTCCTTAATTCTAGCAACATAAAATATGTCCATTTCACGACTTGATAACTTATTGGCAATCTTTTTAATAATATCCATAATATTACCAATTTTAAGATCCTTATGACCAATGCCAGCATGTTTATTAAGATAATCTTGCAGATCTTCTGAATCAAACAAACCACTTTCAATGGTTTTTTCTATTTGGTCGACGTTCTTACGAAATTCTGTCATGTCTATAGGTAAATTACCTTCATCGGCACTAGTACCTTGTTGATCTTCTGATTTTGAACTCTGACGTGGTTGTTTTTGATTTTGCGGTTCGTTTTCTTGATTTCCGTCTGTTGAGTCGTCTTCGCTATCTTCCGACTGTTCCTCGTCATTCTGTGACGTCTGGGACGGTTGTTGTTGAGGTTGTGCCTGTTTGGGTGGCTGAAACATATTCAAAAACACTCGTAAAGCTTCCATTGGATCAAGTTTATTTAGTTCGAAAAACAGTTTAGATATTATAAAGTATCTAAAAAATCCTCGTATCTTATTATAAAAATCTACATTTTTCATTAAATCGCCAAGTTTAGTTAAGGTATAGAGACTTCTTACATCCTTAAATATCTCCCAGAAGCTCTTTAATAATCTTCTTTTACTGATTTTCTCTTTGAATAATGCATATGCGTCTTCAGCAAAGTCAGTAGCTAATGTCATATCTTTAACTTGGTTCATTTCGTCAACCATTTGGAATATTTCATTTCTTTCTTCTTCAGTTAATTTGGATTTAGTTATTCTCATTTGGTTTATCCCATTCTCCTAGACTGGATTTAAATTTACTTATACTCTTTCTTGACATTTCTTGGTGTTTTGTAAGTGCATCTTTGTATCCTTTTTCAAACTCAGAACCTATAAGGATTCCAAATTTCTCTGAGTCAAATAATGTTTCTATGTACATATGTCCTGTTGATTGAAAATAATCAAATGCTAATTTTCCTAATTTATAACTTCCTTCTATTAAGGAGTAATGTTCCTTCATTATTTTTTCATGTAGTATTTTAGTTTTATTTTTACTCATATAATTTATGGATAAAATACATAACAATAATCGAAATATTCTCTTACTAATTTACCACTATCCTGATTATGCCAAGGCGGTACATAATTACAAATGCCAAACTTCCGTTTTGTATCTGCAAAATCACCTTTCCATTGTTTTAAAAACTCTTCCGTGGTCATATTATAGAATTCACACCATTCTTTTGGCGCGAATACTTCAAACTCTTTCCTTTGAACGGGATTAATCATTATATACTTTTTATGATTTCTGAAGAACCAACTTTGGAATCCATATCCACAACCTAAATCTACAACTACCCAATCTTTAGGTATAAGTTTGGAAAGGTAATAATAGGTATCTGTGAAACCTAAAAATGATCCGTCAATATCACCACTATTTGCTTCTAATATCTTAATTACCTGATCTTTATATTTCGTTTTTATTAGTGTTTTATACAAATCCATGCAATTATTTCTTATTATTTTTTAGTAGATAATTAACTTGCCTTATATCTAGTCTGGATAATACATTTAATACTAAGTTAATAATATGTTGGAGTTTAATGTAAGGAGTTCTTCCTTCGTCCTCCATATATATTAGAGATACAACTCTCTGTAGCCTTATATGTTTCTTTTTATTAAACATATAGTAAGTGACTGCAACTCCAAAAATATAACTTAATATGGCAACTATACATATATAAATTATGTTCATAATTATTCTCCTTTAATAACTTATTTATACGATTGTCCATTCATTTTTATTGTCATTAGTTCTTGTGCAAGAAGTTCGGCTAAGTTGTTTAATTGTTGTGTATCTATATCCATTGTTAATATTCTATCTAGAAGTTTTGGCACTTCTATATTGAGCCAATCTATGATCTCAGGGTTAACTACTTTAATTTCCTCTCTTGTAATACCATCATCCAATATATTAGTATGAATTGTGCCAAACCTATTGATATAAGAATCAATAAAATAACACCGCAAACTCTCTCTTATTATATATTTTTTAGTTCCGTCATTCATGTTTGTCTCCAACTTTATCTATAAAAAAAATAGGATACTTAGACCTTACTTCTTCTATAGATAGTTCGCTACCGAAAATGTAAACAGCTTTATTTATTTCTCCAGAATAAACAGTCTTATCTAATAAAGTAAACACTTCGGGATTTGTCAATGCTACCCCTACCCTCGACATACCTATTTTGAAATCTTCTTCAGTAGGTTTTGGTACTACATTTCCTTTAAAGGAAGAGATTACAGTTATGGAAGTGTATGAATGATACTTTTTCATATTTTCTCCTTTAATTTTTCAATCATAGTTGCCACCTCTTATTCTCCTTTAACTCGTTTTCTTTAAGAGGATCCAAAGCTACTGTATTCTTTTCTAATTCTAATAAATGAACAACAATTCCAGTACTTTCAATTATTTTTGTACCATAGTGTTCTATAACTCTCCAAGGTATGTCCTGACCTGTAAGCACTAATACAAATACGCGTTTATCCTCTTTAGCTGTAGGGGTTACTAACGCCCACATATTAACAGATTCGTTTTGTATACCAAAATCGATAATATCTGCCCCCATGGGTAACCTAACTATTTCTGGTTCACTGTAATATCTTAAGTTATATTTATATATTTTTTTCATTTTTCTTTGGTTTTCTATAATTTATTATATTAGTTCTTTAGTGTAATCACCTAACGCTTTTAATATATATTTGGTAGCTTGTTTTCTTTCTTCCCCTTTAATATTGGCATAATGCAAACTATCTAATAAATAACGCAACATTCCATTTGCTATAGTCTCAATCATTGGCTGATAGGTTTCTTCTTCCATTAATTTTATTTTTGCCTTTTCTTTTTTTTGATATTGTATGCTCTTAGATTCTCTAGCAGAACCCCTTTTATATGTTTTTCTCATAGATCTATAACCTCACCTTCTATTGCCTCTGTTTTTCCATCTCCAAGTTTCTTTGTACTTGATCGTCTAAATAGTTTATCTCTATTAGTAGCAACTATTTCTTGCATACGTTGTAATAATTCATTTCTTTTATTTGTTGTTTTTGGTGTCGGACTATTCATTCTTTGGATTGATAAAATATCTTCACTAAGTTTACGCATTTTACTTAAGAATTCTTGGTCACTTAATGTGTCGAAATCTATTGGCATTTCGTTAATTTCCTTTTCAATTTCTTCCAAATCGAATAATACCTGTCTTTCTTCTTCAGCTTTACCTACACATTTCTCATACACAGCGTCAAATATTTCTTCCTCAATTCGTCTGTTAACAACACATAATATATATCGTAATTCTTCAAGATCAGAGTAAATAACTTCATCGCGACCATTAAGCAAAGCAGCCGCCTTTAAAACCTTTAAAGCTTTATTAGCAGTTCGTGGGGATATATACTTTTTACTTTCTTTAGTAAATTCTTCAAGGAAATTATCAAACGTATCAATAATAGCTTTTGGAAATGTAACTGACTTTGGATCTTTGACTAAATTGGCACATTCTTTTAGTTTGGCTATAGTTAATATCTTATTTGGTATAAAGTCTGGTTGGTCAATATAATTTTGATAAATCTTAGTTCGGTCACCTTTAGCTGTGCTTGGAACTACGTCACATTTGAATACAATACGGTCAAGAATAGCTTGAGTGACTTCGTTTTCACGTTGGTAATTAGAGGTAACAATTGCTGTATGAAGTTTAGCTTTAACCTGTTGAGAACCTTTCATCCATGTTCTTTCATTCAATACACCTAATAAGGAACGTAGTAATACGTCAGAAGCGTCAAAAAACTCGTCTAGGAATGCAAAATCAGCGTCCAAAATTGAGTTATTAGTATTGTGAACAATATTTCCTTTTTTAAGTTCAATAATATTTAGAGGTCCAAAAACATACTCCTCAGTTGTCTGTTTTGTTAAATGAATTTGGAAAAGTGAGGCACCTTCAATTACCGAAAAAGCATTAGTTGCAAATAAACTCTTAGCAGTACCAGCAGGACCCATCATAAGCATATGTTCTTGTGTGAGTAATGCATACATTAACTGTTTAGTCTCGCGTTCACGGTCAACTAATCCAATAACGTCACTATTAAATAAATCACTATCAAATAATTTAGTGGGAACTGTGGATTTCTTTTTCTTTTTCATAATTCTCCTATATCAGTATCAATTTAAATTTTCTTTATTAAATATTATATCATTTTTCAGGCAGAAAAACAACAGTATTTTACATGCAGTATGTTCTTGCCATCCAGTTTTCTATACCGCCATGGCTGATACTGAACATCATGGCTTGTATACTTGCCTCTGTATCAGTTCTTAGATCAATCTCCTCTAATCCCATTTGTTTTCTATGACCTAAAAAAGTAGCTAAATGATATTGGCATACTCCTTTAGCTGCTCCACTGTCACCAACCACCTCGTCACGACCACCAGACTCATGATAAATAATACAATCCATTAGTCTTATATCCTCAACTCCATAGATAGACGCATATTTAGCAACTAAATCTTTAACTTCAGTTGGCAAATTCTTTTCTGCATTGTTTCTATTAGTTATTATTGATTGTTGGTGAGCGTATATTGCTTCTTCTTTAGCTTTGGCTTCTAACTTAGAATTTAGTTCTAATATTTTATCTTTTAATTCTTGAATTTCTTTATCTTTATCTTTGATAAATCCTTCCTGAACTTTAATTACTTTAATTTGGTTTTCTGACTTATAAGTTGCTATGTATTCATATCTAAATTGAAAAAGTACAATACTTATTGTAACTACTAAATAGATAAAAGTTACTATTAAGACATAATATCCGCTAACCTCACTTTCCCCAAACCTTTGTATTCTATCCTTAATTTGTTTAATAGTGTATTTAGTTTTCTTATATAACCAAAGTATAAAAAGTACAACTTTAGTAAGAAACTTAAATATCAATATCAATACTTTCTCTACTATCTTCTTTATTATCCTTAATGTTGCTAAAAATAAACCTTTAATTATTCGGCCTATTCTTCGCCAATTTATTCGTATAAGTGGATCTTCTGCCTTTTTCATATAATTTATGCTCCTCGTTTTTTAGCCAATAACATTTTGTCAATAATTATACGAGCGTATTCCATGCCACTTGTAGTGGCTAATTGAACAGTATCGTATTGGCAAGGTTCAAACCAAATATCTATACCGTTGTGTCCTTTTATACCAACTTGATATTTGTGACCTTTCTTTCTGACAATAATGTCATTACCTTTATAATTAAATAACTTTTCTTTTTCCATCATTATTACCTATTAATTTTCTCAAAATTTCTTGACTTTCACATAATGTACATTCGGTTACTACTTCCACAATTCTCGCATTTGGGTTATATGTAATTTCAACACCACCAGTTATTGGAATCTCCTTTCCATCTATTAGAACTCTGTAGTTTCTGAGTTTAGTAGTATATTTCATATTTTTATAGTAATTACTGCCTTAACTGGTTCTAATATAGGATCTGGAAAATTGTCATTCCAAATCATATAACCACCACCACGGTAAACATATTTATATGTGTCTTTTAAATATTTACTTACAGTATTGTTGGTATTAATATATGTTCCTTTTATATGTCTAATCGCCATACCTTTATCATTGTAAAGTAAAATTTTCTTTTTATCTTTAATGTCACTACACATACATAAATATTTAGATGATGCACCTTTCACAACTGCTTTATGCAATTTATCCATAACAATCCATACATTTTTCTTATATATCGTTGTACCTTCAAGCTTATCTGCAATTATATCTAATTCTTTTAATCTATCTTTATCATTCATATTAAAATACAGGTCTATAACCTTTTCTTTCTTTATCTGAAATTAATCTTTCCAATTCTCTCTCAGCATCGTATTTATCTTGAAAAATCAGTTCCATACGTTGACCTATTGTTCCAATTAAACCCCAACGTCTTACTAGAATATATGAAGTAATATTTCCTTTTTTGTCTTCTTGGATATCAGCAGCCCAGAACTTATTATGTTCTTCTGATTTGTTCTCCCAATAAATTGGTCTTTTACTTGGTAATATTACCACCATACATTTTCCTAAATTTAACTCTTTATATAATGTACCATTCATTATACTGCAAAATTACCTATATCACTGCGTACATGATCACAAAATAAGCATTCTCCTAATCCTTTTAATATATCTAATCGTGTCCATTTTCCACATCCACAATGACCGGCAACATAACGAACTATTTTTGCATTAGTTATACTAGGAGATAATTTCTTTACTTCTTCCAAAGCTTTAAAAGCTTCTTCTTCACTATGATATTCTCCAATCTCACCGTCATTATGTTTTATCCACCATACATATTTTCTCATTTTGCCTCACTCTCTATTGGTGTACATTGGTGACTTTCATGATATATTTTATAGGCACGTAACAGTTCAATAGACTTCTCATATTTATTAGATAGTTCTTGATATCTATTTAATGCATATGTTCCTATACCTAACGTTCCAATTAGCACACCGAATAGGAAATACATAGTTGATACTAAAATTAACATTTTTATATTCATAATTTTTTACCTCCTTTACTTTTAAAACAACCACCAAATCCTAAATATCCAAATTCGTCTATCGTCGCTACTATTGCGGCTATACCTACTAATACAGCTACTTCAAAGTTAAAGAAGTGCCTAACTACTAAAAGTACTGATATATTAAGTGGAAAACTTAAGTAACTTGCAACTATATATTTATTTATTTTCATATTTTACCTTCTATCATTCATCAAAATTTGTACTAATTTCTTCTTCTTTAGATCCGTCTATTCCAAACTCTTCTTTTAATTTATTACCCCATGAATTGATTATTTTATTATTAATGTTATCTATTTTGCTGTTCTCTTTCCAACACTTTGTAATTCTAGCCATTTTAGGTCTAACAGGATAAATCTTACATAAGTTGCCTTTTCCTAAGAAAATACATTTCCCTTCATTATAAGTTCTTCTAGCTGGAATAAATTTACCTGCTAAATCTTTAATATTTACTCCTACAGGTTTAAGAAAATAAATATTTCCAAATGGTTGCTTATCAATAGCATAATACTTATGTATCAATTCATTCGGTGTAAGTTTCAAGAATTTAGCAACTTTTTTTAATTCTGACAGAGTAGGTATACAAGATCTACAATGGCAACAAAAACCACATTTAACACAATGATCTACTCCTCTCAAAGAGGCTGGTTTTAATCTCTTTCGCAGTGATTCTAATTTGTCATATGTTTCATGTTGTAAACGTAATCCATCTGCTAGTGTAGATAATAAATTAAACATCTCCATTTAAATCCACCTCTTTTTCTCTTTCAAACCAGGCATCTGGCAAATTTAATTCTAAAAACTGACCTGCCTTATTAAAATCTCTATATATCCATTTCAATATTACATTTCTCGGTGTCTTATTTGATATTTGATCTCTTAAAGTCTTTAGTCTTTCAAGTTTACCGAGCCATACGCGATTAATCATATTAACTGCTAATTTACTATCCGAAAACACACATGCTACGTCTGTTTTTATATTCTGGTTTATCCAATCATATGCTTTTTCAATAGCTATGAACTCAGCTTCATTATTTGTATGGTCACCAATATTTTCATGAATAATGACCTCATTTTCATATACTACGCATATTCTCGCGCTTTGATTTGCTTTTCCATTGTTATATGCTCCACCATCTACATAAAGTGTATGTATTTTCATGATTTATTTTCTTTCTTATGCTTTTCCATATATATTTTATGATATCTTTTATTTGCTTCTCTTTTTTTATTTCTCCAATTTTCATCATTTTCCCACTTATTGTGATAATAATTTCTCATATAAATCTTTCTTCCTGGAAGGAAATGGTACCACCATTTTCTATAGCATTTTATGCACATTCCTCTAGATCTGTCTTTCTTCTTTGTTATATCTTTATGGCAAACACTGCACTCTTTAGGATATAAAACACTTCTTATACTATTTTTAGTTCTGTTTTTTCTGGTCAAATAGTTCTTACAGGCAACACAATATCCGCGTGAATGATTATTTTCAGTAAGTGGTCTATTACATGTTTTACAATTTTTACCAAGCCAGGAACTCATATCATGAGGAGATTTTACTCTCTCTGGTATTCCGCTCTTTTTAACAATTTGTTCAACTCTTTGCCTACTTATGTTGTTTAACTTGCCAGTTTCAGCATATGATCGCGTTATTTTAAAATCAAATAATACTTTATTTCTATCGCATTTTATTTTATAAGTCATATCGTTTTTCTCTTTTCTTTCTATTAACCCAATCAGATATGTCAAACTCAGTTTCAAAATCCGATTGAGGTAACTTAGCTACAAAATCGTATTTAAATGTATGGTGAAATCTTACGGCGGTTTCTCTATCAGTAACTGTCAACAATAGAGCTAAAGCAAGCTGTGAAGGTCCTGAACCGTGATAGCCCCATAAAAATCCATCAGGACTATGGTTAATAACCATCTGACTTCTAACAGGTGATAATTCCTTACCGTCTACTTTAACTATTTGTGTTTTATATGTTCCTTGTATTTTCATTTAATATTAACAGTATTCCATAACCAACTTGCATAGGTTAATTTATTACAACCGTTACATCTTTCATTATCAGCTCCGTTTGCGTGTATACCACAATCTTCTTTGCAATTACATATGGAAAGTTTTATTCTTGGATAGTTGTCTATAGTATAGAAATATCCTTCGTCTGTTTTTATTATTCTTGCTAATATAAGTTCTTTACTATTCATGTTTTCCATTATTCGTTATCCTTTTTAGTAATATCCTCTCTCTTAAAACAATTAGTTTTTAATTCTCCCCATTGTTCTTTTCTTTCACTTTCACAATACCATTCTCCTACTCCTGGTATAGATTTTATCTGTACGTATCTATCAGGCATATAAAATAGATAACGGAATAAAACCACTACACCAGTAACAATTACTATTGTTGTTATTATTGATACAATTATTGCTACGTTATTATTATCGTCGTGCATATTATTTTCCTTATAAACGAACTTCATAACAAGTTTTAAAAGTAGGTTTACCAATTCCCCATTCTTTGTATTGGTTACAAAATAGGCTTCTATCATTATAAAAGTCCCCACTATTTATTGGTGCCGATATGGCAAGACAGACAGCCACACTAATTAGTATTACTATAAATACTATGAGTATCCAAGCTTCTTTCATATTATCTCCATATAAATTTATTACTTTTCATTGTTAAATTTCCTATTAATTCTCCAAGCTTCTTAGTTGTCACTATTTATATAATCTTCGTAAGACAACTCATTAAAAGTTATTTTTTTTCCTACTCCAACTTTAATAATATTATTTTCTACCTCTATTTTTCCACTATCTGATCTGTTTTCTCCTGCCCAATAAATAACCCCAGACAACTTAATATCTTTTGGTGCAAAAAAGTTTTCAATTAACCAATGTAACCACTCAACATAACTATAGAAGTTTTCACTCCCGTCCCATCGTAAATGTTTCCCGTCTTTAGTTATTTCCCATTGGCAATAATAATCAGGTTTAGACTTATCATTTCTGTGATCTGCTTGGTGTATTTTTTCAAACTTATTAAATTCATTGAGAGTAACTTGGCGACTCAAATTTAACTTACCTTCAAAATTAGTATTGTAACCCATAATATAATTCCCCCTTAAATTTATTACTTGGTTGATTTCTTACAGCCTCCTTTTTCACGAACCTTTAAAGCAACCCATGCTTCATCTGTCTTAGTACATACGTTATAAGAAAAACCTGCTATAGACGGTCTATCAAACTCATCAGGTAAAACTATATCCCAAAATTTTCTTCTCTCCTCCCATTCTTTATAAGAAACTCTTGAAGGCTTATCAGTTTGATTTTGATAGTGATAATCGGTTAATTCACCCTTAAAAACTCTACGTCTTAACTTGTCACTCACACCGAAAAACTGAAGATAAATTTCCCCATTAACAGGAAACGCTACAGCAGAAGTTTCTAGATTAAATGGACTTCTATACCCTTTTAACGTTTCTTCTTGTAGTTTGTATAAGATTTCTAGATATGTCATATTTTCTGTATACAAGGCGAGCTCTTTAGATATTTCCTCTATAAACTCTATTCTTAGTTGTTTGAGTTTACCTAGTAAAACCTCAAAACTTGTTCCATTCCATTTATATGCGTTATATATTTTAGTGCTCATTGGTTTTTCCTTTCACAGCAACATTGCTGGCGAGTGTATACTTGTTCTTTATTCATTTACTTTTCCTTTTCTGAACTTAATAAATTGGCTTTGAATTGGTCTTTAAGACTGACTATACTTTCTAAATTAAAGCGAGGGTTTTTAAGCAGCCATACCACAAACTCGTCTAATATATCCATACAGGCTTTAGTTTGGAGGGCGGAGAGTTCTTTAATCAATTCTTTATAGTATTCCTCTCTTTGGAGAACAGAACAGTAACTATCGCTATACATAGAACTTGCATGAATACCATTATTATTTAAGACTTCTTCTATTTCCTCATTAGTTTTACCCTTTCTTAGATATTTTGCTTCTTCAGGTGTAACTAGAAATCCGTATGGAATGTTAATACCATCTTTAACCATTAATTTTATGCAGTTCCTTATCATTAGTTTATTTTCCTTATATTAAACCAAATACTCTTGCTCCAATAATTAAAAGAAACACAATAGTAAAATATCTAAAACAATGTTCATTAATTATAGAAAGTAATATAGCTATAAGTATCATTGCATAGTAAAACCAATTCATACATTCCCCCATATAAATTTATTACTCATTGGTTGGATTGCTTTCAGCATATTAAATAAATATTCTTTCCAACCGGCGAATTTAATTCCCCATTACAAGTGCTATCTAAAAGGTTTCCATAATTAATTACAGATGTTGCTAAAAACATTTATTTCCCCTCCTCCGGTGTAGTTTGTTGAGAGAGATAATCGGGTATTATTTTGTCCAACTCCTCCAAGCAACTACCGCAAAATTTTTGGTCTTTTTCATCTCTATTAGAAAAATCAAATTGACTACAGTATTTTACAAACCCCTCAACCGCTTCCCTTTTTATTTTTCCCTCATCAAGATTTAGGTAGGGTAAGAAGAATTGCCAAATGTCATTGAACCTATTAACTTCTTGTGCGTTATAGATTGCACCAGTTCCCTTTTTTCCTTTACCACCTACCTGATTTCCTCTAAAGTCAAAAAACTTTGCGAATTCTTCCTTCACTTTTTCCACATCGATCCTTTGGATTATGCTAGGAGTAATTTTCTCAATTATCTTTTGTGCTTGTCGTTCTATCAACAGTTCCGAAACTGCGGTTGTTACACCCATTGCTTCTTCTTCCGCTCTTAGTATTTCTTTTATTTCCTCAACCCTAGTGGTTTTATTTAATTGTTCTTTAGCTTTGTTGGTCATAATTTTTTATTTATATAATTAAACCTTAAATATTGTTTCTTTATTTTCTGGATCAACCATTTTCTTGAAAGTATCTATTATTGGTTTAAATCTTTTATCTTTTTCAAGTTCTTCCTTAGACATTCCTTTCATTTCTTCCATAGTTTTCTCAAATTTTTCTGCGACTGTTAATGGTTTTTCGCCAGTAACTAATCCTTTAACAAATTCCTTTGCCTCTTCTGGTACAGAGAACTCTATATACGCATAAGTACAATCAAAATCATCATCATAATCACGAATATAGTTAGGGTGCTGTTTTAATATATCAAACACCCAAAAGTATCCTTCTCTATTTCCGCCACCATTTCTTGTATATAAAATTATCTTTGAACCATCCTCATTTAGGTAAATATCTCTAAATCTTCCTGTTGGATATTGTTTATTCTCTATACAATTATGAATGTATGTTTCTCCTGCCTTTGTCATGCCTTCGTCATATGGAATCCACTCTTTTGGATAACTAATTCCTTTATCATTATCTAAATCTAATATCTGTTTTAATATTTCTGCTTGTGGGTTCATCCCATGTAGCATATTATAAAGACTCATAATTCCTCCAGTCTTAACTTATTAGTTACTTCTTTTAATTTTTCTATAACTTCAGGACTATCAAATAATTTAGATTTAACAGCTGATTGAATAGATAACAGTATTTCCATACTTTTAGCTTCAATATCTGTTTTCAATCGGTCAAACGAAAACCATATAAACATTGGATTTCCAAATGTATATGTTTGGGTTATACCAGTAATTTGACCGCGTTTATCTATATCTTCAATTTTCTCAACGACACAAATGACCCCAGCGTGTGCCATATTTTGATATATAGTATCGCCGTCGCGTTTGATTGTAACTTCAATATTCGTCTTTTCTGATACCTGTTCTCCTGATTGGTTATATATTTTATTGATACCAGTCGGTTTTGCCTCATTGCCTTTTAATGTTTGGTATTCATCTTCAAGGTGCTCTCGTTCCATAATTACTTTTCTACGTCTTAATCCATTCTCCATTTTTTGAGCCTGTGATCTAATATGGTGTAGCCTTTTAACAATATCTAAACCGTTTAGATTACCAGTTTTCCTAGCATTATCCATTTCCTCTATACATTTATCTACGTTGTAACAAATAGTTTCTTCGTATTTCATATTTATATCTTAATAGCTTTTACTGTTAAACTTTTAATTTTCTTAGACTTACCTTTTGTTTCTTTTAAGAACTTTCTGTACTCAGCTACAGCACGTCTTATTGCGACTGGAAAATCCCAACCAGACATTCTAAACTCTTTAGATACTGGATACGGTAATTCTGCTGTAACTGTGACTAAATAATAATTCATAATTACCTCACAAACCTAACATTATGTATTCTTTGTGGTCTAACTACTGGTTTCTGTAAGTACGGTTCAATCTTATCAATATGTTGTTTAGCTTCTTCCATAGAACTAAATAGATCTTCTATTTTATTACCCTTCGGATCAGTTATTTCAAAGTAGAACCGATAATCCTCAATCATACAATCTTTATATGGTTCTATCCAACGTGCTGTATCAGGATATACTGATTTAATCCTACGTTTTGCCTCTTGATCTACTTCTCTCTTTTTATCCTCTTCAGTGCCACCAATTTCTAATAATGCCTTAATTTGTTTTCGCAGTCTTTCATCTTCTGAATGAGCATATACAATAATCATTAAGAAGAAGAATGCTAGAAATACACTATGCGTTAGAGCCCATATTATAATAGTTGTTTCAGCAATAATCCTCTTCGTCACTATTGTCTGCATATATATCTATACCTACCTTTCTTAAAGTTTGAGCAATAACAACTTTTTCTTGTTTTCTATCACTTCTTTTAATATAGTCTTGAAGACTAATATCTTCTAAATCCTCTTTAGTAATTGGAATATCATTAAACTTTTCTAACTCTCTAAGTAGAGTAGTATTAGTTGTATTTTTAATAGGTAAATTTATACGCGTACAGTTATGAGTTTTGATTGTTTGTATATGTTTCATTTTTCATTTTCAATTTAATATCAATTCAAAATTCTCAACTTACAACGACATTATATCACAAACTTATTAACTTTTCAATAATGGGTTGCCAATTCAGAATTTCATTAGAGCACATTCGCGAGCTTTAACGAATATGCTCTATCAAACTCCAATTGAGTTATTTATCTATGTTATCTTCAAAGTATTCTTGTAGATTACGTGGTAACCTTTCACCGCATAAACGACAAGCAAAATAAACTTCCGAAGTCTCAGCCCCATCAAGTTCATCGTCTATATTCCAATTACCTTTATCATCTTGTGTATAATAAATATAGTTTGTACAACCATCCTGTACAAGCATTAAATTGTTCTTAAGATCTTCTCCACAATGTGGGCACTTAAACTCTAATTCTGGTTCTGGTGTTGGCATATACTATTCACCTCCTACTATTATTAAATAATTACTTTAAGAGTCTCATCTGATAGGTCAAATTAAATTAACCTATCAGTCAAACCCTTAGTCTACTGGCAGTTCCTCTATAAATTCAGTTATATCTTCCTGTTCTTCTTCAGGTAATTTGTTAAATATTTCTACGTCTTCGTCAGAATCCCAGTCCCAGTCACTTTCGTCTTCACTGAACCTACCTACATTATTATTTTCTACTTCCCATTTGGTACAATGAAGTAACACCCCACCATCTAGTTTGATTGTGTAATTAGTTACAACTTTTCTATATTCTGTACTTTGTTCTATTACTTCCATTTTTAATCACCTCTTCCTAGTTGTCACGGCAACATGATAAATTAAATACTTTAATCATATACATATAATGGATCTTTTGTATGTATCATCCTATAATCTTAAGTTCAATCTCATCTTTACCTATATTGTTTTCCCATTCTTCAATCAACTCTTCATTGGTGTAATCTTTATAACCCTTATACCCATTCATTAAGGTTATAGATAAATAATCCTCATTACCTAAAAAGTGTTCAACTTCGTCCTCTATGAGTTCGTCAATAACTTCTTCTCTAGTCTTTTCAACAACTTCTTTATTTTCGGTTTTCATAATTAACTCACCACCCTTCAATAATTTTATACACTTAGAAATTAATCACTATACACTTGCGAGATTTAACAAGTGTATAGTGTCAACCTCTAAATTAAAAAATCAGGCTAAATTAACTTAAAGAATAACTTACCAACTTGAACTATATGAGAATTCTCCACCTTCAGCGATAGCTTCCTCACATATTTTCTTAGTTAGTTCTAGATCTGCAATATAATACTCATCGTATCCGGTAGATCCGAAAAAGCAACCTTCAGTTGTTGGTAACAATTCTTGTGCAACAGACGGATCTTTTATATATCTACCCTTTACCATTATTGGAATTTTCTTACCGTTTTCATCAAAATTATATCCATTCTGGATTTCTCCTTTAACCAACTTTGACGCATTAAGAACTTTATTTACAGTATCCAAAAGGTTTTGTAGATTTTCTGTAGTTACATAATATTCTTTGCAGTCGTCATTTCCATTTTGGATATTATCAACAAACCATTTATGGATTGCATTAGCTTTACGCCAATAGCCAACTCTTTCAACTATTTCTGTTATTCTTTCTTCCTTTATTACTTTAGTTGGAAAGATAACGCCCTTCTGATTATTTGGAACTATTATTTTTACTCTTTGTTCTGGCTTACGGTATTCGTTTCCAATATATGTTTTCTTATTCAAATACATGTCTAAACCCATATATATTCTTTCTGCCTGATTTTGTTTTCAACGTACAACTTAATTTAATAAAATATTTTACCTATTAAAGGTTATAATTCTGCTTCAAATTCGCATTTTCCTTCCTTCTTAACGCATTCTAAGATTTCATTTCCTAATCCTAATCTTGCATACCACTCTAGTAACTCTTTTGCCTTGTTAAGGGGAACGTTTAATTCTTTAACTATCATTTCATCGTTATAACCATTGTTATCTTTAAAGAATTTATCTAATTTATCTTTATATTCTCCTAATTTTTTAATACATTTTCTAATACCTTTTTCTATACTTTCTAGATCACTTGTCTCAAAATAATAGTTAAGATAATTTGGTTCACTTTCAATACCTCCAAAAAAACTTGCGTCATTTGAGGCCTGAACACCAAACCAAAACTTTCCTTCTATATCTCCACTATAATATCTACCCATACTTATTCACCTTCTTTCAATTAAATTATTTACTAGCCACAAGGTAGAATAAATCTACCCTGTCCGCCAATCTATAATTGACCTAACATGTAGTAGCATGAGTTAAGTTTGTGTTCTATTTCCTCTGATTTAATTCCTGCTATATTGAACAAACTTAATATACTTTTATACTTATCTATGAGACCTTGAACATATTTATAATTGCTCATATATTCTCCTAATTAAATACTTTAGAAATTCATCAGGAACTATGAATTATCATAATTCCTGTCAACCCCTAAATTAAAAAATCAGGTAAAAACAATTCAGTGATTATTTTTCTTTCTGTTCCATAAGAATGTTGCCTACCACATCCCACTCTGCCAGTTCGCCTAATAGAACATTACCTTTTAATACATTGAAATGTGGATTTCTAACGTTTTTTTCATTAAAACGTGCCTCCTCGTCACCCCACATTGTACATTTACCATAACCCAATCCTTTATAATAATCGGTTGGTATTATTTCAACAAATGTACACTGAAGTATGCGGTATAGTTCCTCTAAACTCTTTTTCTTTTTTGAAACACCTAAATCTTTTTTAGATCCGTCTTGCTTTAATAAAATATATTTATACATATAAATAGACCTTTCTACCTGATTTTATTTTTAATGTGCTATCTTAAACTTTTAATCCCACCACAATCTAACTACAACCATATTTCCGCCTATTACTGGTATAATTGTATAATCATATTCATTAGCCGACATAGCAATTTTTCCTATTGCTAACGCTCTCTTATCAATTCCCAGAAGACTGATAACCAAAGTGTCTCTTTCATTCTTCCAGTAATTTATACCTTCTATATCTACAAAATTATAAACACCGACCTCTTCGTCTAGTAGTTCTTTCAGCACTTTTCCACCTGGACAGTTATTAAACTCCTCCTCTATTTTAAGTGAGCTATCTTTTATATTTTCTTCTGTTAAACGCATATATTTATTCACCTACAATCTATAATAATTTAATAAGATACTGATACGAAGCAAAGGGCGAGGATTTGCACCTCGCAAGTCTTATAGAAAAGGATCAATTTTTCATCAGACTACCTGACTATTTCGTCTTCCGACTATTGCGTTACTACTTCCGCCACCTTTGCTTCTTATCAGAACCTCATCAAAGTAAATATAATGTAAGTATATTCACTCTATCAAACTCTTATAATTACTAGCCAATTATTGTTAATAATCCCGCCCACTTGCAGACTAGCGAACAAATGGGCGAGAGCTAATCTTATTACTTGCAATTATTCATTATTCCAATGTTGTATGTTTATAAACGCCGTCCATTCTTAAATCGTCAATAAGACGTTCTGTATTTTGATATAAAATCTCAGTATCATTTATCTGTTCCAACTTTTCATATAGTTCGGTTGGAAAATTTTCCATTGACACATTTTGTACCTCTTGTGTTTTAGCCCAATTAGTTATTATCTTTTTTTGACTTCCTGTTAGTTTTCTCATTTGATATCACCCCCTTAAATTAATTTTATAAACTAACTACAAGGCGTAGCTCAAACTCTACGCCCTGTACGCTAATCTACAATATAGGTTGACTTGAGCATTTACTGTTATATGGGTAATTATCTTGCTCTTTTTCAGTAGTTAAACATACACAAGTGCTATAGAGTAAATGCCAATGCATATCCATACCGCAACCACCAACTTTTACACTATCCCATGACATCTTATTGTTATAGCAAACATTGAGTAGCATATTATAGTGTAGAGTATTGAAATGTCTTAACATACCGGAACGGCTAACAGTCATAGAACAAACGACATTACCTTTTTTAATATCTTTTAGATAGTTTCTAGCGTCTTTTTTAAAATCTTCAAAACCATAATATCTGTTTTCGCCTTTTCTTTTATCAAAAATTGCTTGTAGTTTTTTATCACTTTTCATAAATTATTCACCTCCTTAAATAAAAATTATTCTTTAATTAGTGTCACTCTTATGAAGTAACGAGCTAACTTTGATTGTTCCAGCGTCAATAAGTCTATTTCGTTGCATATAGACAATCTCGCTTATTTTTTCCATTCCTATACTTGTGACCGTTCCTATAGCTTCGGCAATCGCCTTTTTTGCCGTTTCTTTTACTTGACTATTCGTTACGCGTAAACCTGTAGACAACTCGGATACGTCCCAGCTTTTATCGTAAATATAGGACTTATGAACTACAAAAGTAAAACCAAACATATCAAAGGCATGAAAACCTTTAACTTCTTGTTGTATTGGTTTATCCCGATTACCGTTATCTGTTACTGTAATATTAAATGTCATTTTTTTCATATTAAAAACCTTTCAAAAATTTATACTAATTCAAACTTTTTATACCTTCCACACTTTTGGCAATATTCCACTTTATATACTTTCATAAGCGGATTTTGCCATTTATAACTTATTATTATAGGTTTTCTACATTTACACTTAATCATATTTATAAACTCATTACAGCTCACAGTCTTTATGAGCTGTATCAATCTCTAAATTAAAAAATCGGGTTAAAATAACTTATTGATTAAAAGAATGCACAAGGTACTTCATTGTTTGCAGATAACCCACTAGGAACGAAACCCAACTCGTCTTGCTGTATCTGTTCTTCATAACTCAGCTTTCTTTTTCTACCCAAAAGGTTAGCTTCCGCTTTTATAAATCCCATTCTTTCCCCGTGTTCCTTAGAGAGTTTAATGTTTTTTCTAATCTGCTCTCTTTCTTCTTCAGTTTTGCAATCTTTAATGTATTTTGGCATTTTATTTCTTTCTACCCGATTTTATTTTCAACGTGCTAACTTATTACTCAATTACAGTTATGTATATATTCATTTCCCGATACCTTTGCACTATTACATAACATAACTTGCTCGTTATCTATGTGCTTCCCTATCGCTCTGTTTAGTGCAAACATAAATAACATGCTAACTGCTATCATAAGGGCGGTATATAAAATACTCTTGCTTATGCTTCCGCCTTTAATCTGACTATAACGTTTGCTTGTTGCTATCATATATAATCCCCTTCTATAACTGTTATCTATATACATAAGGCTATATAAATATAGGTATATAATATACTCAATAAATTTATTATAATTGTCAAAAAAATAAAAGACTTGATATATCAACACAAACCAACCACTTACTATATACATATTGCTATAATGTATGTAGTATAGTCTTGCATAGACATATCAAATGCTAACTAACTTGCTATCCTAATGCCTTATAAGTAGCTCTTACAATGGCACTTAAGCTGTATTTTAGTGCTATTTCATATATATTATGACTTATAGCATAAATAGCCCTTTGTTCTTGTGACAATCAAATCATGCGGTTGCTCTAGGGGTAAACCTTCAAATCAGTTTAACCTATAGCACACATGGTTATTGTTTATTCTATTGTTAAAGTACGACTATGAGAAGTCAACGCCTTTGCCACAAATATTGCAGTAGCCACCTGGGTTGAGGTTTTCTGATCCGTGGTTGCAATGTTGTGATTCTAAATGTGAATGATAAACTCTTGCGTCACGTTCTTTATTTGCGAAGTATTGTTTTTGCCAACCTTCTCTAGGGTTTGCACCTTGTGATAGTTCTATACAACGAGGACAATTTAAATCGTATCTCTTAAATGTTCTTGTACAACTTGGGCTATGTTTGGTTGTTGTTTCAGCTTTCATACTTTAAGTTTACTACCATAACGGCGGTTGTCAATATACATTTTGACTAAAATTTCAAAGCTGGTCATACCTGTATATGTACTACTACATTATTGCTGATAACTCACTTTATGATCATGGTATATCATGTAAGACTATGATTTGGATTACAACTCGCTTTATGACTTGCGTATATGTGATAAAATAAGATTAAATAAAATTCGGTTTGCATTTATATTATTAGTTATTGATTAATTAGTTAATAAGTGATATAATAATTATTAATTTGAGCCACTGTGGCGGAATGGCATACGCGTACGCCTTAGGAGCGTAATTCTAGAGGTTCGACTCCTCTCAGTGGTACCATGCGTGGTTAGCTCAGTTTGGTAGAGCAACGCTTCTACACAGCGAAGGTCGGGAGTTCAAGTCTCTCACTACGCACCAAGCGGAGATAGTTTAACAGTAGAACACGTGTTTCATAAGCACGATTATGTTAGTGCAAATCTAGCTCTCCGTACCAATAACTAGGTGTAGGAAAATAGACAATCCGCACGGCCTGGGACCGTGAGATTGCTGGTTTGAGTCCAGCCACCTAGACCATGGAAACTTTGCCAATGTGGTCAAGGCGCTCGCCTGAAGAGCGAGTTATACAAGTTCGATCCTTGTAGTTTCCACCAATATAGCGGGGTGTGAGTAATAGTAACTCGTGGGTTTCATAAGCCCGAGATTTGGGTGCAAGTCCCAACTCCGCTACCAAATTATATGGAAATAGTTAGTACAGACTTATATCAAGTTGCTCTATATATCTGTTACGGGGGTAAAGTAAAGAATTTTAAGGGAATGGGAACCACAAAGAGTGGCTATGCTAAAAAGTATTTCTACGTAGAAATTAGTCCTTTTAGGAAATGGTTAGCCGACAATATAGGCATAGTACATTACACAACATTTAAATGGGCAAGGCAATATGCAAAGAAGTTAGATAGAAAACAGATACCTAATAGGTTATGCTGATTTAGCACAATGGCAGTGCGGTCGTCTTATAAGCGACTTATAGTGGTTCAATTCCATTAGTCAGCACCATAATAATATAATAAGGTCCTTTCGTCTAACAGTAGGATCTTAGGTTCTCAGCCTAAAGACGTGAGTGCGATTCTCATAAGGACTACCAGTAAGCGCCATTAGCCCAAATGGCAGAGGCGGTAAGCTCAAACCTTGCTCATGTGTAAGTTCGAATCTTACATGGCGTACCATTGAAAACTGAATAGGCTCGTTATGGGCAGTGAACCATTAGGGACTAGGAGTCTAGTAATATGTTAACTAAACGGTAATTGCAATCTATTACCACCTAGAGGTGTACAACTCTGCAAGTCAAACCTTGCCGAGCCTACTTAGTTTTTAAGTTTATATGAAGATTAAAGAGATAACAGAAGATCATATTCTATTTGATAATGGTATAAAAATAACTTATTACCATAATCAAGATTGTTGTGAAAATGTATATGCTGATTTTAGGCAGTTATTAGATACTACAATATTAGTAGAGGATTTTAAGAGATTATATATGCAGGGTATAAAAGATACAGGGGTAAGACTTAATGGTTATTTAATACCTTGTTATAATTACCAAAATGGATATTATTCTAGTGATTTAACTATAATAGTTAGTTATCCAGACGGTAGAGTTAAAGAAATAGACGCCAGTAGTTTTGTGGAAGATCATATAGATTAAGCTTCTATAGCTCAACGGACAGAGCACTCGTCTTCGGAACGAGTAATGGGGGTTCGATTCCTCTTAGAAGCTCCATGCTTCGGTAGCTCAGTCTGAATAGAGCAGCCGCCTTCTAAGCGGAAGATCAAAGGTTTGAATCCTTTTCGGAGCACCAATATAATATTGCGGGTTTGTAGCTAAACGGTTACAGCAATCGGCTCTTAACCGAGAGATTGAAGGTTCAAGTCCTTTCAAACCCACCAAGAACCCATGGCTTAGGGATTGAGCAGCGGCCTTTTAAGCCGCCTAGGAAAGTTTGAGTCTTTCTGGGTTCACCAAGCCGCCGTATCCCAACGGCAGAGGAAAACGACTTAAAATCGTTAAAGTAGTGGTTCGAATCCACTCGGCGGTACCAGGGTGCTGTCGTCTATAGGTAGGATCCTAGATTTTCAGTCTAGTGAACAGAGTTCGATTCTCTGTAGCACCACCAAATAAGAATATGGAGGATTAAACCGTAATTGGTAGCGGCGCGGTCCTGAAAACCGTGGTGTCACAGCCTTATAGGTTCGAGTCCTGTATCCTCCGCCATATGGGTTATTAAGTTAACGGTAGACTGGTGCCCTGTCGAGGCATAAGTAGGAGTTCGACTCTCCTATAGCCCGCCAAATAAACTCTGGTAGCATAGTGGTAGTGCAGTCCTCCGATACAGGAAAGATCGTAGGTTCGATCCCTACTCAGAGTACCAATGGAAGTGAACTCGAGGTCGGCTGATCGTGCTTGTTTGCTAAACAAGTTTACTGTGAGGTAACGAGGGTTCGAATCCCTCCACTTCCGCCATTAATATGAAACAAGTAAAATTAAGTTATAATAATATCGAATCCATTGTATGGTTAGATGAAATAGTAAAGGTTGGAGATGGTGTTACATTGAAGGATTCTGAATATCCAAAAAGAATATGGAAAGTCATTGAAATATTTAATGCATCCATAGATAAGAGAAATATAAAAGATGGAAGAGATTGGTTTGGCACAGATTATGTAAAAAAGAGTGGTTCGTATTTAAGTAAACAATGGTCATAAATATATGTTGGGCATAGTGTAATGGTTAGCACTCTTTGCTGTGAACAAGGAAGTGTGAGTTCAATTCTCACTGCTCACCCCAATATAATATGCCAGTCGACCCAGCTGGGAACGGGTGCTGACTGTAAATCAGTTGCTTCGGCTAGTATGGTTCGATTCCATAGACTGGCACCATTGTGATATAATAAATAATATTGATTTGCCTGTATAGCTCATCTGGTAGAGCGGGGATTTTGTAAATCTCAGGCGGGGAGTTCGAGGCTCTCTACAGGCTCCATTTACAACTCTCTTTTTGATCATATTGAATTTATTTCTCTTATAAGGTATTATTATTTTGCTGGAAGTCAGGCCAAGTTAAGAAAGGTAAAGTTATGCCAGATACAGTTCGGTCAAACTTACCCCCAATAGTTGAGGGTTATAAAGAAGTAGGTCAAGTTATAGACGATAGTGATATAAATTGTCTTATAGGTAAATTGCTTACTTATATTGACGCAACTTATTCAGATAGAGAGCAGAGAGAAGCTCATAAATCTCTTGTTAAGCAGACAGTATATAATTGGTATAATTCTCATAGAGAATATCAAGGAATATACCGTATACAGTTTACATATGGTGAAAACTCGCCAATTAAAATTCCTGAATCTTTTGAATGGGAACACAACGGCACTACCTACCATAGTAGTGATATAAAAGTGAGTGGTAGTACTAGTTAAGTAATTAAGTTAGTTATTAATTTTAATTTACTTGGCTCCAGCAATTATTATTTGATAACTCTCCTGTTGATTTATATATGCTTTAAATTCCAACCGTGTTTATTACCCCATTCCGCAGCTTCATTTTCCAGTTCCTCTTTTACTTTCGCAAATTCAGGATTTTCTTCTATTAGTTTACTAAAGTACTCCATATTATATTGATAGTCTGATTTAAATGGTCGCGGATCGTCTTTATACTGTTTTCCACATAAGAACTGACGACATGGATATGGACGAATATCATAAACTAAACATGAAGTGCCATTTTCAGTCGTTTTAAGAGCTGGACATGGTTTAGGCCATAGGATCATACCGTTATTTAATAATGTTCCTTTTAGTTCAATTCCTAGTTTTTTAAGTTCTTCAGCCACTAAGATAAACTCGCCTTTCGACGAGTACTTATCTATACTGGCACCACAGCACCAACCGCAAAAATAACATCTAAAATTACACATATTAATTGTGTTACATTTTTGCTATTTTGTTAGCGATTTTGCTATTGCGGAACCAATAATTGTAGACTGATTGTGAAGCTATTAAAGCGGTTCCAATTGAACCAACAATCGCGTCTAAATTGGCGGTTTTAAGTTCACCATTAATAAGTGAGGATATAACACCGATAATTGCACAAGTTCCTAATGTAATAGAATAGTTAACGATTTTATTATCGGCAAATTTAGTTTTTATATATTCCACTACTGGTGGTAAAAATAAACCTAATATAAATGATAGTTCTTCTGACATAATTTTATTCCTTTAAAAAATCTGACACTTTAACTTTTACTTGAAGTTATCTTTTTGGTCCTCCTTGAACAGTTTGTCCTTGACTATTAGGATTTACAGAACTTGAGCCGTTTGGTGCTCCCGCTCCTGGTTTAGTTGAACTTGCTGCTGGCATAGGACTCATTGGCTTACTTGGACCTTTTGTTGATCCTGGTCTTGGTCCTGTTGGAATGTTTGGTGCTTTAGGCATAATTTATTTCGCCTCCTTCTTTAATTTCAAATTAATAATATAACTTTTACTTATAAAACATATTCGCCTTCTTTAATAGCGTAGTGGTCAGTTATTGGATTATAAGTCATACAAATATGTTCACTGCCGATTGCTGCTGTCCATTGTGCATTAGCAAAGCAAGCTGCTGTATATAAAGAATATTCTTCATGAGATCCTTCTTCTAATACTTCTTCGTTCTTGCTATAACTTCCGTTAATTCCGTCAAACCAGTGATCTGCATAATAGAAATATTGAGTTGTTAGGCCTCTTAATGAGGTTGCGGTTGGTGCTGCCATATTACTTTTGTATTACTTTATGTAACAAATATGAGCTTATTATAAGGAAAGAAGATATTTTGAATATTTAATGACTGTATTTTCGTTAAATGACAAGTTACTTTTACCAAAGTTTGGTATCAAGTGTATATCTATAACTCTATCGTCATTATCCTTGCGAATAAGTAAATATAAATCAGTAGTATCTTTTTGTTTCATTAAAAAGAACTTCCATCTATAAGTACCTCGATTTGTCATTGTTGGTTTGGCTGTCTTGACATCAACTAATTTTCTGTTCCAACTCAAGTCGCAAGGTCTATTTATCTTCTTTGACCCGATTAATACTTTGAGAGCCAATTCCTCACCCCTATAACCAATACTGGTACCGTGTCCAATGTATTGTTGTGGATGTTTTTTTCTATACTCTCTAAAATATGCTCGTCTGCTTATGCCACGAAGCCTCTCTTTTTCGGGATCTTTTGCCATATCCCTATAATAGGCTCACAATGTCATAAAGTCAATACTTTTATTTTTCGCCTCCTTTTTTAATTTTGTTAAAAATAGTCAAAATACTCATACATAGTTTATATGAAGTAGTATCTTTGACTTCTAAGTACTTCTTATACGGACCCTCCAACTGCTTATCCCACTCAATCTTAGCTTCATTAACGGCAACTTCCGTTGCTACCTTTGCCTTTTCCTCTGTTTCTTCCACGGCTATTTTTACCGCTTCCGCCTTTTGATTTTCCCATAATTGTTTCTCCTTTTCAAAATTACTTGACAAACTTTCTTGCAATTTTCCTTTTTCTGTGTTACAATCCGTAACTGTCACATATTGACCAGAATGTAACTTCAGATCCGATCCATGCATTTCCTTGATTACGTCAAGGTGCGTTTCGGAATTTTGGTAACCAATACTCACCAGATATTCCTTGATTGGTATACCGTAATTATCCGCTGGTTGCGGTTGAATCGGATCTGAAATCACGCCAATATATGGTGTTTGATCTATAAATCCATTATAACCATTATTTCTATTTCTTGGAAGACGATAATATCCGATATGTAGGTGAGGACCAGTAGAAGCTCCAGTATTATTAGATACTCCTATTTCTTGTCCTTCTTTTACTTTATCTCCTACTTTCACCGATAATGATTTCATATGACCGAGGACTGATCCTTCTTTATCGTTTTCTATTTTCACATATTTACCGTATCCATTAGTATCATTCGCAGATTCTATTATTGTTCCATCATGTGGAGCTAAAACTCTAGTACCTGTTGGTAATCCATAGTCTATACCATTATGTCCAAGTAAATTCCACTGAGCATAGTAATCTTTCCCATCAATAATGAGCTTATTTCCGAACGTTTGTGTAATTATAAAATCTTCATCAAAAGGTTTTCGCATATTTATTTACTCCTAATATCTTCTATGTAATTATGCATTTTCATTATAACAAAAAATACACCAGTTATGCCAACTAATCTCAAAAAATTAACTGTGTTTTTATCAAAGTTAGTGGCGAAAAATGGCTTTAATATACTAATTAATGCGATACCACTGAAATTATTTGAAATACTATCAGAAACTAATAGTCCATATATAATTAATTGACTTGCCGCCCATGCAATGAAGTAATTTGGCGCTTTTCTAACAATTCCATGTATTAGGAAGTATAAATTCCATAGTAATATATATAAAGACACTGCATAATCACTAATTATTAAATCTGGCATAGTTTTATATTAACCTTTTGCGATTTTTCTAATGCTTTTTTGTATTTCTTTGTCTTTTCTTTGATTATTTCCACCATTTTTTATGGTATGCCATAGTGCTAAACTACGTACAGTAATACTCTTTTGGGTGTGTCTACCATTAATTCTACCTTTAGATTCTAGTAGTTTTGATTGGTAAACTAGATTTTTTGGTATATATCTTTCAGAAAGTTCCCAAAGTCTCCATATTGTAACTGCACTGGTTAAAAACTGTAAAAATATAAGTGTTCTTAATACAAATGGTGTTAACTGATATTCTAATTCATTAATTCTTAAATGCACACTCTTAGGAGAAAAATGAATAAATAAAATGGTATTTATTAATGCCATTAGTAACGACCATGCCTGAAAATTCAGTAGTGACTTCTTATATCTCCAAAATACAAATAATGCCAAAGACAATGAGGCTATAAAAAGAGCCAAAGAGGCATCTTCCCACGAATGGTATGGTTTATTAGTCATTAACAGTAAATTAGTATCAATCAGTCGTTGAAGTATCATTTTTACTATCCTCTTTCTTGGGTGATTCAAGTTTCTTCTGAATAAAGGCTAACACATAAACTATGAAATATCCACCTAGAAATGCCCATACAAAATTATTATCAAATAATAATGCGCCAGTTACACTAACAATAATGGCTCCTAATAAAGAGCCATCGTTCCACCAAGATCTGAAGTTGGCTTTGTATCCACCTCGGATCGAAAGTCTGGTAAGTCCAGCTAATACACCTGTAATAATATATAAGATTATAAGTTCTGGTGTATATGTTTTTTGCAGAAATAACTGCTTTAAAAATTCTTCTGTCATAATTATTTTCTCCTTATTTTTTTCAAAATTATATCTATTCTATAATCATAGATACTAATGGGGTTTTTATCAAGTTCCAATGCAATATCTTTCTGTTCCAAATCAGCGAGATCAGGTTCATATACTCCAGATTCATTTTTTATCCAATTAATTATTAATCTCTCTGTTTTTTCTTTATCCCCAATCCATTGGTTTAGGTGCATATTACTATGAACACGACCTTCTATTGTCCCAATGATTTTTCCTGTTTCTTTTTCATAAAATATAATCATACTAAATCCTCACCCTATATTATAGAACAAATCCTAAGTAAATTTTAGTTCATTTTTAAACACAAAGAATTTTATATTAAAAGTAATACTTGCATCAGTAAAACCAGTTTCTTCCGCGTAGAATACTATATCAGTTGTTGTTACTTTATAAGTTATTCTCCATGACGTTGTTGCACCAAATCCATAACTTGGCATGTATTCCCATTCTCCAGTTGGCAATTGAACAAAAGCCTCCACATATGGATAGTATCCAAGATTATGATTATAAGTAGCTGAACCTGCAACATAATCGTAGTCTATTTCTATTGTTATTGCTAGTGTGCCACTTGTATGATACTTCAATGTTCCGAAGTTTGAGTTAAAAATGAAATGGCTCGGATTGAACGCTGTTAATACATCATAAGTTGGTTTTGTGACAAAAACTCCATATAATGACGATTGCAAAAGATATGCCTTAGCAGTACATGTTCTTGTTCGAGTAGTAGGAGTAATATTTCCTGTCAGATCTCCTTTCGCACCAACAGTTTTAGGTACTGCATTTCTTATATCTGCCTTAACCGTGCATGTTTGCGTAGTAGTAGAAAGTGGTGGGGTATATGTTACTTCTAATAATGCACATTTTGAGTGGTTTCTATCAACAGCATATACATCACCAAAACTACTACTACCATTCTCTTCCATAAGAAAACCCATAGCATTACCAGAAACCCAACCACCTCTATTAACTATTTCTTGAACAATAGTACTTAAATCCACACTTGTATCAGTATGTCCTACCTCTTTTTCTATAGTAAAACTCCAACTTTTATTAGCTGTAGTATGATCTCTTCCAAATGGACTAGTATCAAATGTTGCTGTATTATCCTCGTCTATTCCATATACTTTAACTTTTACATCTGCGTCGTCATCAAAAAGATTTGTACCTGCTGACATTACTGTTATTCGAGCGTCAGAAATTATAGAATCTTTTGGAATAGTTACATTAATAAACCTAAAAGCTGGTTCCCAAGGCCAAGAAGCAAAACCGATACTTATTTCATCTGTTTCTTTACTCCAATTTCCATTAGCTAAGAATCCGTCGTCATGACTTTCGGCTACATGTGCTGAAAAACTTGCCATACTATATCGCCTCCAGACAAAAATACCTAACTTTAATAGTTCTCTCACTTGTATCGGTATTATTAAATGTAAATATTATATTAGTAGCGTCTGATTTTATTGATAAAAACTTAACTCCTGTACCAAATATACCTACCTTTCCACTATACCAATTAATATCTTCTGAATTTGGTGGGAATACCTCACTTTCTGCGTCGTCTTTAGCAAAAGCTGTTACTAATGGAGTAAATAGCATTTCATGTATTTCAGTAAATACTTGATTATCAGTACTAGCCGTCAGAACGCATGTTTTAATTCCAGTTTTTACAATCTTGAATGTATTATAATCCGAATGGAATACAAAATTGTTTGGATCTGTTTCTGTGGTAACATCTTTAGTTTTTTTTGTAATTGCAATTATGTAACTCATGATATTTGATCATAAAATATATAATACTTAAATGTTTTTGCACTATCTGTGTTGTTCCAAAGTGTTAAATATGTATTACCTATAGTAAAATAGACACTTGGAAATGTAGGACTATCGTAAGTACTTATAGGTTGACCATAAGATTTGGTATATACACCAGTTGTTTCTTCAACAAATACCAATACAAACGGTATATATGCTAATCCATGTGCTATTTCTACATAGTCTGTAGCTGGTACAGACGTACTTCCCCTCGTTTTTTCTTTAATTAAAACATTATCATATGTATCGTCAGCGACTGACCATAACGCGAAATTATCTAATTCCGTTTCAGTGCCAGCGTCATATCCAGGTAGTGCTACCTTAATTCCATAACTACTACCTATTTTACCAATAATAACCTGATCATTTGTAGTATCGTTGACTACTATTACACCATTATCTAAATCAAAGTATGTTTTTCCATTGGCCGACGATATCCTACCTGTAGTGACAACATCACCGTCAATAGTTGTTCCTTTGGGTATAAATGGATAAACATTGCATTTACCAGTTCCAACTGCTACTGGATCTACTATTACAAGTGGTATATTTGTAGAACTTTGTGCTGTACTTTCATGCGGAGTTTTCTTCAATGTAGAAGTTTCATCAAAGTAAATATAATTCTTCTCAGTTAGATCACCTGTAGTACCAGCATTTATTGAAGTTATAGTACCATCTGCAAAAACTATTACTCCAGCCGACCATGAACATGTATTCTCATCATCTGGTGTCCATACAATATCTTCCGCGTATCTTTTATTTCCTATAACAAGTTTATCAGTAGTTACAATTAGTGCGGATAATCCTTCAGTAGTTATATAACCACCATCAATTAATGTTTGACCAATAGAATTGTAAACATATATTTTTCCGTGATATATTATTAACTTTGTAGGTTCACCTGGATCTCCTATACAGACTCTTTCAACAACTTCTTCACCACCAGCTAATCTAGACGCACTTTTTATTTCATCTAATAATCCACTCATGTTTTCTTTCCTATCAAGACTCTGTTAACTGAATCCTCGTCGTTAACAACTAATCTATTATTACTTAAATCAAAATATGTTTTACTATCTATTGATTGAACTTTTCCAGTAACAATTTGATCTCCTTTTATTGTTGTTCCACCTGAACTAATTGGCGTAATAATACATTTTCCACCTGTATCTCCTATCTCAACAATTGCAAGTAATCTCTTTGTATCACCTAAAGCAGATATAATATTGGTTGTAGTAGCAAGAGTTGAACTATTGTTATAATAAATATATGTAGTTGCAGCAATATTTCCTGTATTTCCAGCTAATATAGTTGTTGTAGTTCCGTCAGCCCATGTGATTGTTCCAGCCGACCAAGAACATGTATTCTCGTCTGTTGCTGTCCAAACCAAATCATGAAGAAATCCTTGAGAACTCACAGTTAATTTACTAGCTGTGATTGAGTTCGCTAATAGCGCACCTGTCATTACATAACCACCGTCAATGACTGTTTCTCCATTTTCACCATATAAGTACAACTTACCATTATGAATAATAAGTTCTCCTGGCATACCGTTATCACCAATTTCCATTACATCAATTGGTCTAAACATATTCGGTAATCTACTTCCACTTGGTATTTTTACTTCTGTTGCCATATTATTCTCCTATTAAATATGTGCCTTTGCGGTCACAGTCTGAGTTGAAAATGTACCAATTCTTGCCTTTGCGTCAACTCTCGCGATAGACGGGAATAGGTATGGATTAACCATTGTTAATTTCTGCATAAATCCACCATCATCTAATGTCCAATCAATTGTATCAATCATATAATTCTTAAATACACCAGGTAAATATTCAACTGAAAGAGTATCACCACAAACAATATATGGAATTCCAATTATTCCTATTTTGAATAAATTTATTGCATCTTGTCGTCTCCATAATTCTTCATATGCAATAGCTGTGGCAGCATACTCGTCTTGAACAAAATCATTTTGTATTTCTAAGTCTTGTCTTCCATAATTGGCAATACTCGGATCGTCTGTAGCAGTAACGGATATATAGTTTAGAATTCTTGCAGGATTACCACGAATCTGGAATTTTGTTAGATATGCGTCCGTAGCACCATTGTTGACTACTGTTAAAAACACAGCATTTCCATAGTTTGTGAAGTTAGTAACGGATATATTGTCCGTGAGATCTGTTCCAGTACCATCCTGTAAACTATTGGCTGTGTAATCAGTATTTGCTATTGGAGTAATAAATAATGTACATGGATCTTCTAAATCCAACCATGCATTTTGACTTCCATTACCAGGTACCATTACTAATGTATCTGAATATGGATCTAAGTATGCAACATTACCATTATTCCATATTACTTGAACTCCAGCATTGGCTCTTGGTTTAGCTTGAACAGTAACGGCATTCTTAACCTGGTGTTCGGCAACAGAATAATCCAATTCAGTAACCCAATCATCTTGAGTTAAAGCAATAACATACGATCTATTATGTAATCTTTCTCTATTCCAGAATTTTAATATACCGTCTCTATCAAAGAATACTCTACCGCGCTCTGCCGAGGCTATCTCACCCATAATTGGCCATACATTTCGATCTTCAAAATATCCGAAGTTTACCACATGAACTCCAGTATCAAAACTATATAAAGAAGGATCTAAGTAATCAGTATCTTTCATACCTAGAGCTAGTTTGTATAGTATGACAAGTAATTCCTCACTTCTTTTATCTTCATATACAATTCCATTTGCTCGTTTATTACTTACAATAACTTGATTATCATAACATTCAAAACTACATACTCCAGTCTTAGTATTTGGGTGAATATTCTTAATATATCCAGTAAATAATCTATATGTATATCCACCCATTATTATAGATATTCTAATTGGTACTCTTGGTTTCAAATACGCATAAATTGGTGATAGTGTGTTACCTGGAGTAAATCTACCAGTGGTATTATCTACTTCTATGTCTAAAGTTGCAGCTACACCTTCGCCAGATTCATCTGACATTTGTTCATTACCTTGAGCACTTATAAAATAATCGGTTTCGTCAGTCCAAGTTATTCCATCCCATTGCATTTTGACTTCTACGTCTATTACGCGTGCCACTTTATTAACCTCGTCTATAAAAGATTGTGAAGGATATATATTTGCTCTTGCAAAAGCTGTTCGTGTTGTTGTTGAAAATATATCTATTTTTGCTTTAGCAGTTACCGTTCGAGTAGTTAATATGCACATATTAGCTTTTGCGGTAACTGTACGTGTAGTTGTTACTCGTATATTGGCTTTAGAAGTGATAGTTCTTGTTATTACTTTAAATATACTTGCCTTTGTAGTAATTGTTCGTGTTTTAGTTGCTCGTATATTAGCTTTTGAGGTAACAGTTTTTGTTAATGATATTTTTATTCTAGCTTTAGAAGTGGTTGTTCTAGACACACTTCCTGGTACACAAGCTTTAGCTGTTACTGTTTGTGTTTTGCTTACTTTAATTCTACCTTTAGCAGTTACAGTGTTTGTTCTTGGTTGTTGTAATCTGGATTTAGCTGTAGCAGTTTTACTTTCTATAAATAACTGATATTGTTCGGTCTCAGATAATGCTTTAGAGAAAATTGCAAAATCATCTAATTTATTAGTTAAGAATTCTGCATTTGCAGAACTTTCACCTGCACACCAATAACAACCTAACCTACATGACGTATTAGTTCCGTATGCATTATAGTATGCCCAAGCAGTTGTTGCACTCCATACACCATCAATATATATTTTTAGATTGGTACCATCCTGAGTTATAGCAACAAAATGCCATTTATCATCACATACATTTACAGTACCAGTTACACGAGCAAAATGTCCGGCACCCGAACCTGTGTTTTTCCATGAAGTTAATAGTGGATATCCATTTGCATCATTATTTATATACCATCCACCATAATAACCACCATTCAAGCCCATAGCATCAGCTACCAATGTATTTTTGGTTGTACCTTTTATTCTAAACGTCCAAGATACTGCACCTGTTTGTTTCCAATAGGAATTATTATCAGAAGCGGAAAAAGCGTCATTACTATCAAGATCTACAGCACCTCCATATATACCAGTAGTATCAGCTGGATCGGAAATAGCGGTTAATGCTGCGTGTCCTTTTGTATCAGTTGTCAGAGCACCACTTTCAAAGCGGTAATATACCTGGCAATAGCCTTCGCTATATAGTGAGTTGGTTATAAGTTCCATATTTGTATACCTCTATCTTTTCAATTAAATCCTACTACTAACTTCAGTTAATGTTAGTGTTACACTTGAATAATAAGTTGAATCACCAACACCAACCATTAAAGTTCTAGCGGATAGAGTTCCTAGGCAACTTACAGCAGTAGCACTTTGTGGCCATTTACCATAGGTGAAGTTAGCAGCTACTAATCCATTAATAACTGTTTCTAAGTTATTATAATCAGTAACTGACATATAATCCCATCTCATTGTATATTGGTACTTTCTAGCCATCACGTCGCGTCTAGTTTTACCACCTAATGTTATATTGTCCGCAGATATCCATAATGGAGTTATCACCGCTTCACTTGGAAATGGTAATGTGGCCGATCCCCATGTTGGTGCTGAAATATTTGCCATATTTACCTTCCTTCCTCAAATTTATCATACTCTTTTATCATTCTAACAAAATTTCTAACCTCACCTCTTGTGGCAATCATTTGGCTTGGTTGTATATAATAATTCTTGTTTACTGTAGATGAATTCGTTGTAGTAGGTACATTTTCTAGAGAATTGCCTTTTATGGAGGATATCTGTGTCGCTTGATCTGATATATTTGTACTTGCGTTGCTAACTATGGGGCTAATATCCATATTAGCTGATAAATCAGTATCTGAAATCTTCTTAGCTACATCGTTTAAAGAATCTAGTGCGACAGAACTGAAATCATTAATACCAGATTTTAGACCTAACATAATATCTTTTCCGAATCCTGCAAATACTGTAGATGGAGAGTGAATTCCAAGTGCATTCTTTATTCCATCTTTTATTTTATTCCATATATTATCAAAGTTACCCTTAAGACTATCCCAAACATTTTTTACCCCCTGCCACAAACCGTTTATTAAATCTGCACCCCAACCGTATCCTTCTTGCCATATGTATTTCCAACCAGTTTTTATATATTCCAATGCTTTTCCTACTACTCCAGAAAGAAACTCAAATCTTGATTTCATACCGTTAGCTAAGTTTTCTATTAAAGAGGTTCCTGTACTGTATATTACAGATCCCCATTCTTTAAACCTCTCTATTAGTGCGGTTTGAAATGCATTAGTCAAATCCCTTCCTTTACTTTTTGCTTCTTCATTATGTCTATCCCAAGTTCCTTGACCAAAAATTGTATCTACAATAAATTTATCAAAAGTATCTCCCATTTCATCTTGAGCAGCTTTTACACCAGTAAAGAATGCTATAATTGTTCCTACACCAGCATCTTTAGCTTTAGTTTTAGCATCTTCATAAGCCTTACCCATTCGATCCCATAAACCACCTGATTCAACTTCTGCTCCAGGAGTTAAAGACTCTTTCATTTGCTTTTGTAGATCTTCTACTTGTTTACTAAATTCTCCATATAACTTATTATATGCATCTACAGCATCCTGAGTTACTTCTGGTAATTCTGAAACACCTGCATCTTTCAAACTTTGAACCAAGTCTTTTTCCGCATCTAATTTATCTTGTAGTATACTTTCTTCTTCGTTGTATTTTTTTTGTAATTCATCCTTTTCGTCTTTTAGTAAGTCGAGTTTCTTTTGGTCAGAATCTTTAACTTTATCTAAGGCATCCTGTCTGGTTTTTAGTTCGTCTTCTATTAAGTCGACCTCTTTATCAACAACCGCTGTTCTTCTTTCTAAAGCATTTTTTAGGTCATCTAAATTACTTTCTGATACATCAACTTGTTGTTGAGCTTCATCGACTATAGCTTCTTGAGCTTTTATTTGTACATCATATGCCTTTGTAACTTTTATCTGTTCTTCTTGAGCAAGTTCATATGCTACTTGTGCATTTTTTACTCTTAGTTTAGCTGCTCGATAGCTTGCGTCATACTCATCATTTCCTAACTTTTTTTCGGTATCCAATGCTTCTTGAGCTGCGTCTAAACTCATTTTTGCTAGTTCTACTTCTCCTTTAGCTTTATCTACCGCACTGTCTTTTTCTTTTTCTAATGTACTTAATGTTGCTTTTTGAGCTGTAAGAATCTTTTTTGCGGCCTTTACAATATCTTCCTGAGCATCTATTTGCTCATTAGCCGCTCTTTTTTCGTCTTCCCATGCTTCTTTCTTTTGATCTAATATTTCTTGTTGTTTATCAACGGACTTTTGAGCTGATTCCACTTCTTTGTCCATTACTTTTTCGTATTTATCTACAGCATTTTGTTTAGATAAAAGTTCTTTATCATCCATTTTCTTTTTATCTCTCAATTCTTTTTCTAATGCTTTTTCTTCTTTTTCAGCTAATTCAAGTTTCTTTTTTCTACTTTCTTCTTGTTGTTTATCTTCTGCTTCCTCTTCTTGAGTTTTAGGTTTTTTACCCGTTGGCGCAGTTGGTGCAGTTGGCATATTTACCTCTGGCATTGAAGGTAATTTTAATTTTACCCCGAATACTTTTCCAAGAAGATACATAGCACCGGCAACAGCTGCTATAACACCTAGTACAACTATAAATTGAATTGATAATGCCGCCAAACCAATTAAAAGAGTTTTTATTCCACCAAGTAAACTACCCATTGCCAATCCAGCAAAGGTCGACGCTTGGCCAAATACCGTCATTCCAGTAGCTGCTATGGTGGAAATTTGAGCAGTTGTTCTTAATGCTACTAATGCTTTACCAGACATAGTGATAAAAGTAACTAAACCAGATAATGGACTAACAAATAATGTGGTAAGGAGTAATACTAAAGGACCAATTAATGCCGCTAAACTAGCAAACAAAAATATTGCAGCTTTAACAATTGGATTAAGTGCTGCCCAACCTTTAGCTAAATTAGTTAGCCCAGTAACAGCTGTTTTCAAGAAGTAATTAACGTATGGAGCTAAATCCTTACCAACTGCATATCCTACTGCTTTAACTGAATTACCAAATACAGTCATTGTTCCTGATAAACTATTTGCTTGTGTTGCAAAATCGGCTGATAATAAAGTACCATTTTCAAATTCTTGGTTAGCTCGTTTTTGTAAATCAATTAATAGTTCAGTATTTTGTAATAAGGGCAATAGAGCTCTCATTGAGGTTTTACCGAATATTTCCTCAATTTTGTCTACTTCAGCTATTCTTCCACCTATAGCACCATATCTATTAACAAGTTCGATTAACACACCCATCATGTCGTTTTGCATTCTGTCACTAATTTCTTTGACACCCGAATCAGCATAACCAAGTGATTGTGCTACTTTATCGGCATTTTTCGACATATCTAAAAAGATTGTACTTAATTCTGTTCCAGCTCTATTTGCTTGAACACCAGAAGCAACTAATGTTCCAACTAATGCTGTTGTATCAGCTAAACTTAAACCGAATGTAGCTGCTGTTCCAGCTGCTCTTCTCATACCATCTGTAATTTCACCTAATCCACCAGGAACCGCTTTTGCTACTACTAAAAGAGTAGAAGCTATATTATTTACCTTTCCCCAATTATCACCTGTTTCACCAAATGCAATAGATAACTTTGCAAGTTTTTCAGCAAGATCTTCTATTGGTAATCCTTTTAAGGCATCTCCACCAACTTGTGATAATTCAACAGCGGCTCTTGAGAAGTTGGTAATTGCCTGTTCCCCAGTTACACCAGCCTGTGCAGCAGCATAACCAGCCTTAATTAGATCATCTACAGTTAATGGTACTTGAGTGGATATATCAATGAAGTTTTGAACTATTTTATTAGATTCTTGGCTAGTAATTTCAGCAGCTCTTTGAATTGCTATAGTACCTTTTTCCCAGTCAGTAAAAGTTTTTATTGATAATCCAGCGGCAGCAACTATTGGTATTGTAAAGTTAGTTACCATTGCTCTACCAAATTGCAATAGACCAGTTTGAACTAACCATAATGAACTAGATAAACCTTTTAGACCATCTGTCATTTGCTTCAAACTTTGAGTAGCCTCGTTCTCTTTACCAACAACAGATCCCATTTCTTTTATAGCCATTTGGTTAAGTGCAGTTTGGTTTTTGGCGATTTCGGTATTTTGTTTAGCGAGTTCTTTTGTTAATGGTTGTATGGAATTTACAGCTTCTCGTGCTAATTTACCTAATTCTGAATTTGATTTAGCAATATTCTGAATAGTTTGAGCATTAAATTTCTCAATTTCTTTACCAGCCTCTATCGCGGCTTTAGAAAATTTGGTTAGAGCGTCTACTCCTTGTTGCAATGAACCTGCAAAAGGTTTTGCGTCTCCAGATAATTGTAATAGTATTTCACCTACTGTCGCCATATTATTTTTCCCTATATATGACACCTCTCAAATTACTTGGGATTTGAGAAACGCCACTAATATCAGTTATTGTTCTATCACTTTGTTTTTCATCTTCTGGAAATGGAATAGGTATATCTACCCATTTACCAGCTGATTTTTTATCAGCGTGAATCATAAAGTGGAACTTTAGTTCAGCGTTTCTTTCATCTGCCGAGAAGTTCGCTGCAATTTGGACTAATTTCCAGAATTCCTCCCAAAAGAGTTCTTCCTCGCAATATCTTTTAGTCCACCCGTAGCGAGTAGCAAGTGTATCTATACACCATAAGAAAAAGTCGACCTTCGGAGCTCTTATCCTTGATTTACTTGTGGGAACTGTGCCCCTAACTCCTTCATAGGGGCGACGAAGTTTTTTAGGTTTTCGCTAACCCTATTAAGATTAAAGCAAATCTTAAATGCTTCTGTTATTTGTTCTGGATAAGATTCTTCACGGATTTTTTCTTGTGTGATTTCAACGGTTTGATCTTGATTATCACCAGTTGTTGCTTTGTAGCAACAAACGGCAATAAATTTTGTCATATTCTCTGGCCAAGATTCGAACATGCTGACTATTAGTTTATCTAAGTCAACTTGTGCTTCACCCTCCCTGTTTTCTGAAGTTTTTGGAGCCATACTCCTAATAGTATCCATGTATATTTTTAAGGCTTCATAGAACTTTCCAGCTCTAAGCCTATATATTGTATATTTATTATCTCCAATTGTTACTTCTGCTTTATTTTCAAAAACAGAAGAAACCCCAGACTCTGTGGGTTCTTTTAATTCTTTATCTTCCATATAAACCTCCCTACTAATTTATATAACCTCATCAAGTTTACGATTTAGCCTGTTTAACTTGAAACAGTTGCTTTCCTGACGCATGTGAAGTTTCTGCATAAGCAGTAAATGTTATTCCAAATGCGGTAGGATTTTCTCTCTCGAAGTTAGCTGTAATTCCACCTGGATGGCAACGGAAAAATGTCCAAGTTGTCAAATAACCAGTGTCATTATCAGTTATTATTAGCTGTAATGGTTCGAAGGCAGCACCTACGACACCACCAATACCGACATAATAAGCAGAAGTTGCATCTTTCGATACAGATCCTCCACCTAATACAAGGTCGAGATTTTGAGCTGTTGACTCTAACATCGAGAACTCAACTGTTGCAGTTTCACCAGTAACCGCGACTTGAACAGGGGAAGTCACTTGATCGCAGAAGATATCAGACGTTTCAATAGTGTAGGTTACTGTAACCCCACCGTTAGTACATCCGACATCAGTTCCTAAGACGTCCATGTCATAGAATCCGTCCGCATTGGGCGAAGCATTGACACGACCTCCTACTTTGACCACAGCACCACCAGTGTTAATATTCGTAGCTGTAACTGACATAGTTTAGTCCTTCATTTTAATTTATTAAACGTCTAACCCTACCGCTAAAAAACTTTAACTATTATTTATTATTCTTGCCTGTTCTAATTCTAAATCCCATTCCCTTTTGGACATAAATAGGAGTTGTGGATCTCGTCTGGCACAACCTCTTCCTTTTTCAGAGATAATACCAGGATAATCCCTTTCGTCTATTGAAGTTGCTTTTGGCATTTTGTAACTGTCTTTTGTAAAGACATACGAATTGCCAGTAACTGCACCGATTCTTTCTGCTTCATCGGCTGTTCCAAGATAGACTACCTCTCTATATCTTATATCAGGAAAATCACTTTTAACAATTGGTTTTTCAGTTTCTTCAACTGGTTCTTCCTTTTGTTCTTCAATGATTTCTATTGGTTTATAATTTTCATCTGGTTCAGTAACCATATCTTCAGTAACAGTTTCATCTTTTATTTTTTTAACCATATGTTTATTTTACTCCTCTTTTTCCTTACCGATTGGTAAGTATTTTCTAACAACAATGCAAAGTTTATCAAGACCTATTTTTTGGTGACCGATAATATCTCTCCAAGTATCTCGAATTCTGGCTTTAGTGAATTCTTTAAAATCCTCTGGCATATTTCTATTTTCAATCTCTTTGCAAAGTTGAGCTTCAAGTTTTCTTAACTCACTCCAAAGATCTCCAGATAAATCTTTCAATGCTTCAAATGCCTCTCTATCTTCGATACCTGTCCATCTTTTCCACTTGTTCTCAAGTTCTATAAGATATGACGGTTTCTTAATTAATGATCCTTCTGGATCATGTGTAACCTTTACCTCTGTAGTCATAATTTTATCCTCCTACTATAACTAAAACTTATTATTAAGATTGCTCTTTAGTAGCCCATGTAACCCTATATCTAATTGGTGTAAACCAAGCTTGTATATCAGGATCATGCATTGGCTCTGTTAAAGAATCTCTGACACAACTATAGCAAATAACCTCATCACTGTCTAATGTTCTTTGTCCATGTAATAATTCCTTAATCCTTGCCTCTATATTATCTGATTCAGAAGTAGTCGATTTATTACTAAATATTTCAATTCTAAAATTAGATCTAGATATCTTTCCACTTATTTGTGTTTCGTCATATGGGTGGTCACTATCATTAATTACATAGTAAACTACACATGGATAAGATACTTGTTTTGGTGGATTACGGTGGAATATTTTACCTGTACCACCTAAAAGACCTCTGAGTGTTACATCATTGTTTAGTAATTCAAATATCGCTTGTTTTAAATAATGTATATTTTTTTGATATGTACTCATGACATGCTAAATCCTTTCACAAATCTACCCGTTGATTTACTTCGTGTCCTTCCAACCTCTTTACTAAAATGTGTAAGACTTACCTTTAAGGTATCAGATATTTTCTTACTAATAGTAGGTCCAACTTCCAAATAAGCACTTTCTAGATAGTGATAGCCTTCCCACCACGAACCAGTTGGTTTTCCTGTCCACGGGTTAGTAATTCTATGTCCAATTTCTACCCATTCACCGTGTCTCGCTGACCTTAAATCAACTCCAACTTCAATACCAATCATTTCTGTTTCGTTAGTTTTAATAGTCGATTTTATTGCATTTTTTAATTGTCCAGTCCAATATTTCTTACCAGTTCGTGATATAGATTGTTCTTCGAGTATTTCTTTTGCTCTATCACGAATTGTATTACCTTGATTCACCAATCCACTTCTAAAATCTTTATTAATAACTAAACCTAAATCATTCAAATTCTTAATCGTTGTATTAATCCCACTCAAGGACATTCCTATTTTCATGCTATTTTTCCTTTGCTAGTAACAGTACTTACATTTAGTTGTTCATTTGGTACTCCAGTTATTGCTTTCAATATTATTTTAATATGGTGACTATCTGTAATTTCTACATTAGCTGATTGCCAATTTTCAACTCCAAGAACAAAATATCTAATATTAGTTTCTTGATCTAATGCAATATCACCAATTTGTATATCTCTTAAATTAGAATCGTCATATCTATTTATCCATGCAGCATGATCTTGCATATGTACTTTTCCATGGATCTCAAATTCGGTAGTTGATTTCTCTGGTTGAATGTTTGCCTTTAGAGAAGCATACGCAAGACTTTGAGAAGTCGACAAATCACCTATTGAATCAATAACAACTGATTCTCTAAATATATGTATAGTTGTATTCAAATATTTGTCTGGAATGCGATGTATAGACATATTTTATTTCCCTTATTACTTAGTAAACTATTTCCACATCATATTTATATTATAGGCTACCCCAAAGGACCCGCGAACGGGAATCTTTGATACGATTGTCGATATGGATTTAATAATTTTATAATTGTTCTCGCACCTTTTAATCCAAGTTCGGAAATAGCATCATCCTCTGCCTTAGCATTACTATATACTTCAGTTATTTTATCTATTGTAAATCTTTGTAATTCCTTATCTTCGCCGTTAGTTTGTTTGTATAACTCTTCAACTAACATTACCGCAGCTTGTTTTACTGCGTCAGGAACTGTTATATATCCAGCAGTATAAACTACTGTCGCGACAGGAATAATTTGAGTTGCTGAAGGATCAAAGGTACAAATTCTTAAAGTAGGAACAGATATATCACTGAAATATTCTAGATAACCCGATTGTTCATTAATTCGGATATAGGTTACGTCTAAATTAAGTGTATCCGTAGGACCTTGTTCTAATTGAACGCTTGTCAAAGAAATAATAGGTCGGTGAGATAATTGAATATGAACACCATTATGAACTTTATCTAGAACACATCTTCTCTTTTCAGTATAAATTGCATAGTTAATCGAATCTCCTAAATAGGAATCTATTATCGCAGTAGCTCTATCAATATATCTTTGTAGGATTTCATCGGTTGGTGAAGTTGCTGTAATTTGTGTATATACTGATTTTTGCCTTACTTCATACGGTGTGACATACCCAGTTCTAACTGAAGAAACGACTTCAAAATATTGAGTGTGTTCATAAGTTGAACCGTTAATAACAAATCTCCATATAGCAGTATAAATTCCGAGTGTAGCTGTATTAACAGCTGCCATTGTATATTCATATCTACCAACAGTAGATCCAGCAACTGGCGTAACATTTGTAAGAATAACCGTTCCATTCGGATCAGTTATTTGTCTAATAAGAATAGAAGTCGGGGTAGTTAAAACATTATTATAATAAATATCAACTTCTATTTTATCAGCTGTATTTTGTAAAATCTGGTCAAGCATAAAATTTCTCCTTATTTTTCAATTGTAGCTCTTGCCGTAATCCATTTAATTTGTTGTACTTTTGGTTCAACGACATTTACTACATTAACTTTATTATAATCAATATCTTTACCTATTGTATATCGATTCTTAATTTCTTGTACTCTCACTTTATTATATACTATTTCTTTGGTAACTTCTTTAATATATGTTACTTCCTTTATTCGATCCTCTGTTCTAACTGTGGTAATTATCTCAATAACTACTATAGTATTGATCTTTGCCTTAGCTGTTACTAAATGAATAATATTATTGACAATACTTGCTTTGACTCCTGATATTGTTGCAATATAAATATATCCAATTCTTCCAACTGAACATACTGTTTGTATAATTATGGATTCTATATCACCTTTAGCAGTTATATGTTGAGTTGGGTATGCTCCTAATCTACTTTTTGCTGATATAGTTTGTAAATAAGTATTAATAATTCTAGCTTTAGCAAAAATATTGAATTGAGAAAAACCTCCGACTCTACCACGTCCAATAACTGAACGTTCGTTCTGTTTTTTAATGTTACCAATTGCACTGATTAATTTGGTATTGAATGTTTTAATGCGACTCAACGCATATAATGTTTGACTACTATGTAACTCGATTACAATTCGACCTTTGGTATTTAAATTTTGTATTACATTAATGGCTATATCCCCTTTTGAAGTAATAGTTTTAATTGTAGTTAATGTTATTCTAGCAATTGCATTAATGTATTGATAAAAAGATTGATTAATTCTAGATTTTGCATTAATTGTTACTAATCTGTTGATTTCTATATGACCACTAGTTGATATATTATGTGTTGTAGTAACTTTAATGTTACCTTTCGCATCTATGTTATGACCATACGGACTACCTATACTTGCTTTCGCGACGATAGTTCGAGTTTCAAATATATATACTGACCCCTTGGCAGTTATTGTTCGTATTCTATCTATATTAATTCTTCCAATAGATCGAATTGTCTGTGTGGATTGTTTTTCTATTCTACTTTTTGCAACAATGGTATATGCTCTTGGTTTTTCAATTCGTCCTTTTGTATTTATTGTTTTATTTTGTGTGTTATTAATATCTGCTTTAGCGTTTATATAATATATACCTATAACATTAATTCGACCTTTTACATTAATTATTCTTAATATATCAGTAATTAATATAGAAGCTTTGGAGTTAACCGTTTGTTCATTTGTATTTCGGATATTACCTTGAGCATATACATTTGGCATACCGTAAAGTTGAAGGCGAGCTTTTGCATTCAATGTTCTAATTACTTCATTTCTGATATTAGATTTGGCATTAATTGTTTGATTTGTAACAAATGTAATTCTAGATTTGCTGGTTATAGATTGTTCAAACATTCTTTGGATTAATGAGTTTGCTGATATGCTACGTTCAGTATTAATAGTAATTCTTCCAAGTGCATTTATATATTGTTGAGATATTACTTCAATACGACCAAGAACATTTATTTTTTCAGTTCTTAATTTCCCAATTCTTGATTTAGCAGTAATAATTCTTTCAGAATAAATAGTCACCCTTGCTTTTGTAGTTATCGTTTGGATTGTTCTAACTTCAATTCGTGATTTAGTTGATATTGTTTTAGATTCAGTAGTAGTAACTCTAGATTTAGCCTGAATATTTCTTTCAGTATTTCTTAATATCGAAGCTTTAGATTCAACGGTTTTATATCTACCAAATTCGATTCTTCCAATTGAACTTATGGTTCTGGTACTAATTATTTGTAATCTAGATTTAGAAGTAACTGTTTGTATGAATCCAGATTTAATATTTGCTTTTGCGTAAATAGTACGGTTACTACTTTGTGTGATTCTTCCTAATCCAGTTATATTTTGAGTTGAGAAAATACTAATTCGTCCTTTCGCATTTATAGTTACTAAATTAGCAACTAATATTCTTCCTTTAGAAGTAATAGTACGAGCCGATAGTATCTCAATTCGTGCTTTAGATTGTAATATTCCAGCAATTTGGCTTTGAAGAACGTTTGATTTAGCAATCAACGTCTTTGATTGCAAGGTCTTTATATTAGCTTTGACCTCCATACTTTTGGTACTCATTTTAGATATTCTAGCCTTAGAAGTGGTTGTTTTTTGTTGTGTATTAGCAATATTTCCTATTGCATTTACTGTTTTAGTAACATTTCGCTCAATTCTAGATTTAGCACCTATAGTTTGAGTACTCATTATCTGTATTCTTGATTTTGATATTAAAGTCTGAGTTCTAGATTGTTGTAATCTAGCTTTAGTAGTTATGGATTGAGTACATATTTGGTATATATTAGCCTTAGCAGTTATTGTTTGAGTTGTAGCTGTGATACCTGTACCAATATTTGCTTTGGAATTTATTGTTTGGGTATTTGTTTGAAATAATGTGATAATAGCCTTTGCCTCTATATTATGTGGATTTTCATAATTCCACATTGTCGCATAAATGGACATCATTGCACTATCTCCAATATTACCATTACCAGTTGCCCATACCGAAATAGTTGGATGATTTAAAGAAGGGTTAGTAAAAAACATTCTTGGCAATGAATTCCACCCAGTAGACGTATAAAATGGTACTGGATTCCATATAGTAATATTTTCAGTTAATGTTCCAGCTGTTAATCTAGATCGAATATAGTAAAATGGACCTCTATTTTCTACATTAATAAAATTAAGGGTTGTTGATTCCCAATCTGCTGGGATACTATCTCTATCTGACCATAATTTTCCAGCTCTTGTATCATCTGTATATGTTAGTGAATCAACTGGTGTAAATGCTTTCCATGTACTTCCATCCCAATATTCGTGTATCCATGTTAAACCAGTTGCTATTCCATAATAATTACTAATATGGATTATGTTCCACTTTTCAGCTAATCCAAAGTATATTTCATCTCCAATTGCAGTGAATGTATAATTAGTATTTGGGTGAACTACACCATCATATGGAGCTTTTGAAAAATCATGTGTAGCATCATAATATTGATTGCCAATATGAGTTGTGTCTCTTAGAATTATTGAATCAAATGGTCTAATCCAACTTGGGAATATTTCACGTGGTTGTGTTTCCCATATTCCAGTATCTGTGTCTCTTGAAGAAAGTAGTAAGTTTTTATTATACCAACCAAAAGATTGAAGAGATTCAAATACTATTGATACATCCTCTTTATTAGGGTGTAAAAATATTAATGGGTGTTTACCGCCAATTCCATAATAATCAAATAAATATTCAATTGTATTCCAAGCTCCCTCAACTCCATTTATATAATAAATACTAAATCCCCCATCCGTAACTGCAATATGGAATACATTGTTTTTATCTACTACTACACTGAATGGTTCCCAACCTTCACCACCAGTATTTGCAACAACAACAGTTCTTGCACCCCACGTTCCACCTAAACCTCTTTTCCAATAAACTAAGTCTGAGTTTCCACCAGTTCCCCAAGAATAAAAGAAAAATACTTCTGTTCCAATACATACTAAGTTATGGTTAAATGATCCAGGTCCTTTACCATCAGCGTAATGATCAATATCACTGTTATCTATAGTAACGGAAGTATAAGGAACATCAATATAAGCTGCACCAATTTTTTCTGTATTAACAGTACCATCTGTGTTATATACAATAGAAATATAAACCCTGTCATTTTGATCTACTGCAAGAGCAAAAGAAACATTATAATACTCATATGCAGAAGGCATACTTATAGTTAATTCGCTCTCAACAGTCCAATCTCTCGTACTTGCATTATAAGTTAATTTTCTATAATATTGTCCACCTTTATACGCAACATGAATATTATTATTGGAATCTACTTGAGCAGAAACGCGACCATCATAACCAGCTTCTGCTGATATTGTATAATCTCTAGAATCATCCACAGTTATTGGAGTAGACCATTCGGTATATGGAGAGCGAGAATAAGTAAATTGAATACCACCAGTACCAGTTGCTTGTTCTTTTATAAAAAATAAACCAATAGTTCCATCATTTATTTGTACTAATCCATCACCACTTAATGGAGCGTGAAAATCTGATTGTGCTATCTCAACGTGTTTAACCTTGTCTGGTATTTTGTATGCAATTCTTGCTCTAGCCTTTACTGTGTGTAGCCATGGTTTGATAATATAGGCAGCCGATATAACTGTTTGAACAGTTGACGTTATTCTAGCTTTAGCTGTTACAGTTTGTGCCATATAGGCATCTAAATATGTATCAAAGCTATAATAACTAGAATCAGCTAACCAATTAGTACCGCTATCATTTGACGCTTGGAATACACCCCAAACAGCACCGCCATAAGTAGCATTATAAAAACTTGATTCTACTGTTCCATATAAAGAGTCAGCATAAACATCAAAGTAATTTGATGTATCACCACCAGTTGTTCCACAAACAAAACGGTATCCTTCTCCAGCTACTAAAGTTAGTGGTGAATCTAATATTGCTTCAATTCTAGACCAACTAGTTGTTATATTATCCTTATCTGCTATTGTTCCACTCTTTAATACTGAATTAGTTGATACATCTCTGATTTCGTATGTTAAATCATTTGGTGGTGTTCCTCCTTTATGAACATAAAATGCAATTCGATTTATAACTAAGTTTTGTCTGAAATAAATCTTTTGGCCTCTAAGCCTTGCGCCATAAATTCTTCCTTGAGTATAACTAGTTATTGGTGATCCAAACATCTTATTGATTAAAAATATTGCGCCATTACCAGTTTGGGGTGTCCAACTTGATCCACCATTAGAACTTAAATATGTGGCAAAATCACCGTCTTGAGAATCATAGTTATATAATTCAGAGAATCCTGCATTACGTAGATATTGTCTAGCATAATTGCTACCACCAACCGTTCCAGATTCATATTTGCAAACAATCCAATAAGTTGTTCCAGCAACTAGATTAACAGCAGTATCTAATGTAGCATGTACCCAATCCCACTCAATTGTTGGGGTAACCGTACCAGATCCAAGATACGTACCAGAGGGATTTCCACCACTATCTGCCATTATTCCAACCCTATATAATGGCGCACTTGCAATTGTAGAGAAATTCAACGATACGTTTAATGCATTAATATTGCTCCAAGGAACAAACCTAAAAGCAGTTTGTCGAGTTGAAGTATCTAAATCATAGTAGTAGTAAGTATCTGCATCATTCCATATTCTATTTGGTTTAGTTGGCTTACCAATAATCCATGATCTTGCATTAATGGTTTGTGTTTTTGTTTGGTTTAAAAGGGCTTTAGCATTTAAAGTTTTAGTTACAGTATTATGTTGTATTCTACCCTTTGAAGTACAATTATTTGTTTTAGTTTTCTTGATACTTGATTTAGCTGTCACCGTCTTTGTATAAGTGGTAAATCCAGCAGTATAAGTAACATAAATAGCGATTTTTTTTGTACTATGTGTTGGTGAAGATAATGGATCGGGAGCAGTATCCATATGTACATCGTAATCACCATCACCTGTATATGAAACTTCATGACCTTGATTTGCACTACCTGTATCATACTTTCCAACAAAACCTCCACCTTTTACGGAATTTCCCCAACCACAGACAACATAGTCTACTGCCGATATATTTGGATTAGAAGAAAATGTTAAATTGTACCATTGGTTGTTACCACCTTCCAAAGTTGCTTCATTAGTTTCCTTTACTTTAGATAGATTACTGTGAAGATATACTATGCCTTTCATTAAAAGATCAGTCCCAGTAGGTGAATTCGGACTGACAAATATACTCATTCCTGTGGCAGTTCCTGCGGCACCTGTAAATAATGAACCATATATGTAATCACCAAAATTTAAATCAGTTCCTGTAGTGGTTGAATAACCAAAAGTTAAACCAGCAGCATGTCTTACTGGATAAACTGCATTATCCAAGAATTCTTGTGGAATAGTAACTGTTAAAATTCCAGTATTTAAATCAATATTGAGTTCTCCCCAAACCCAATTACCCGTAGCGTCAGCAATTTTCGGTCTATATATATGAAATGCTTTACCGTTTTGATAGTTATTTCCACCTAATTGAGAATAATCATCTTTTTTATACTTATGATAAACAGCATAAGATCCAATGATATTTTCTGGTCTATAACAACCATGTGATACTTCTTCTGGTATTAATTCTGGTTGGTAGAAAAAATCTAAATCTTTAGTTTGGATTGTAAATTCTATTTTATTGGTAGTTGGTTTTTCTTTCAAAATGACTTCAAATTCGTATACATCTTCTTCAAATGTAGTTGAATTATGATTGTCATAAAATTCTTTTATTCTTCCATCAATTTTTCCATTTTGTGTAAGTAATGTTTGTGCAGAATTAATAAATTTTTCCCACGAATTAAAATAAGAAACATTTATACTAGGAAAGATATCTCCATATATGTAATCGAACTTTTTATTAGTTGTTTTAGCGAAATTATAGAAGTCATCTTTAATAATGTTAATTTTGTCTAATCTGTCTGGATATTTGTTTTGTATTAGGTCAATAATTTCTTGGCTAATTTCTACTATAGTAATTGATTTAACATTAGGATTTTCTTTTAGTGGATTATTTATTAATCCTAATCCTAAACCGACAATCAAAACGTTTCCTGATGCTTCAATTGCTCTCTGTTGTCGAATTTTTCCTTCTATACCATCGTCTCTAGCCCAAATATCATTATTTATTAAAATATGAGGGTAAGGGCTTTTAACATATTGAACATCTCTAATGGTTTCAAGAAATCCTTTATTGATATCTCTATATTCTTGATAATTACTTTGTTTAGTTTGATAAAAGTGAATATCACGCTTAGTATTTTGCCATTTTATTTTTTCTCCATCAGTCGTTACTTTAGGTGTATCTAGATCATTATCAATAATCCTGAATGAAGCATTAACTTCATTATCCCACCTTTTTATTTTTATTTGAGGTAAGAACTCATTTGGTTGTTTTATATCTCCAATTTCTAATTCAAACCTCTTTGCTATATCAGGTTCTATATTTTTAATAAAAGTATTATCTTTTATTACATATTGATTTTTTATATCATTACTGATATTTCCCTCTATTTTAGGCATATAAATATAAATTAAAAAAACTCAGTTTAATAAACCATTATGAAATGGTCTAAAACTGAGTCTAACTATTAGTAGTTTGCAAATATGGAAATTATAATGCTTTGAAACCTTGCTGTTCGAAGGTTGGGGGTATACCTAATCGACCTTGTTCGTCGATTATTAAGACATGTTTTTCATGTTTACCATTTACGTCAGCTTCCCAGCCGATTTCATAGGTAGCAGAGAATTGCATATCAAATCCCTCTGGACCTGGTACAAAGTCTCTTTTTACATGTCTTACGTAAATTAACTTAGCTTTGTTTCCCCAAGGGGATACAACCTTTTTATCTGATAAAAAAAGACCAAGAGGAATACGAGTTTCTCCAGCAAATAATTCTTCAAATGGTTTTCCGTCAATATAGAACAAACCATTTTCAAGATTTACCTTTACTAGGTTTAAACCTATCTTTGTAGGTATAAGTTCAAACTCGTATATTTTTTCTTGGTCTATGTGTCCAAAGTGATATCCTAACTGTTTTTCGTTGTCATACTGTTTTAATACAGTATTATCCTTATAATAAGCTATCCATTCAAATGTTAAATCTGAACGATTGTGCTTTTCTTCTTCAGTTAGTTTTATTGGTTCGACCATAGGCATAAGATTGTATTCTCCTCGAACAATTTAATTGTCTCGATAGCATTGTATTGCAACAACCTATTTAACTAATACTTACACTAAATCTAGTTTTGCTTTTAAAATATCAACACTTAAATAATTAGGATGTCTAAAAGTACTCCTGTCTTTATTTATTTTATCTCTCATCTTACAAGTTTCAATTAATAAGTCTTTGTTCCAACTTATTCTCTTTGACTCTCCTTGTTTAGAGAGAACCATCTTTATGGTATCAATAAAGATTTGACATCTTTTAGATTTCAAAATAAGATAAGGTTGAATTGTTTTTGCTAGATTTAAACAATTTTCCCAACCACAAATTCTCCATAAGGTTTGTGGCTTTGCTCCTATTTTCCAACTCTTTTGATTATTCCTGTTCCTCAATGTGCCATTCATAATCCTTTGTATTTCTTCAAGTACAAATTTATCACTTCTTTGCAGTACTATTGTTATCATTGGATAACAGGTCCATCCTAATCGAGATGTTGGCTCTTTTCTTAAATCTATAGTGAAGCAACCTTCCCCATCTATAAATCCTGCAAGCCAAGCAATAAAGAATTTGTTATTAGTATTTTTAATACTATATACGGTATTCATATTGCAAACGGCCTTAACTTTTACTTAGTACTTTGCTGAGCTTTGACTAACTCCGTAAATTGACTTACAGGAAAGTCAATCGCTGGACAGTCTTTTCTCAGTACTCTAATTTCGTCACGTTCTGTGTTATAAAAGAGACTTATATCCGCATCAGCAAATTCAATTTTTACCTTTTCGGTAAGTTTTTCGTCACCTGTTCGAATTGCCTTAGCTATATCTCTCATTAACTTTGCGAATGTGTCGTCATTAGGATTTATTTTTATAAATTTAGACATAACTTTTTCCTTTTACTTTGGTTTCCATTTCGTTAATGGAAATTAATTTTCGTCATAAGTCAACGTAAATGTATAGGTGCTTGTATCACCAGCGGCAGCAGCAGTTGTTGTCTGCATTTGCATGATAATAAAGTCTGAGAAACCAGCAGCTGTTATTGAGCCACCAAGATCTCCACCAAACATTACATTAGCTGAGCCTGGAGAGGTTGTTGGAACGTCAGCAGTAGCAATTGTGCTCGCACCTGTTATAGGTGTCACATATGCTGTTGTTAATCCATTCCATTTAATGTTAATTCCAGTATCAGGACCTCCAGAAGATTTCCAAAATTTAGCATTTTGGATTTTGTTAAATGAAGCTGTGAAATGACCTTTTAACCAAACTTCATACGAGTTATTACCCGCTGTGATTGGATAAGAAGTGTAATCCGCTGCTGAAGCAAGAGAATTACTTGTCTTAAAATTAAAAAGATTTCCAGAAACACCTAAATCTGCTGTGGTCGGAGCACCAGAAGTTCCATATTCACCCCACCAATTATAAGTTGCAGCCATAGTACTTTTTCCTCCTCGTTAAATTATATTATAAGTCTACCACTTGTTCCTAAAACTTACGACTCGGTTATAGAATTGTAACCATTCGCCAATGTGTTTATCAATAGTATTCTGTTGATACCATTGGTGGTTATTCCTACCTAATCGTTTCCTTAAAACTTCATCCTTGATTAACAGTTCTAAAGAGTCAAACCATTCTTTTCCAGTTGACGCTAAGAAACCTGTATAACCATGCTTCACGCTCTCCTTATAAGGAGTAATATTTGACGCTATAACTGGTATACCTAAGGCTGCATACTCTTTAATCTTGAGATCGGATTTGCCTTGGTTAAATCCAGTTTCAACTATTGGCGCAATTGCAAAATCAAATGCACACTCTTTTAGTTTACTCGGATAGTACAATAAATCAATACCTGGTATCTTTTCTAGTTGTCCACCTTGTTTGCAATGTGGGCAAATTGACGTAGTTGAAGCTATATCTTGAAAAAGATTTTTACCAGTATTAGATTCTCCAAAATAACCCATCATACAAAAGTGAACTTGCGGATACTTTTGACATATTTTTGTTATTACTTCTTCTACTAATTGAAGATCATGGTAATGACTTCCTGCACCAGCCCAACCTATTCTAATTATACCGTCATTCTTTTTCTTATAATAGTTATCCCAATGTGTAGCAGTCCATGCTGGGGTATCCCAAATAGTTTTATCTAAATAGTTTGGTAAAACTTCTATTACTGGATTCCATAAACCATATTCGTTTCGCAATCTTGGTGTGGATACTTGCATTGCGTCGCACTTTCGCATAATTTCTAATGCTCTACCAAGATTTGGTCCCATTGGACTCCAAAAGTCAAATGACGGATTGTGAGGTGATATATTTTGAAGTAAATCGTCCACTTCATATATTATTTTCTTTCCTAATGAATGAGTTTGATTTATTGTTTCAAATATTTGTTGGTCGGATTGTCTTTGAATAACAACCAAGTGAGCCCACTCTATCTCTTTCCAATTCCAACCAAAGTTTACTATAACATCTGCTAAATCCTGTTTCTTCAATTCGTTAGCAGGAACCATCATGCGATAAAATCCGCAACCTTTATTATCTCTAGCTATAAATAATATTCTTAGTCGTTCAGGACTTGTTACTTCGTTTGCCATATTTCTTTTACTCCTATAATTTCTTCTAATATTGAAACAGATTTATTCCAATTTAGATCTTTAACTGTTTCTAAACCTCCACTTACTAACTTTCTTCTCAATTCTTTATCACTTATTAGTTGTTGTATTTTGCCTTCAATTTCTTCCTCCTTATTAAAGGTTAAGCAATTTATATTATTTCTACAAAACATTTTTGATCCAGATGTTTCTCTGGTTAATACAGTACAACCACATGCCATTGCCTGAGCTTGTAATTCTGCGGTTCCATCTTCAATATATGCCCTAATTAGAATATCACAGGAAGATAATACACGGCGTGTTTGTTCAACATTGAGGTTAAACCAATGTTTATCTGATTTAATTGTGTGTGGAGTATCACTAATAGTCCATAGTTGATATCCATGAAGCATTGAAAGTGCCCTATTAACCTCTGTAATGCCTTTCCATGGCATAAGATTACCGTCTACTAATATTCTAGGTATTTCGTCTTTTAAGAAAACTAACTCTGGGAAGAATTGGTCTGTATTCACACCAATCGGAATTGTTGTTGTAGTTCTTTTATAAATTGTTTTAAATATATTTGTAAGTTCGTCATTCGTAGTTAGGTAATTCATTGGTAGTGTATATGATCTTTCAATATATTTTTGTTGTGTATCATATTCTATTTGTAATCTATCTTCGTCTAATTTTGGATAATTTACTTTGAATACTTCCTTTGAATAGAATGATTTTTGATCTTCAGTAATTAAATAAAACTTTTTAGCATTGGTTTCAATATCATTTAAAAAATATGCACAAACTGGATAATAAGCAATAATCGCGTCAGCTTCTGGAAATAGTTTTTGTGCTTCTCTTATATTTATTGGCGTAATAATTAGAGGAAAAAAATCAACCTTAGTTGGTTCATCTAAGGACGTTATTTGTACTTCATGTCCTTTATTAACTAACTGATTAGCTAGTTCAAATACTATAGATCCACCATTAGCCTTTAGCGAAGGCATTAAAAATATTATTTTGCTCATACTTTTACTTTTACTAATTATTTTTAGAACATTACTGCTATAGAGACTTTAACTTCTCCGCCACTTCCATTGTAAAACGAAAGTCTATCAAGACCACGACCTACTTCAAATTCTTCTGTTTCGCCATTTGGAAGTAAATAATCTTGAGCGTCAGCAACTTCAGTGCTAGTTGCTGGAGTAAGTAAAATTCTGACATTAGCTGCACCAGGATTTACTTTAAGCAGTTTTTCACTAGAAACAACTGTACTTAAATCCAGTTCTCCATGTCCACTATTAGCAATAATTAATTCATATGTTTTAAAATTTCCAGTAATCATAATTTATTCCTTAACGGTTTTTTTACCTTCCCATTTTTCTGGGTGATTATATCTTATGTGAGATCTTAGTCCAGCTTTAGATTTAGATTCGGCACCACAGTATTCGCACTTAAAACCTATTACCTTTTCTTGTGATACTCTAACAATTCTTTTAGCTTGTTTTGTTAGGTTTTCTTCTTTTTCTGCACCAACAATAAAATATTCATCTGGATTCATCTTAATTAGGATTCTAGCCCATTTAAGAGGAACTTCCGCTTGAAAATCTCTAAAAACAACAGGTCTACTAAGTTCACGTTTTTCTTTTTCTCCAGTTTTTGGATCAATTTCTTGAAATACAACTGGTACAGATTCATTATTTATGGTTTTACTTTTTACTATTACGATATCTTTCATAGCTTAAACCTCCTTACTGATAAACTATTTACTAAATTATACTACTTCGCTTATGGGAGAACAATCAAATTGTCCTCCCATATTTATAGCTTTTCTTTTACTAATTGTTTCTATCCGAGTTTAGTTTAACCTAAATTCTTGACAACTGCTTGCCATTGAGGTACTCGCACTTCTAGAACAATGTTCCAAACTATAGTTTGCGTTTCAGCAAGATCTAAAGCTCGGTAGACTGGAAGTCTATACATTGGTTCTGTTTGCGCTAGAGCTATCTCGTCCATTGTAACAATGAACACGTCAGTATTAGGATTATTTGGTGAGTTAGCTGCTGTCAAGAAAGGATCCAATACTATTTCAACTGGTCCTGCAAATGACATGTAGCGAGCTACGTTATAACCAAAAGTCATCCCAGCACTGGGGTCGTTATAAACGACTTTGTTAGCCCATAGAGCTGCGAAATCTCTCAAATCTTTAGCACCCATGAATAAGTGGGTTGGACTACCACCTTTATCCACAATCACTTCGATTGCGTTATCAATGTAGGTCTGGGAAACTGGGTTTCCAGATGCATTAATGGTATTGTCCGCTCCAGCATAATCAGCGATGAGTTTATACAAGCCAGTGAAATCATTAGGTGTTGTACCATCATGATTACCGTAGTAGATCTTTTTCTCTACGTCTTGAAGAATTTTACGCATACCTTTTTCCAAATGAAGATTCATTAGGTCAAAGTAATCACTTGCCGCCCATTGAGATAAATCGCAAACTTTAACGCTTGTAGCGTAAGTTTTGATTTGTGCTGAATAGCGAGTAATTGTCGCGTCGTTTTCCAATGGAGTTCCGCACTCTGCAACAGCAGTATCATTGCTGCCGAGAGCCGTAACCATATCCCATTCATGTGTCTTACCATTTGCCGCCACTTTCGGAACTCTATCAAGAAACGGAGTGTTTCTCTTGGTGATGTCACCAATTTGAGTATCCAAATGTTCTCTTTGTGCAAAAGCACCAGAGGTTGTGGTGTAAATAGCATCTTTCATAAGCATGGAAGCTGCTTCATTCACCCCTTGCTCAACTCCAGCTGACTTTTCTAAAAGTGCAGCAGCTTCAAGTAAGGCTTTTCTATATGTATTTTCCATTACTTGTTGCCTCCTTTGAGCATTAATTTTTCAAATAACTTCTGAAACTAAAACTTATCCTTTAATTTTTTTTGAGTATTCAGCACGGATCTTTTGTGTCATGGCGAACAAGTTAGGATTGCCGTAGTTATCCTTTCGGACTTGAGCAATCTTCTCATCCATTTCTTGTTTTAAGGTTTTAGCGTCAACATGTTCTGTATCGTCATCGCCAATTCCTTTTTCAAGTTCTATGGTTTTTCTTGTTGCTGGTTCATTCTCTAACTCTGCAACTCTTTTAACAAGAGCATCATTAGTATCAAGAATCTTCTTCATTCCTTCAGTTAAAGTCTGAATGGATTTTAGAAGTTCAGTAGCTGGTTCAGTAGATTTATCTTCAGTTTTATCTTCGGGTTTGTTTTCATCTGATTTATCAGATTCTTTACCCGCAGGAACTTCTGGTTCTACTTCGGTTTCGCCTTCCTTTTTATCCTTACCTTCCTCACCTGATGACTCTTCAGATTCACCACCATTAGTTTCAGATTTATCTTCGGCTGGTTTAGCTTCTTCAGTTTCTACTTCTGTTTCATCAGTTTTATCTGTTTCTACAGTTGTTTCTTCTGCTTTAGCACCTTCCTCAGGTTTTACTTCAGCTTCTTCGGCTTTAGCTTCCTCTGCTTTTGGGGCTTCCTCGTTAGACTCATTATCTGGGGTTGCTGGGGTTTCAACCGCTTCGCCTTCAGGTACAGCTACGGTATCAGCTTCTTGGGCTTCTTCAGCTTCCAGTGAGACATCTTTGTTCATAGGAAAACTCCTTTCAATTAATACATTATCTAACAATTTAATTTGACTTTCTGATAGGATATTTAATCCAGCATAAGTCAATTCTAACAATAAATCTGCTTCAAGGTTTTGAATGGTTCTTACAATGTTTCTAGCAATATCTCTTAGTTTCTTTTCCTTCTTTGTTTCAAGTGTATCATTTTCAATGTCAATACTCTTTTGAGCCGCTTCAAATGATCCTTTATGGCTAGTACAATGACTTCTAGCGTCATCAGCAGACCATGTATCCTTATTATATCGGTATGCTTGTTCAGACATAGTATTTTTACCCTTTAGTCTGCCCATAATTACTCGATATTTTTTACCATTGTGATCTCTATCGGTACTTCTAAATGAACCGTCTTTGAAATCCCCTGGATCTCTTAGTCTACATGCATGCTCATTTGGATAAGGTTTACTTATTTCAAATGATTCATAAATTTCATTATCTAATTCTTCTTCTTCCGCCTCTATCTTTTTAACAAGTAGATCACTATCTTCTTGTATAGATTTGGCAATTGCACCTACCCAAGTCTTCGGATTAGCTGGGCTTGAAGTAACTGCAATATGGTCAAGTTCGATATTCTTATAGTGACGAACCCATTTGGTTTCTATTTCACCAGTTTCTTCATTTTTGAATTCTTCTTTGACCATCTCATACTCTTTGACGTAACCACCAATAGATAAACCTAATTTTTTATTTAGGCTAGTAAGTGCATACCATAAGTCGTGAGACTTACTCATATCATTAAGTTCAGACTCAATTAAAAGTCTGTTGTCTTCTGATACATCTAATTTGGAAATATCACCTAACTCACTTTGCCACGAAGTGTCATGTTCAGCATTAAGCCTAATGACATGGAATTTAAGCGATTCAGCCATTGATTTAATAGCTGACGGATCCATTCTATCTCCGTGTAAGTCGAGATCGGTAGAAGAGGCTACGCCTTCAACATATTTTTTCTCTACGTCATTCCCATCAGCATCCTTTACTATAGCAATTCTAGTTTTAAGAATTGGCAACGTAAACTTAAAATGCTGAAAAGATTGTGTTTCTGTATTAGTCATATATATTTTATAGCTTAAACAATTTTTTATATTCCTCTGGATCGTATATTTTAAGTGGTTTAAAATCAAACCTTCCTTCTTTACCCGAACACCAGTCTTCAAGTTTCATGAATGGTGGTATTGTTTTACTGTTGGTAGGACACCATTGTATATCTTTATAAGTCATAGATAAAAATGATTCTCCATCTTTATCATCTACCTCGGTAACAAACCTTTTCTTGAAACTATATTTTTTCTTTGTTGTTAGTCCATTTAAGTTTATAGCAGAATAGTATCCACAATTGTAGATTATAAACATAATAGACCTATTATACAACAAAAAAGAGTTCCTTTAAGAATACTCCCAGTTTAGACGGGAAACTCTTAACTAGAACTCTTAACTAAAACTAAGACAAGTATAGAGATACTATACGGCACTTGTCAACACTATAGTGTTATTTACTTACTTTTGATACTTTGGAGGAACCACAAACTGGACATTTCTTCATTACAGTTTTCACAAATTTATCTGAAGTATCATCATCAAATATTGTTCCGCATATATTACATTGGTACTTTCTACTCATTTAATTCCGCCTCCTAACTCTTTTTACTTATATCCAGGTGTTTTATATATACATCTTCTTTATAAGCAAATTTATATCCTACTGATCTTATTCTATCACAAAATTCCATATCATCATGATGATAATTTGGATTATACCTTCCATCAAACCCATTAGAGTCTTCAAACCATGCTTTTGTTCTACCAATCATACATATTCCACCTAACGCATATGTGAATCCAAGTTCTTTATCTTTATCATATGCATATCTTGGTATACCACCTCTATTGTCTAATAATCCGAGAATGAATGGTGAAATGATTAATTTCTTTCTTAATACAAGTAAACACTTTTCTAGCCAACTATCAGTTATGATTAAGGCGTCATTATCTAATTTGATAATAACATCATAATTTCTGCCAATTTGTTCTAGTGCAAAACAATCACCAGCATTAATACCAATATTTTTAGGTAACGGAAATACATATAGGTTTCCGATTTTATACTTAAATGTTTTCAACCATTTTAAGGTTTCATCTGTACTTCCTTGGTCAATAATATAGTGGTCAAACGGTATATGTGTATTTTTATCTATACTTTCTAATGTTTGTTTAGTTAATTCAATTCGGTTTTTAGTTAATGTAAATATTGCGACTTTCATTATATATCATTATTAAATAACCAATTAAGTAATGCTCCCCAATAACTACCTTTATATACCATCATTTTTCCATTAAAAGGTATAAGATCAAGTATAAAAGCCCAAAGACCATCTATACAATTACAATTTTCATTTGTGCATAGAAACATTGGTAATCCCATATATATGACCTTTACCATTTTGGTTTTGCAAAATTTGCATTTCATTCTAAGGTTCTCCCCATCCATCTAAGTTTCTAACTAATGGTTTGTTTATAGTTTGATAGTATTTTGTATTTTCATTAAGAGTTTCTTGAGAAGCTGGTTCATGCCATTGGTGGTACATTTGTGTTTTATCTGTAATCCAAACAACTTTATAACCGTCAGAAATAGCTCTATCTACTAAATCATTATCCTCTCTACCCCAATAAGTGTAAAATTCGTCATATCCATGTACTTTATTGATCCAATCTCTTTCTATAGCAATACAACTTCCAGAGGCAGAAGGTTCATGAATTCCAAAGTTGGTGCCAAATCTATCTAAATCCATTTTTTGGCATAAAACTATTGATTTTGGATTTACTTCAAAGGCACTTATAACTTCTTGGATAAAGTTAGGTGCAAATATGATATCTATATCAGTTGAGAGAATGTATTTCGTATCAACTTTTCTAAGACCAATATTTAATGCTCGGCATTTATTAAATGTTTCTGTGTTTCTAGTTACTTCAATAAAATTTACAAACGAGTTAAATTTTCTTACTAATTCTCTTTCCCAAAATATATTTACTGTATCACTTCCATAATCAACCAAAATTACTTTACATGGAACTATTTGATTTTTTAGACTTTCCAAACAATTATTTAATCTCGTACTATCACGATTTTTAATTACCATTACAACAGTTATTAAATTTAATTCTTGTTCGATCATCTTATATTCTGTCACTCTGGCGTGACAACCCAACAAATTAATAAATAGGAGTTCCTATGTTCGAATCTCCCCACCAATATTCGGTGATAATCTTTGGCACATGTACTATTTTCTTATTAGCTTTACCAAATCTAGTCATTAATAGCCAATCTGCCTTTCTTTCCCAGAATATATCCCAATACCCAATATCATTAATTGATTGGATTGTATGCATAATATCAGAAGTATCAATGTAGTTTCCATTATTTATACGATTAAGATCAAAGTCATAACTCATTTTACCCATAAACCGTTTTTCATTTGGTATAGTTGATTTATAAACTCTATCTCCATAAACTACGTCCGCTTGAGTTTCGGTAATTACTTTATGGAGTACTTCTAAATGATCTGGCAAATAAACATTATCATCATCTAAATACGCAATATATTTACCACGCGAACACATGATTCCAACATTTTTTGGTCTAACTTGATATCCAGTATTCCATGGTAATCTTATTGGTATAATTCTATCTTCGCCATTTGGTATATTCATTGGTGGTAGTTCGTCAGAATGATCGTCAACCACAATAACTTCAAAGTTCTTAAAAGTTTGAGCCAATACACTATCTATAGCTCTTTGTAGTAATCCATTTCCTCTATTAAACGTACTTATAATAACTGAGATTTCTGGTTTCATTTACTTTTCCTTATAATAACCCAATACTCAAGAGTATCTCTCGTTTTCTTTTCTTCATATAATATCTGAACTTCTGGATAACTTAATAACTCTGCCTTAATCATAGTAGGACTATTAAACCATTGCGTATGTGAAGGATTATAACTTCTTGGATCTTGTTCCTCAATTGGAATTATTAAATATAACTTACCATTTGGTAAAAGTGCGTTAACAATACTTTTTATGGCCTTCTTAGCGTCATAACTATGCTCTAGAGTATGCGAACAGAAGATAATATCCCATTTACCACAAATGTTGTGTATATCTTGGTATTCAACGTTCACACCACGTTCTTTGGCTGCTTTAAGTTTGTTTTCGTCAATGTCTCCACCAACAATATTTATATCCGGTGCTGGAAGTTGTTTTCTAAGGTACTCTGTGCTCCAACCATCTCCACAACCCAAGTCAAGAATGAACTTTGGTTTGTCAGTCATATCCTTTAGTGCCCAACCTAGGGCTTCTTTTAAGAGTTCTTGATAGTGCGGATCTTTAGTAGTCCATGCACTGCCATTTATTTGTAAGTTATAGTAGTCCTCTGATTTTTTATTTATGTCAGTAATAAGAGTCATTACCTCACTATATTTATCAATGGATTTTTTTAGGTGTTGCCCATGAATATCTGTTGCCATTGAGGCGATAATTTTTCCACCTGGTTTTAAGTGTTCTCCAAACATTTTAACTATTCTTATTGGATCAGGTATGTGCTCTAGGACACTATTGCAAGTAATATAATCGTAATATCCCTGTATATTATCTGGATCATTCTCATACTTTATTTTGTCACCAAAAAACCATTTAGCAAACTCAAACGTCTTTCCAGGTATATCTGTATAAGTTATATCTGTTATTCCTTTTCTTAATAGAACTTCGATAAATACGCCTGCACCACTTCCATAATCTAAAACTGAACCAGGTTTATTTACTATAATTTTCCAAAATGGTGAAAATGCGTTTTCCTCTCTATCTCTATAATATAGGACATTTCTGAAACAAAAATATGGACTTTCTGAGTATATTTTCTTAATTGCGTTATCATCTTCAGTTACTTTCGGCGTAAATAATGGATCAAACACAATATTATCAGGCATACTTCCTATTTCTATAACCTCATCTTCGGTCATATTAAAATATTTTTTTAGTGCGTTTATATATTTTTCTGATATTGATTGTTCATTCATAAGAATCTAAATTCCGTATCTTTTGGCAATTTGAGGATATTATCAAAAGATTCTACTAAACCATTTTCGCACACGTCTTGTACGTGTCCGTGACCGTACAATATATCAAGTGGATGTGGAGAATCCTTAATATTCCAATTATATTTAATTCCTTCTCTTGGATCATCTGGATGAATCATGATTTTGTAACCAAGTTTGGTTAATCGTTCATACATAGTATCTGATAATTGCCAAAAAGGAGCACGATATACTTTCGCATATCTCTCTGCTGGAGCCATAACTAAAAATGTTTCGCCTATATCTTCATTATTTATGTGACTTTTTCCATGAATACAAAGTTGAATCCAATCTAATGATAAAATATAGTGTCTAAAGTCTATTGGCATTTGATCTGGAATAGCAAATAAATTCACTTTGAAATTAGGAAATTCTTTTTTTAATATCCAAAGCCAATCAAGACGATTATTAGATTCCGAGAAATCATCAAAGTCTAAGTAACATATTTTATTTGTATTATCTAGTGTCATTTTTGACTCTTTCTGGCAATAGCTGAAGTCAAATGCCCATTAACTAACCCGCATGTTCCGAATTCAAAACCAATTTCATTTAATATTCTTTGCAATGCCTTATGAGATATTCTCCAGTAATCATCATATTTTGGTTGACCATGATATTCATATATAAAGGGGCAGTCAATAATTAAGAAACCACCTTTCTTAAGTAATCTATGGCATTCCTCTATTGCTTTTCTGAAATCAAATATATGTTCTAATGTTTGACTACATATTATCAAGTCCCATTCTTCACTTGGCAATTTGGAATCACATATATCGGCAACAATATCTGGATTAGTTTCTGCTACTATATCAAGAGTTTTATAATCATTTCCAATACCGAAATACTTATAATTACCACCAGGTTTAGAATCACCATCAATTCCAATTTCCAAAACTTTCCAGTGTTTATTATCTGGGTTTATTCTATTATGATACATTTCCATTACTTCAAATATAGATTTTCTTACATCACTTGCCATATTAGATAAGTTTCCTTAATATAAATAAACCATTATAACTTGATACTATTACCTTTTCATATTGGTTCTTATGTTCGTCTAAGAAACTATTTAGAGCATCATTTACTGTTTTACATTCAAGAATATCATGACCTAATATATAACCAAATTGTCGAATAATCTTATCGCATACCATAATATCTCTTAAAGCTGGTTCAAATTCATGACCATCATCAATAAATGCCATATCAAATTTAGCACGTTCTTTATGTTGTATTTCTAATATATCGGTAGGAGAAGAACCAATAATACACTTAACATAATTTTCTAATTTCTGACTTTTAATAAATTCCTCTTGTCCATAGTTCTTATTATCTATTGTCCAAAGTTTGCCAAATTTTGCGTCTTTTAAGGCCTGACCAATAGCAGAAGCACTTATTCCCTCGAATGTTCCAATTTCTACTACTCTTCCAGGCTTAATCATTCGTGTAAATCCATATAGGAAATGAGCAGTTTCTTCTTCAACTGCCCAATCTTTGTGGTAGTGCATAGCTTTAGGTCTATTCCAATTTAGTCCCCATCTAGTTTGGGGTATTGCGTTTATCATAAATCTACTATATATACAAACTCTATGGTATCAATACCATTTTCGTCCTTCCAATTTAATCTATTCCATTCTGTTTCAAGTATAACTTTACCTGGAAAATTATTCCTTATTATATTTGGATCTGTAATTCTACTTGTATGGCAAGGAATATTATAAGGATCATTAATTGGAACAATAATAATTAATCGTTTAAATACTCTTTTTGCTTCTGAAACCGCTTTATCAAAATCAAAAGAATGTTCCAATACATGGCTATATAATCCCGTATCAAATTCTTTATCCTTAAAAAGTAGGTTTTCCATACAACCAACTACTGCATTTATACCTCGTTTCTTTGCCTCTTCAACTCTAGATTCAATTAAATCGATTGCAACTACTTCTAATCCTAATTTCATTATTTCTGTTGAAGCATGACCAAAGTCACAACCAATTTCTGCGACTTTACCAATAAAATATTCTTTTAATTGGTTTACTGTATCTATTGATCTATTAATATGAGGTTGGTGTGCTATTTGACCTTCAATAGTAGAATCGTCAGTATTAGCTTCTGATTGTATTTTTATCGCTTCTTCTATGGTTAATATTTTCATTTTATTGATTCCTCAAGTAATTGAACTGTTCTACTCCACGTATATTGTTTAGCAAACTCAATAGATTTATTACTTAATTCTTCCATTAAACTTGGGTTGTCATATAACTTAGTTATTTTCTCAACTGCTTCCATTGACCAAAGATAATGGTTAATATCTCCATCAATAATAAATCCTCTATCACCAACAAGATTTCTTACATTTCCACTATTGCTGGCTATAACTACACAACCAGCGGCCATAGCTTCTAATACAACGAGACAAAATGTTTCTTTATGGTGATCTGCAACTGGATAAAGAAATATCTGTGCTTGATTTAATCTATTAGTCATATCTTCTTTTCCAATCTGACCATTATATGAAATTCCATTGCTAATCAGTTTGCTATAAATTGGTCTATATTGTTCATTGTCCCAACCCCACATTCCTCCGCCTCCATAAACATGAATAACAGCTTGTGGTATTTTAAGTTTTAATCTTTCCATAACTGGTATTAGTGCTAACATACCACCTTTACCTGGATGACCAGCATATGTAATATTGTAAGGTTGTTTTTGTGATTGATCACCAAAAAATTCAGGAGCAACACCTGGAGAAACTACTACCATTTTACTTACTAAATCACCTGGTAATTTTGAGGCAAAATAATCTCTATGCCATTCACTAACT